GTGGTGAAACTCCAACGCACCGATGTACTTGTTGTATCCACAAGCAGCACATTTACCGCCAAAGGCTTCCACCAATTTCTGTTTCTTCTTGCGTATCGCCCGCTTCTGTCGCTCGTAGGAGCAAACCAAACATCGGTATCGAACTACGCCGGCCTTATTCTGCTTCTCAGCTTTATGCTCCGTCTCGCCGTGGACCGAGCATATTTTGATGATTATGTCCATGCAGTATTCTACATGAACAAGGGTGAGTAACGAGAGTTGAACTCGTACCTTCTGCCTCACAAGCAGCCATGCTACCGCTACACCATACTCACCATCAATCAGGGTGTCGTGAGGGAACTTGAACCGTTCCTTGAAACTTGGAAAATCTTACCCAAGCACAAAGTTTGACGAAATCAACCCATTCCTCTGCCGTTATACGCAGAAGAACTTCAACGGATTGACTCGCTCTGGCGTTGCGGCAACGCTCCTATCAAGTCGGAGGATCATCTCCTCGTCCCTGATTACTTTCCTGCCTATGTTGGCAGACCCATTCACGTCAGCATTGATGACACGACCATCAGCCGACCGATACAACCCACGCTTTACCCGATTGCCAGAGAAAGTGTGAGTTACGCCCTTCTCGTACTGTGGCAAAGGATCACGGTCAAGGAACGACGCCTTGCTGGTGTACGCCTCTTCCGTGAACACAACCTCCAGACCAGCCAGTTCAGCTTTGTACCTGATTTTCTGCATCAAGTTCCAGAAGGGAATGTACTGAAAGTTCTGGTTGGTCTTCTTGCCCAAATTCAAGTCCTGCTTCCAGCCATCGTTCTTGCCAATGATGATCGTGCCGATGCCAAACTTAACACAGTTGGCGACGATCATCTTGCTGACATGGTGGAAGTAGTTTTCTAACCTCCAGTACCTCTTCCGGCTGGTGTACTTCGTGGGCTTCTTGTTGAACCACTGGTTGATGCTCTTGACGATGCGACCATTGACCAATAACGGTGAGTGTTGGTCGGAAGTTATCGCTGCCAGAGTGTTTAAGCCAATGTCTATGCAAGCCACACCTTCGCCTGCTTTCTTCTCTATATCCGGCACTTCGTACTGCACGTCGATCACGAACCCGAAGGTCTTGGGCGTGATGACTACCTGCTTGAACTTCCTTGTACTCGGCACGGCGAAGCAATGGTTGGTCGCCTCGATCATGCTCAAGTCCCTGCCTGACTGCCCACCCAAGATCGTTTCCTTGTAGAAGATGACCTGTGCCATCGTCTTCTTGTAGTAAGGCGGCTTTGGCTTCCTGAACGATGGGTCTGCCTTCCATGCCCTGAGTGTTGCCTTGAAGTTAGACCAATCCGTGAGTACCTTCCTGATCGTCTGTTTGGCGGTCTTGGTGTTGTGCAGATGCTTGAAGCAGTCCTCGTCGTGCATGGCAACTACAAGGTCGTTGATCTTGGGCAGAGGCATCCCACCAAACCATGCTCGACGCATGAGGAAGTTGCATTTGTTGTACAACTCCTTGCTGGTCTTGCAGAGGGCGACGATGGTATCGTTGCCTTTATGGTAGTGACGCTCTACTTGCAGCACGTTTCCTCTGATTTCTGGTTCGTACCCACTTCGATGCCCTCTATTTCGACCGGCTCAACAGCCTTGTCTTCCAAAATCGCTTTATGAGCCGCCAACTTCTCCAGTTTCCGACGCTTCCGGTTTTCTGCGGAGCGTTTTCCATAGATTTTACTGGAGAAACTTGACATGAGTGAAATCATGTCATCGACCATTTCTTCCTCGTAGGTCTTCGACTTCCCGCTATCCATCCACTCTATCGTGACACCATGACTGGCGAAGAATCGCTCGTACACACCGAAGTTGAAGCGACTGAGCCTGTCTTTGTGTTCCACGACGACCTTCGTGATCTCATGGTTCTCGACCAAATTGAACAAGGTCTTTAACTTGGCTCGCTTGCTCGACATACCAGAGCCAACGTCGGTGAGGACATGGGCAACGTGGTATCCTTTTTCGGCTGAATACTTGGAAAGTCGTGTGCTTTGGCGGTCCAGATCACCTTTGGCTTTCTGTTCGTGAGATGAGACACGACTGTAATTTACAACCACTTCTTTGTCCGGTTTTTCAAACTCTTCGTGGTGGATGCCTTGCAGTTTCTCGATCTCCGAGACACGATAGCGGCGATGTCCACCTGCTGTTCGTACTGCTTCTACTTTGCCGTCGTTGTCCCAAATCCTCATGATTTTGGTTGAGACGCCAAGCATCTCCGCAGCTTGGCTTACGTTCACCAGTTTATCCATCTTGACTATTCTTTCAATTCATTCTCGATCACGTTCCTCCAGTGGTCGTAGGTTTCCTGAAATTCCTCTACGGTTGGAACTTCGTCTTCGTCAAGTTCGATGGCGTGGGGGTAGATGTCTCCGTTGTCCAGTTCAAACTCGTCGGCGGTCACTCGGATCACTTTTCGGGGTTTCGTGTTCATTGCTATCATAATATAGTCTCCTTCTTTCGTTTTTCTTCAAAGGTTTTCCAACTTTTTCCAAGTTTCGTCTCTACCGTCCTCAACCCTCTCCTTCTGGTTCACAGCCAGACGTGCGGACCTTTACACTAACGACACCATAGGAGGCGGATCGTACAGGCTTGTATACCTGTGTCTCCCGGCTTGAGAAGTTCAAATCCATCACGCCTGACGGCTGGCGTGCGGGTGTGTTGAGATAGCCATCGGCAGGCTATTCTACACCAACGATCCGCCTGGGAATGAGTGGGGCCGCAAGGATTTTAACCTCGACCTATACCCTCCAGAGGTATTGTGCTTTCTTGTCCCTACATCATGCTCGCCGAACTCGGTCGTGCCGGTGGCCGACGTAACCGAGAGGTAAGGCCCAATACACTACAGCCCCTAAGTATCAATCAAAACCAAGCATTTTTACAAGGAGTACCTAGCCGGACTCGAACCGGCTCCTCCCCTTGGGATCGGGGCGTGTTACCCATTTAGTATTCTACCACTTCTGCTTCCCGTCGAACTCTGGTTTCCCAGGTGGCCGTGCGGGTCGGTTCCATGATCGAATACCTGCACTATAGGTACTCTTTTGGCCTTTCTTCCGAATTGTCAAAGAACATATCCTTACAGAGTAAGGAATGTAGTTTTCGGGTCGGAGCGGGACTTGAACCCACGTCCTGAAACTTTCAGGATGCGACCTGCTATCCCGACCACTATGACCCCAGGGAGATTTGAACTCCTCATTGCCAGATTGAAAGTCTGGTGTCCTAAACCGGGTTAGACGATGGGGCCGGTTTGGTCGGTGGCCTAACTACCACTGTAAGATATGACCTACTTTGGATAACCCTCCACCTTAACGGGGTGGAATACATCCGAGCGGTGCTAGAACTCGACCAGTGGAGCCACGGGGAATCGAACCCCGCCGCCGTGCTTGCAAGGCACAGGTCTGACCCATCAGTGACCCCATTTTCAACAAGCGAAGATGACCGCCTCGGCGTAACCATCCTCGTATCCCTCGTGTTCCGGCGTGCCCACCGGATAAGGGTTGGCCCTGGTGGACCACTCATCATATTTGGCGGCATAGCCCTCGCTATACGCCTCGTCATAGCCGACCGATTTACCACGATCTGCTTCTTGTTTTCTCATTCCTTCACCTTCCTTTCAGCAGGGCCGTGAGGAGTCGAACCCCATAGCACTTGGCGGCGGATTTGGAGTCCACCTGATGTCCCGGCATCAACGACCCTAAAACCTACAGAGCCTCCGGTGGGAGTCGAACCCACGCTTTCCATCTTACCAAGATGGCGTCTTAGCCACTAGACCACGGAGGCAGGAGCCGCTTCACTGGAGACACGAACCAGCCTTCTCGGTGGTGAGCCGAGCGTGCAACCCTCCCTACACCATTTTGCGGCATGAGTTAGATGCACACCACCCACCCCCTTGCTTGTTGAAAGCCTGAAAGTTTCTCCAAGAGTTGTGGGGAGGAGTCGAACCTCTTACCGGCGAGTTTGCAGCCCGCTAGGTCGCCGTGACCTTTACGTTCCCACAACATTTGTCGCTGGTGTCTATGCAGGTGCCGACCCTGCTACCTCCGGGTGCAATCCCGGCGCTCTGCCGTTGAGCTAATAGACCCCACGAGCCGCTAAACTCGTTGCGACATTTCTGAACAACCAGTTAGCGCTAGTTGTTCATAGTAGTCCAGATGGGACTCGAACCCATGCACTTCTCCGTGTAAAAGAGACGAGGTTGCCGCTCCTCCACTGGACAGCGCCCCTAACGGGACTTGAACCCGTGATCTTCTCCGTGACAGGGAGACGAGGACTCCGTACTCCTCCATAGGGGCATTTGGAAGTTTCCAGCCGGCTATGGTGGGCCGGATCGACACCGTGAAAACTTCCAAGCTGCCGGGGTCGGACTCGAACCGACTGGCTCTCGCTTAACAGGCGAGCGAAGGAACCGATCCTCCTACCCGGCATCATCTAACTCCACCCAATGTTCTTTCTGGTGGCAGTTCGCACACAACACTTCGCATTTTGCGATCTCGGCCAGGATTCTCTCCTTCGACCAATATGCACAAATTGCTTGTGCTATCGTGATTTCCTTTTCACTCCGGTCCTTGTGATGAAACTGCAAGCACCCAGGATGGTTTTCTGGACACCTGTTGCATTTCAACTTGGACTTATACTCCTTGAACCACTGGCGAAGTTGCCTTCGCCTTTCCTGCAACTTCTCTCGATAGCGGTCCTTATTCTGTTGAAAGTGCCGGGCCTTCGCCTCAGCCGCTTTCTGCTTGTCTTTGTACGGCATCTTTACCTCCACAGCATTGTAGAGGTTCGAGTCATACTTTCAAGCTAGAACCGCAGTACCTCGCCGGGGACTTGAACCCCGAAAAAACCCGGTTAAGAGCCGGGGGCTGTGCCACTACAGCTTGCGAGGCATATTTCCTACAGTGTCCCCACCCGGACTTGAACCGGGACCAGCTTGGTTAAGAGCCAAGTATGCTGCCGCTAACACCTTGGAGACATCAGTACCCCGTATGGGTTTCGATCCCATCTGGATGGCTTGAAAGACCACCGACCTCGCCAGAAGTCGAACGGGGCAGATTGGCGACTTCTCGTCGCCCGGTACTTAGAAGACACTTCTCGTTGACCCAAGGTTCGTGACTTTCTCGATTATTTTTCCAGCCAGCGTTTCTTTCAAGACTGCATTGCTGGCAGGAACTTCTTCTCCCACGAACTCCCGGTAGAGGAAAGCCAGGTTCTCCAGGCCCGCCTCATCAGCCGTCGCCTTCTTCAGCTTGCGCCTCACTTCCTGTTCGCTGTCGTCCAGGAAGATGCAGCCTTGCGGGGAAGACTTCGACATCTTCTTCGTTGGTTCCTTCAAATCCTTCACCTTGCCGCCCATCAAATTGGGCGTGGGGAGCGGGAAGGAACCATTGTACACCTTGTTGTACTTTCTCAGCAACTTCCTGGCGTACAGCAGATGTTGCTTCTGGTCACTGCCGACCAGCACTTCGTCGTAGCCGGCCACGTCATGGGCCATCAGGACCGGATAGGTCAGCAAGTGGGCTGTCCGATGATCTTCGTCAGCGCCACGGAACTGCGTCATCCGGGCCAGGTCGCCGATCTTGGCGATGGACAGCAGGCGGAAGTACAATTCAGCGTCGAACACTTCCTTCTGCATCCGAATCTTAGACACGCCGAAGGCTTGCAAGGTTCGCAAGCTATTTTCGACATTCTGTTCTTCGGGGGCGTGGTAGTTGGCGATCAGCACGTCCACGCCATCTTGCTGACCGGGCTTGATTACACTGAAGTAATGGCCCAGGTGAAGTCTTCCGGTTGGCCGGAAGCCACAAAGCCGCTTAGAGCCAAAGACACACCATCATGTTAGAAACCTCCTTCAAGTAATGTCGGCGTGAGGAATCGAACCTCATCCTCCTAATGTCATGCTGCCATTACACCAATTTCAACGGAATCGAACCGTTCCTTCCGGGGGCGTGCTGCCAGTACACTACACCGAACCAGAGTCCCGTGTTGGAATCGGACCAACCTCGGCGGTTTAACAGACCGCTGCAATCACCAGACATGCCAACGGGACAAATTGCGCCGAGTTGTCAAAGAACCGAGCAACCCAAAATAGGATCGCTTGTTTCAGTCGGCCTTCCGGGAGTCGAACCCGATCCGTCGCCTTATCAGAGCGATATGCACCGTTACAACTAAGGCCGTTTTGTGCGCCCACCGAGACTCGAACTCGGAACCCACAGATTAAAAGTCTGTTGCTCTACCAATTGAGCTATAGGCGCTTCGCCAACAGAACCATCATCTATGCTTCGGTTTCTTCCCTCCAGGGCTTCTTTTTCTTTCAACCATTCCAAATTGGCGATCAGGAACATCATCGTAATCCTAATGGCATGAGGGGTTTTTCCTCGTTCTCTCATGCCCTCGATGATAGTTGAGAACACCGGCTCGCCGTTATCCTTCAACCACTTCGAGTACGCCCTCACTTCATCTTCGTCCACCCTTCGCTTCCTGACCGGATGCCCCAGGTGGGTGAGGAATCCGGCGTAGATTTCTTCAACTGGAAGTTTTCGGTGAATCACGGCCCAGCCGTGTTGGTGTTTTACCAGGTCATCCACCATTTCCAGATGCCCTTGTATCGGGCTAGTTTCTCCGAGATTCGTTGTCTCCGAAACCTTCAACATCCGTCACCTGTTTGAGTAGGGCCGGTCGGCCACGATCCGACATCCCTCCGCTTAAAAGGCGGGTACTCTGCCCACTTGAGCTACAGCCCCATAATTGCGTGGATGGGGGTGCGTTTATAAGTCATGTTCTTTCTCCTTGTCGGTTCGAGGATCGTAGTAGTACAAGTCAATGAACCCTACGCTCTCGTCTGCCTTCTCAGCCCTCGGATCATTCCAGAAGTCGTAAATTCCGAACGTCTCCGGGTAGATCACAATGCCTGTTGCTTCTGCTGAGTACGCCGCAGCGTATGCGTCAGGCGGAAATTTTTTCAAATCTTCAATCAGGTCCGAAACCTTCTTCATACTCCTGTCGGTTCTGGCCTGCCGTATCTCGATGTATTCCAACAAAAAACCCCTGCACTGGAGACTTCTCTCCTGAGCAGGGGTTGCTGTGATTTACGGTTATCTCAGCTTACCGGCTCAGGATTTTTCGTCCCTCACCGGCCAGCTTGTGGCGGTTTAGGACTCGATGGCTGCTTTATCTTCGACGGTGCAAATGGTATTTGGCTGTACAGGCTTACCGGCGCACGGCGTCGGACGGGGCTGATTTTGCCCACGTTCGTTATGCCACTGAGTCCGTGCGAAACAAGACATTGTACTAGCTCCACTTGTGCCCCGCAGGGCGTGTCTTTCGTAAAGCAGGCGACAACGAGTCACCTTAGTTGCGGCTGCTGGATTTGAACCAGCGTCTCCAGGTTATGAGCCTGGCAAGGGACCACTCCTCTAAACCGCAAAGTGCCGGGGGTAGGATTTGAACCTACGGCCTGAAGGTTATGAGCCTTCCGAGCTACCAGACTGCTCCACCCCGGTCCATTGGTGCGAGAAGGACTTTGCCTGCGTTACCGCAGGAACGGTGATGCTCGCACTCTGTATTATAGACACCCGACTTGGAAAAAAGTTCGCAATCTCACGAATTTTTTTCCGAATCGGGTTTTTTCTCCTCAATCCCTTCCTTGCCTTTGACTTCCGCCAGCTTTTTCTTTGTCACGCCGGCCAGATTGCGAACATCTTCGAGAACGGACTGGCCGTAGCCCTTGTACGCCCCTCCGTAGTACCCTGGGTAGCTGGTGGGTGCGTGGTATTCGGGATAGCCGCCCTCGCTCTCAGCGATCACCTGCCCGTCCGAAACGATGGTGGTCCTACGTTCACTGCCATAGCTCCTGGTCGGGACTGCCCCTCGACCGGCTCCGGGCATATGCGAACCGACCTTGGCTTCTTCCGGCGTTTCACGCACCTGAACAGGAACAGCAAATCGTTCCGGGTTCAGATTTTCGACCTTGGCGAGCAACTGTTGAGCGGCGATTCCGCCACGTTGCCAGCTTATCTCAGTCCGAATGAGGGTCTTGGGAAACATCTCCAGGATCAGCCTGTTGCCATCTCCAAGGTGAGCGCCCAGGAAATGGGCCTCATTTTCCATCAGCACAGCAACAGGACCGATGATGTTTGCAGCGCCGACCCGAACCGACACCAATCCTTGATCTTTCATGTTGTTGCTTCTCCGCAAGGGATGTTACGAAGAAGTCTGACGGGGGCAACCAACCTGCGCTTTAGGTTAGTTGAGCCAGGTCAAACCTTTCGGTTCATCAAGTGACCTTGAGGGAGGGACCGAGCAAGTGGATTTCTCCATCAAGTCCTCCATAGGGGAGGCAGACTGGCCGTGCCTCTCGGCGACACCCTGGCCGTGGTAACAATTGGGGCCGGTGCTTGCGCCCCGTCAGACAGTTGCGGTGGTGGGAATCGAACCGCACTCCTCCAGTTTATGAGGCTGGCGACTTAACCATTTGTCCTCACCGCTGTAAATAGCCACGGATGGCTTCAGCCAACGTATAGGGGAGAAAAATCTTGATGCTTGAGGTTTGCACTTTGAAGCGATCAAATTTCAGCAATGTAAGGCTTGCCCTTGATCGGTTCGTGTAACCATAGAGGTTAAGATAGGGGTTGCCCCCATATCTTGTCTGGCCGGGAATCGAACCCGGCCAGCGTTCCCCCACACATCAACCTCCACCACCCGTGGTTTTTCGGGGCAGTTTAACGTGCCTGCCCAGCACGACCGCTGGTACGGCGATGCTAAGTGTCACACCAGCGGTTGGGACGCTGGTGGCCTTGTGGTGCCATCCCAGCCTCCCAGCGTCACGCAGATGCCAGATCGAGCGCCCGTTGGTCGATCTCGATCTTCTTCGTGGCGTTGTACTCGTCGATCTTGTCCTGGAGAGCGTCGATTTCCTTCTCCATCGCCCTCATCTGGAGTTCCACGTCCTTCTTCTTCAGGGCAGCGACGTACTCCAGTTCGGTGTTCTGGTAGCCATGTCGCAACTTCCCATCGGTCGTGTTGATGGTCTTGATCCATTCGATGCGGCTGGACAATTCGCCCTTCCGCAAGATGGCTTCCTGGATCGGGCTGTTGGCCCGCATGATGGCAGCCTTCAGCGCCACCAACTGGTCCATGATCTCGTCACGCTCCTTCACCAAGGCCAGCACGTCGATCTGGCCCTGCTGCTCGGCCAGCACAGTGTTGTTCTGTTGGGCGAGAGTCTGGACGTGAGTGAGACGACCGGCCAGGCGGTTCTTCAGCTTCAAAGCCTTCGCAAGCGTGATGGACGTTGCCATTTCCGTATGTCCTCGCAGTTGAAAAGTGTTGAACGCAGGGGAGTGGGCTGCTCCTTCCGGCCTGACCCGGTGTCCCCAGGATTCGTCCAGGCAGCGATGTTACTCAACTGCGCCGGCACGAATACGATTGTGAAAGATGTTCGACCAACAAATAGGTGGTAAGATCGCTTTCAAAACACCTTGATGTAATCCTACCTGGCATTTGGCCGAACAAGTGGGCGGGGATGGACTCGAACCACCATCTCCGAGTTTAACCCCAGCGTAATCTACTGCAACTTTCGCCGCAGTATCCCAATTATACTACCCGCCCATAGTGCGGAGGGAAGGACTTGAACCTCCGACCCTCGGCTTATTCAGCCGATGCTCTTTCTCTGAGCTACCCCCGCAGGAAGCCAACCAACAACTTGGTGGAGAGACGTTCATTGGTTGCAGGTAATGTAGTCCGCTCCGTGCATTTGGCTGGCTTGTTCGATTAAGGGCGGAACCATTTTACAGGTTCACTTTAAGTGCGGAGGTAACAGCGCCTCCCTCACACACCCCTGTCATTCAACAACCACCGCTGCAAGGTTGTTGAACCATTTCCGTCATGTTGCTTATATTACTCCGTTTGTTCCGACTTGTAAAGTCCAGTTTCGTTTTTTCTTTTCGTCGTCTCGCAGGCTTCGTCCTGCGTTGGTGAGGTTATACTACTCCGGTTTTCCTCACTTGTAAAGCCCACTTCGACTTTTTTTCTGATTCCCGGAAGAACGTCGCAGGGTGTCGATTCGTCCACTGGCTCCAGGCCACCGTACCGGCCCCAGGTGTAAGCCCCTTCGCCATCCGTGGTGTCATAGTAAATGGTTGTGCCCTCGTCGTCAACATCAGAAACACGCACCACTTTGTTGTAGATTCGTGGATGGCAGCGGCCCACCACACGCACCTTCTGTCCCCTGCTGGGGCGGAAGCCATTGTCCATATCCGGGTTGACTGCGCCCATTACTTGGCTTTCTCTTTGCGGAAACTGAACTTGTCGAAGCCCTTGATCTCGGCCATCGTCACGTCGTCGATCTTGGGGATCGGTTTCCTCGGCTCGGCCTGATTGCCCAGCCACATGGCGATCTCCTGGAACGCCGTATACGGATCGAAAACCCGCATGAAGTCATAGTGCTTGAGACAAGCGTTATAGATGATGCTGTTCTCGTGCTTGCCACGCCTGAAATCGGAATGGCCAACGAATATCGGGCAGCGTTCATCCTCGAACCAATGCTTATACGCAGCACAGTCCCGATATTTTTCAGCGTCCTCGAAAAACCTGACAAATTCGCCCCGGCGCTGATTGCTGGGCCATTTGGCTTTCCTATCGTATTTCTTCTTGGTGTAGTCGTCCCACCTATCCGGGTAGTGCTTCTTCACGAAATTGTCGATGTCGGCCAGCTTGTAACAAAATACTCGTTTCGCCCTGATCTCCTTTGGCGATTGTGCCGTACCAGGCTCGGTCAGTTCGATCACCGGATATAGCTTGCCGCAGAAACCAATCATGCTTTGATCGGTCCAGAGCGCCGGCGGGCCGTAAAGAGGCCGGTAATGATCGTAGGACCACCAGGAAGAGAAGGGATAGTGTTCCGGCTGGATTATCTTGGCGTACCGCAAGTACACCAGGGTTTGATCCATACCCTGGGACATGCCCACGTCATAGTAATCTTTGAAGTCTGACTGAATTCGCATAAATCCCTCTCAACCGGGACACCTATTTAGGCCAAGAGGTTCACCTTTCCTTTCAGATTTTCATCATACCGGCAAGATCAGGTCTTGTCCAGGCTTACGTTCCAGGCAGATACGCAGCGCCCGGAACACCTTCTCCATATCCTCGATACCACTGACCTTGACCACCTGCGGGTGAGAGAAGTCCTTGTTCGTCGGCGTGGTTGGCATAATCCCAAGACCACGAGGCCGGTGCTTGAGCCAGCGCAGCATATAGTCAGGATAATCATCATACAGCAGCTTGCCGTATACCAGTCCCTTGTCGCTGGTGATATGGATGTCTTCATCTTCGCCGAGATGCTTGTGGCACCAACGAACTTTCTCGTCCCAGGCAAGTGGGATTTTCTTCGGGCCTTTGGTGAGAATGTGATTGGTGAAACCGAAGCGCCGGGTCCAGTCGAAAACCAACATACCCAACTCGATGGGTTCGAGGTTAAGCCAGAATCCCGGCACGCTTTTGATGAGTCGCATTCGATGCCCGATGTAGGGCTTTTTTTCCATCTTCCAGATGTTTTCGAGGGTGACGGGAGGCTCTTCGTCAGATCGAAGAGCCTCCAGTTCCCGTACCAACGCTCCGGTGTAATCTGCGAGCGAGCCATCAAGATCGAAAAGTGCAATGTTATCAAGGGGTGCAGCCGTCATTGTTCTCCTTCCAGCGGTTCGAGGCCCAGGAAACCGCCCGACCCCAGGGTTCCCGATCTCGGAACTTAATCCGGTGGCCGGTTACTGGATTTCCCAGCATTGTATGTCGAGGGCGACTGCTCCCTCGCCTTCTACTTTGCTGGGCGTCCTATGTTAGACCAGGGAGCGGTTCCACTTGATGTAAACGAAACCCGATAATTGGACTGATGGGTAGCCGCACCCCATTCTCCCGAACTCGGCTCGGAGCCGGTGGCCGGTTACTGGACCTCTTGGGGTTCAGCCCAAGCGTCATTGTTTAGACCAAGGGGCTACCCACCAATTTCTTCGACGACCAGGTTCCTGATGTCGCCATGTTGTTCCAACCACTTGAGAATGTCGAGACACATGATCTCGTGGATTTGTTCTGCCTCGTCGCCCATGAAGGAAACCATGTCGGGATAGTCATTCACGTCAACATCACACGACTTGTTCCAACGCCTCTCGATGGCGGCGAATACCGTTGTGAAGAAAGCCTTGTGTTGGGGACCGGGCACTGGCGGGCCAACTCTCATCAGCCCGCCAACGTACACCTTGTCCCTGGGAGTTTCCATCGGCATCTGACGGCCCAACCAGTGCATCAAGGCAATGGATGGGCTTTTAGCCTCGGTGTCGGAACCATCAGCACACTCATACTTGATTTTCGGGATCATGTTTCAATCCCTCCAGCCGTCGCCACGTTGCCAGTGCCAGTAGCGGTGCCTGAGAACTTCCCACAATAAACCAAGCAAGCTGTTGGATTCGTAGCTGCCTTCGGGAACCAACAACTTATACTTCATCTTCCGGGACACTGTAGATGTCTGGCGAGTCGGGCCAGTGATGAAACACCTGGTCAGCGATCCATTTTCCCTTGGCGAATCCAGCATTGAAATCTCCGCTCCCCAAAAACTCCGTCCCGGTGGACTCGAAGCCTGCGGCGAAACCATCTTGCCAGTCCTGGCTGTAGCCAAGTTCCGACAGCATGTTGTGGCCGTAGGCTCGCCAGATGGCCCCGGACGCAGAAGCGTAGTCTTTGGTAAATCCCCACACCCCTCGGCTGGCGATCTTGGCGGTCTTCCGGTAGGCTTTCTTGACCAGTGCCAGCAATTCGTCATCTGACAGGTCTGCCATGCCGTCGATGTTCCGGGCAATCTTGTTGACAGTGCGTGTAATCATTTTGGTACTTGTGTTTCCAGTTTGCCAGTAGTTGGATTATAACCGATCACATAATCAAACCAGCCGGTGCTGTTGGGACGCCAATAAGCGAGTACAAAGTACCCGTTCATGTACAACGCCGCCAGCCTCGGCTCACCTTGGAAGGTCACAAATACACCAGGGATCACTTTGTCTGTTTGGATTCTCCAACCGCAGATGAAGAAAATGATGGCCACGCACACGATGCCCAGGGAAACCCGGAACCAGAACCTACTTGTCTTCCTCACCATCACACTTGATTCCCCTGACTTTGATGCCGGGCATTTTCATGTAGATGGCGTGCATATCCCGACAATGAGTGCCGGTCGCCAGCACTTCTTGGAGGTTGACGAAACCTTCCTTCTCCACCAATTCCTCAGCCTTCGCCTTGTCGAAAAGTTGGTAAGTTTCCAGTTTCAGTCGTATGGTGTGATTGCCGCAGTGGGCACAGATGATGATGTCATAACCATCCAAAGGACGAACGGTTTTGACACCATTGATAATGTCGCCCAGGAGAAGTTGCCAGTCGGCGTCTTGCGTTTTGAACGCCGCCCGGCATTTCGGGCATTCCGGGGGAAGGAATTTCTCAACATAGTGCATCTTCGCCGTTTGCGATCCAGTTCGCTCGGCGACTTTTTGCACCAGTTCGTCCATATTGAAATCTGTCATGATGTATCTCGCAGGCGAAAAAGCCGGGGGTGTGTGTCACCACACCCCCGGCGAGTGACGGACTCGGACCTTAGCCCTTGACGCCGGCCTGCTTGATGAACTCCAGCACGTCGTTTTGCTGCAACGAGTAGGTGTTGTCCACCTGCTGGCCGTTGACCAGCGCCAAAGCATCGCCGGGGATGTTGAAAGCGTCAACAAGGCTCGCCCGAACCGTCGAAACCTTCTGACCCACGAGGCCGTCGAACGTGTCGTCGTTGGCTCCGTGGATAACCTTCACCTTGCCGTCCAGTTTCGCCAGGAGTGCGCTGGCGTCCGGGGCCGTCAGGCCACTGGCCGACACGGTTTCCGTTGCGGCGGGCAACTTGCTGAAGCCCTGCCCTTTTTCCTGCTTCTGTCCTGCCATTGGGTATCTCCCTTCTTGTTGAGTGTTGGTCAGTCCGTCACTTCCGAAGCTGTGCTTTGGCGTTGCCGGTGAGGATGTCGAAGTTGATCTCGCTCACCTTGCCAACCCGGTCGTGATTGGTCACGATCTTGTACAGTTCATTCAGCATGATGGAGGCGACGTTGAAGTTGGTCGCCACCAATTGCGGTTCTGCCGCCGCCATCACCTGGCACCCATGTTCCTTGTCATCGCCGGGGTTCTTGTCCCCAGGATTCTGGAGTTCCGGGTGGTACTTGTTGGCAAGAGGCAACGTGACGTTTTCGCTGTCACGTCGGATATGGACCAACACGTTGCCGTCCGTGAGTTCATTGCCCCCGCTGACGACGATGATGTTGTCCAGTTCCTCGGCCCGGTCACTGATGAGTTTCCGGGTCTTGTGGTTGTCAACACAAACAGCCACAACATCGTGTTCCCGAATGAGGGAAATGATATTGGCGTCGTTCAAATACGCCGGGTGATCCTGGATGAAGAGCCGGGGGAACCGATCCTTCAGCCTGGCGGCGGTGATCGTCGCCTTCGCTCCGATCACGTCGAAGTTCTGGCGCTCTCGATTTCGTTCCTCGTAGGTGTCGCCGTCGATCAGGCCGACTTCGATGGACGGAATCGTGCTGAAGTTGAGAAGGGTGCAAAGCGGGTCGATCAGCCAGGAGCCGATACCACCACACCCAACAACCTTCACCTTCAACCCCTTCGGTTTCTTCGCCATGTTAATCCCACTCCCTTTCGTCGAGTAGCCGGTCGATTTCTTCCTCGGTCAGTTCATCTTCGTTAGCCAAGGAATCCGCCGCCGAACCCCAGCTTGTTCCACCAGCTACCTCCGCTTCCCCTTCCGCCCCCGCTTCCCTCCTGAAAAAAACTGTCGTCAGACCCACCCCCTTTCCAGCCGTGTTCGACCTTCGGCATCCATTCCTGCTCGATCATTTCCATCACGGCGGGCATGGCCTGGGCGTCTTCTTCGGAGAGTTCCAGGGTGAAGTAGTTGGCGTCCCCGAACGTCATCCACTTGCTGCCGGACACCTGCTTGTTGCCGACACGAGCCACGCCCAGGGTGCAGTTTTCGGGTTCCATCTGCTCCCGCTGGTTGTTGAAAGCGATGGAAGCGACCATGCTGAAGTTGTCCCGGTTGACGTGCCCCAGGGTGATGTGGATGCCGTCGAACGTGGACTCGTCGAACGTGTCGGTCCCGCTGTGGAACGCCGAGAAGTCACAGTGGGAATGGATGGTTCCGACCATCTGCCAGTCGTCGGTCAGTCGCTCGGAGAACTGCGGCTGGTCGGTTCGGTCGTAGTTGACGGAGCCGGCAGTGACTCGTTGCTTGGGGCACCACAGCCGGTACTTGTTGAGTTTGCTGCTGTACAGGAGCGTGACGTAAGCCTCGCTCTTATGGACCTGAAACACCCGACGAAAGAAGTTCAGGGCCGTGGCGATGATGTCGCCAGTGATCTTGGGCAGGCCGAGCCTCATATTGGCGCTGACGCCCTGGAGCCACGGAATGCCGTCCACCTTCACCAAACCGGAACCCACCTTGGTTTCCTTGTGCATGTAGATGCCGTTCTTGGTGATGAGGTAATATCGCCCCTTCGTCGGCAACTGGACTCCCTCTTCGTAGAGGTAGACCGGGAACAGTGCCAGGGGTTTCTCGTCAGCCATCATTGTCTCCCTTCTTGCTGAAGCCATATCAGCTTGTCATGGTGTGGATTCTACTACCGATCATTGAGGTTGTAAAGCCAGATCATTGAGAAGTTGGGCCAAAATCTCCTGGGCGGCTCCCTGGATGAGTATTTGCGCTTCTTCAGCATCCAGTTCGTTGGCGAGCCGGTTCCACGTTTTCTGAACAAAATCGTTCACCTGCCGCCCGTCGCCGGAATTGGCCTCACTGTATTGCGAGATCAAGTCCGACAACAGCTTCCCTTGCCGCCATTTTGCCTTCAGGATATTGAGCGGGTTGTTCCCAGCAATAGCTTCCCAGGAAGTCCAAGAAGAGATATTCGAGTTCCCATACTTGAAACCGTGGAACCCGCTGCCGAATACGCTTTGCCAGAACGTGCCGATAATGTCGTCGGCAACGTCGCTCGGCGTATCCCCACCAGTCACCCCCTCATATGATCCCATGCACACCTGATGCTCGGTGAAGTTGGGCAATGAAGGAAGATATAGGCGGTCTTCCAGACTTTTAATTGGGCTATTACGAAACCCAACCCGGAGGCCGGCGTAGTTGTAATTCCCATGTCTGACAGTGTATTGGACAATGAAGATAACATACGGCAGTGGAATATGCTTCTTCGTCCTGTCCGAAAGCAAAACCGTGCGAACCTGCGGCTGCTGCTCGATAACCATTACGCCCTGGCTGCGCTGGTCCGTGTACATGAACCGGCAACCTTCCGGGTAAACCATGATCTCGTTGTTGCTGGTCCTGGCGGCACTAGGAAAGGTGGTACGTTCTGCCAGCGCCTCCCGAAACTCGTCGAGGCCATTTTGGAAGATTGTCAGAAAGCGATCCACGACTTTCCGACAGACCTTGTTGGAAACTTCAACTGCAACAGGGCCACGAACACCCTGTTGCAGTTTTTGTACAGCTTCCTCAACAAGATCGACCCGTACCTTGGACTTTTTCTCAGCGATACCAAGGCGGGCTTTTCGGATAGCCTCGGCCCGGATGCGTTCCAGGCTTTGACGAACAGCATTGGAAGTCACCATCATCCGTTGCCCCATTTGGTAGTCTTCTCGTACTCGTCCGAGTAGCCGGTCTTCCGCTTGAGGAGGGAAACCATCTCCTGCTGCATCTTGGCACGCTCCCGCTGGAGTTGGGCCTGGAGATATTCCCACAGTTCGGCATACGCCTGGACGATGATTTCCTTCAGAATTTCATCCAGCGTCTCGATATGGACCTTTTCCTTGTTCTGCTTGACCATATCGAGGGTCAGCATAGTCTTCTGAATCTCGGCTCCGATAGTGCCGACCGCCGTGATGATCTCCTGTTTGAGCGTATTGACAATATCGGGGCGTTCGCCGGCATTGCGGCTTACCGCCGACACGACCTGACGAAGCGGGCCGACCTGGGTGTAGTTCTCGTGCAGGACGTACAAAGGGTCACGCTTCGTCTGCCGCTCCCAACTAGGGAGATTGCGAATGTCGCCCCCGAACTGGCTTTGCCAGAAGGAACCGATGACGGCCTGCGTTTGTTCCGTCATGTTGGTCTTCGGGTTGTTGCGGAAATCGCCCATGCACACCCGGTAGCCGCTGATGTTGGGAAGACCAATCGAACAAAGCGGGTCGTCGAGGCTGGTCAGCGGCCTGGTGCGAATGGCCACGTCCAGCGCCCCGTTCCAGGCTCCATTGTTGAACCCCATGATGAACACGACGTAGGGGAACGCCAGGTGGTGCATCGTGCCGTTGACGTTGATGGTGCGGACCTGGGGCTGCTGCTCCACAACGATGACAACAGTAGTGCCGTCACGGTAGATGAACCGGGTTCCTTCAGGGTACACGATGAGTTCGTTGCGAATGCCGTCGTACCAGTTCTGGCTCATCTGCCCTAGCTTGGTCGCCAGGTTCTTGCAGAAGTCTTCAACGACATCATCGCCATCTTCCTTGAACTGCGCCCCGACATCCTGTTGGATGCGTTTCAACACCTTCTCCGTCGAGCGGTGGATAACGGCCACCGCTTGCTGTGAGAGGTTTTTGTGCTGGAGCGCCGACGCCACAGCATCAACGATTTCCTTTTGGGTAGCTGCCATCAGTTATTTCCTGCCTTGCCTTGTGCGAACAGCCCTTGGAATCGGGTTTCCAGGTCAGGGAGTGTGAAATGGCCGGAACGGGTCTGGACTTCCCACTCGCTGAGAGTTGCTGGTATACTACCCCGTTCTATCCAAGCTGTATAGCAGATTTCCTCGTTTGCAGAACAATAAAACACCTGAACAGCCTCTCGCCGGCCCGGAAAGCCTTCGAGACTGCCATGCTCGGCCAGCCAGACCTTGGCTTCCTGGGGGTCGCTGGTTGACACCATCCAGGCTTCAGAGACGAAAACAAATTCGGACAGCGATCCATCGGCGATCATCGCCAGGATTTGCTGCCGGAACTTTTCCTTGTCTGCCTGGTTTTCAATCTTGACCGGAACAAGTCGTGGTTCGCCGTTGATGTTACATCCGAACACCGGGGCGACGAAACCGAACAGCTTGAAATTGACTTTGGCCCCTTCAGTGAAGACCACGAGCGAGTCCTTCACCGGGGTTCTGCTGATTGTCATTGGAACGCCTCTTGGTATCGTTCCAACAAGTCGGGATGCCTCTCTCTGATTTTGGCAAGACATCGCTCGATCCTGTTGTAGATCGTGGGACGAGAAACGCATAAGCGTTCAGCGATGTCGGAAACTTTGTTGCCACCCAGGAAAACCTCGATCAGCAGCAACTTGTCGGAACGATCTTGCTTGGACTCGCTGGGATGATCCGCCAAAAACTGATACAGAAGATCAGAAGGAATAGGCTCATGTTCCTCCCTGGATGGGACATCATCCAGTTTTGCGCCCTTATCAAGCTTCCCCTTCCGCTTCTGCCGTTCACGGCGACGGTACGAATCAATGATGGCCTGTTGCATCTGGCGACAAGCAACAGTAGAAAATTCTCCATCATTGGGATCGTAATCTCTCGCCGCCTCCACCAATGCCATGCACGCTTCGGAGTATTCCTCCGAATCTCTGATCGGGATGCTTTTGTCAGCGAACTGCCGAGCGACCTTGTGCGCCAAACCAAGATGTTCGGCAACTTCGATCTCAGCTTCAATCAACGTCAACGTCGTCAACATTCGACCCCGCCATGTTAGGGTCCGAAGAAAGCGATCCTTTGCCCATCGGGTGACACAGCGATCAACTTTCCGTTCCTGAATGGGGATGTGTTTTGCAACGCCCATGTGTCGTAGATGGGGATGCCGAACAAGCAGAATTCATACCAACTGGCGTGCCCGTAGCTGTCGCTAGGACAGTTGCCTTTGAGTTTCGCCCATTCGTACAACTCCCACCCTGAATCCTCCGTCAAGTCGTAAGTGGCAGCGGCAATCACCATCATGGCCGATTCTTCGTTGAACCATCCTCGAACCTCGTAGCCCAACTCCCGACACTTCTCGATCAAAGCAATTACTTGCTCGACGTTGTAGCCGGCGTTGAAGCTGTAGGCAAGATAGTTCATGTCCGGGATGCCAAGCGACTTCCTGTACCTCTCGGAAGCCTCCAAGCGTGCGAAATGTTCCTCCAGGGAATAGGTGATATTTCCAAGACCAAGCGTGCTGTGCTGGTGCAACTCGATGAACTCGGCAGGATCGACCGGCTCCGTCCCGGTGGCATCAAAAATGCCTGCCTGGTAACAGGGTCGGTCCTTCCGCCACAAAATCGGGTGCAGGAACGGTTCACTCATGCACCTATATTACCAGCATTTAGTCTGGTTGTAAAGTCATGATATGGCGTCTTGATATGCGATCCAGTCTCGGAAGGTGAACCCTTCACTGGTAGGTGCCCACCACTTCTGGCCTGGTCCGCCGCCAGGCAAACCGGCAACTCGTAGGGCTTTCTTCCAGGGATGTTCGACATTACTCCCCATGCCGCCAACGCCGAGCCGTGCCATGATTTGCTTCTTCTCATCGCCCGTTGCCAGGTGCATCCTGCGGTATAACTCGATCTCTTCGTCGCTATAAGTCCTTGTTGGGGCAGGAAGTGCGGCGGCAGCAGGTGCGGCGGCTTTCTTCTTCCTGGGCTTCTTCAAGGCGACGGCACGCTCGGCAGGCGGACCACCGATCATGTCGGTTAGCGCCTTCGCTCCCTGACGTGGACTAACGACCACGACCTTATCCTGGATAGCTCGAAATTGGGTAAACTTGGCAAAAAGTTTTGATAGGAAATTACCAAACACTTCAGGAGTTGGGTCTGTCCAGAAAACGATGCAGATGGCGTCCCCAGCAGCGCCAATGCGACCAAGCAGGGCGTTTGTTCTCGCCAAAGCCTGGCCTCGTGAGGAGAGGTTAGCCCTTTGCGCCCTGACAAGTTCCGGGTCCAGGCCAGGCGTTTTGAATCTTTTCTTCAAATCAGGGTACAACTCGAAAAACAATTCATCATTGTTTTCGAGCATGTCACGATGGTTTGTCGGGAAGGGTTCAACGTAGAGATTCCCGGAAGCGGGAACGTAGAAAAACGTCTGCGAACCGGGCTTGTAGATTTCATCCGGGTCAAGACTACTGTAAACACCAATATCGCCTGTTGATCGTGCCATCGCTGTATTTACCCTTCTGTGGGAAAAATCGCAGCGATTACTCCTTCTTGGACTTCTTTTCCTTCTTGTCCTTCTTCTTAGCACAATCGAGACAGTAGGAGAATGGCGAATTACCAAGTGGCTTCCCACAAGAACAAGGACCAACCCACTCCTCCTTGTAGAGTGGCTTGCTCGGCACGCCTTTCTTCAACTTTGTTTCAGCCAGATACCAAAATTCTTTGCCATCACTGGTTGGCCTGCCAGCTTCGTCCCACAAGTAGTAGGCAACCTCGTCGATTTCTTCCTTGGTTGCCGGGCGAAGGCTAGGAATATGATCCCGTTGATGCTCTTGCCCACACTGCGGACAATTCCAAGTGGTGACTCCACCAGTGAACATGGGCTTCCACTGCTGGTCGAACTTCTCGATTTTCATCACATCGGGATGATCGAACCAACCTTGAAGACACCCACACTGGCAACGAAATGCGAGCATCAGTCACCCTTCCTTGGCTTCGTCCACCGGAAGTTGATAGACACGAGTTTGAACAAATTCTCGCCGGCATCCCTGGCGTATCCAGTCACGCAAAACCCTGATCCGTAGAACAAGGTTTCCGTGTTGGACATAGTGATCTGATGTACGATCCTGCCAGCATCATCTCGACTGACAACGCTGACCTGACGGCCCCCGGACATGCTGACGATAGTGCCTTTCAGCCATTCCTCGGAGCCGTCAGGTTGGAAATAAACTCTCACAGCATTTTCTCCAGATCAGCGAGCGAGAGCCGGGTGATGCCCAACTCCTTCGCCTTTTCTTCTTTGGAACCAGCGTCCGATCCGACAACGACGTAGGAAGTCGTTTTGCTGACGGAACTGGACACCTTGGCCCCGTGATCCATGACGGCCTGCTCCCACTTCTGCTTGCCACCGGGGAAACCGCCCGTGAAACAGAAGGACTTGCCGGTGAACTTGCCCACCTTCGGGTCTTCCGGCTCGACGTTCTCCAACAGGGAGTCGATCAAATCCTTCCACTTCTGGAAGAAGCCGTGGATGGCTTTCGCCGTCGTTTCGCCAATGTCGGGAACGGCTTCCAGTTCGGCGAGGCTTGCCTTCCTGACGGCTTTGAAACTTCCGAAGTGGGCGATGAGCGCCTGCCCCGCCGTTTTTCCGGCCCCTTCGATGCCCAGGGAAGCGAACAGCTTCCAGGCCGGAACCTTCACCTTGCTGTCCTGGGCTTTCTTGATCCACTTCTCCAGGGCATCGTCGTCCATGCCGGTCGGGTCCGAACACATCCAGATGCGAGCCACGGCCAGCAATACCTGCCGCTTGCTGAAACCCTGGATGTTCTCCAGCCGGGGCACAGTGAGATTGTAGAGATCGGAAACATCCTTGACGGCCCCTGCCTCGTACATCTTCGTCAGGGCGGATTCGGCCACGCCCTTCACCCCGAAAGTGGAAAGGTAGTGGGTGAAGTGTGCCACGGCCCGAACGCCACAGAACTCGTTGTTGCAGACCAGTTCCGTGCCATCCGTTCCCTTCACGATGTCCAGGTTCTTGTAGCAACTCGGACAGTGGTTGGGGATGCGGAGGCTGCCCCAGCCCTTCTTGACGATCTCGATCACCTTCGGGATGATCTTGCCCGATTTGATGATGCGAATCTCGGCATCCTCGCTGATCTCACCCAGGCTGCTTTTGCTGGTTCCCTTCATGAACCCCAGGCTGTGGCCGGTGACATAGGTGACGGTCGTGCCATCCAAGTTGACGGGTTCGACCCTCATGACCGGGCACAGAGCGCCGGTGCGACCCACCTGCCATTCAACGTCCTTGACCTTGGTGATGGCCGACTGCTCGGAAAACTTCCAGGCCAGCTTCGCCTTCGGGTTGCCGTAGGCCGTGCCGCCGATGTTGCCCATCTGCTCGGCGTCTTCCAGGTTGTTGACCGAAAGAACAACGCCGTCCACTTCATAATCGAGGTTGCCCTGAAGGTCTTCCAGAACCTTCAAGTCCTGGTAGCGGAAGGGTCGGACCTGAACGAAGGGAACCCGAAGCACGGCGTTGGCGTACTTGGCCCGCTCAACCTCGGTCTTGAACGGCGGGGCGCTGTTGTCGGCGGCGTGCCAGCCCAGGATGCTGTAGCCGGTGAAAGACAGCTTGCGGACCTTGGTGATCTTCGGGTTGTTGAACTGTCGAATGCTGCCCGCCGTGTAGTTGCGGGGATTGGCCGGCTCACGGTCGAGATCGTATTCGGGGTCTTGCCAGTTGTCCTTGATCTTGCGGAACACGGACTTCTTGCATTCCAGTTCGCCCCGGATGCAACAGGTCACATCCAGGAACTTGATGCGGTTGCCGGCCCGGTCGTGTTCCCACAACTCGGCGGGGATTCCTTCAACGTACTGGACGTTTTCGGTCACGTCCTCACCATCCTGCACCTTGCGGGGACGGAGGCCGGCACGGACCAGCTTGCCGTGTTCGTAGTAGAGGGCCACGGCCACGCCATCACGCTTGTAGGCTTGCACCAGCCATTTTTCGGGCGGGTCGGAATACTTCAGTTCCGCCGTCACTTCGGCCTGAAACTTCTTCAGGGTGGCGTCCCGGTCGGCCAGTTCGCCGATGGCCTTGCTGATGGAAGTGAAGGGAGGGTTGTGAGCGACCTTCTTGGCGGTGCTGCTGAGTTTCGACGCCGTGACAGCTTTCAGCTTCTCGGATTCCGGGTGCAGTTCTTGCAGGCGCTTGCGAAGCTGGTCGTACTCGCTGTTGGAAACGATCTTGTTGGTGATGGGATGGATGCAGTCGGACCCTTCCTCGAAGGCGGTATCGAGGGCTTCGATGACCAGTTCCAGTTCGGCAACTTCGGGATCGACGACAACGCTCATGAGGAAATCTCCGTTTCAAGTGTGTGAATAACTGGCAGGGATAATACCACAGGAGGGGCTGGTTGTAAACCAGCCCCTCCTCACGGAATTCATTTGGTCACTGCGGCGGGCCTCTCGCTCCCATGTGCGGCTCCAAGGGTGGTTGAATAGCTCTTGTGCGGGGCTGGCCGGGCGGTGGACCGAACTCGGCAATGCCGGTGGCCGGACTCACCTATCGCTGCGCTAAGGCTTCGCCCCCATCTCAATGAAGAAACATCTGTTGGGCGACATCTTTCAGCACGGGTATACTACCACGGGTCAGCCGGCTTGTAAAGCTGCGCCAAACTGTTTTGCCGCTTCCAGACAAGCCCGGACCTTTGTGAGATCGAACTTGTCCTGGTCGTCCCGGACCTTGCTCTCCATGTCGATCCAAATGCGGACATTGCCGCCGACCGCCCCGCTGATGCGATTGATCTCATCCCGGATATTGTCCGGGCCGATGCCCCCGGCGTAGCCGTTGTAGAGATTCGGCCAGGGCATCGGCCAGCTTTCCGGCGTGATGCCGTCGCCGCCGCTTCTGTCGAACAACGGCACAGCGTTGATCTTCTTCTCCAGTGCCCACGGAAGCATGGCGTCATTCACGCCATCCATCTGAAGGATGTACTGGATCAGCTTGTTTTCCTGCAACCAGCGCCAGTAGTCCTTGTGGGGCTGATGGTATTCGGCTCCGTGGAAGTTGATTTGCAGCCGGGAGAAGATTGGCAAGTAGTCCGGGCGTTCAGCCTCGAACGTCATCTCACCGTGATACACCCACTCCCGAACCCAGCTTCCACACAGATGCCCGGCCCAGCGAAGGTTTTTGTTCTCGTCAGCAACCCGAAGCAACTTGTCCATCCACTTCCGACCAGGGTAACGAGGACGCTTGCCTTCCGACGACCTGGAAAGCAAGATAGCCCACTCCACGAAGGGGAAGTCGGCGGTCAAATCCAACAACTGTTTCGGGTCGATGCTTTCGTCAGCGCCGGTGATGGCAACACGATCAAGAATCATCTTTCTTCTTCCTTCTTCTCTTCTTGGGCGGTTCTGGTGCGGGTGGAACATCTTCCGGCAAGTATTGTGTAATGCCCGTAGCGGCGTCGGCAACCCTCGGTGCTTCTTCTGTGATTGTGCCAGCAGCGCCAGCCAGAATCATCATCTGCCTGAACATGCCGACGATGCGACGTTCTGCCTTTGGGTGAAGATGATCTTCCGGGGTGCGGAAGAAAATCTTTGTCTTGCCGGCGAAGATGGCCTCACAACCCAGGACGATCATGCCGGAAACATGAATGACGCCGAAATCGCCGCTGTTCAATTCCTCAATCGTGGCCGGGATGGGGACGCCCGGCCTCATGCCGATGCCGATGCGTTCCGTTTTGGTCTTACCTTCTTCGTCGGGAACCTCAATATCAACGTATTGTGGCTCCGGGGGCGGAAACTCATCATCCGGGTCATGGGGGCGATCATTGTAGTCTTCAGGCGGGAAAACCGTCGTGAACAACATCCGAAACAACTGGCCCGTGCTGATATGTTCCCACGCCCGCTGACTCATCTTCTCCATACAGTCGATGGTATTTCGACCGTTGATCTCGACGGCTTCGGGAATGTCAACACGGATGCCTTGTTGGTGGACGATGCAGGTAAAACGCCGTCCTGCTTCCAGTTCCATCGGCTGTTTGTTCACGACGATTTGCATAAATCACCCGAAGAACCTGTTTTGATCCTGGAACTGGAAGTGGCAGCGCTCGGCGAAGGACTTGTCGGTTCCCATGTCGCCAACGAACACACACTTCCTGGGGTCCAGCTTGTACTTGACGATCAGCGCCACCCCCAGGCCGGTGCCGGGCTTCCTACAGTAGCAGGTGATTGGTGGAACCTTGTGGGGGCAGAACTGGAAGTCGATGTCCACGCCCAGCAGCTTGTTGGTATGCTGGAAACACTCGATGGCCCGGTCCTTGGTCAGTTCGCCCTTGGCGATGCCGGACTGATTGGAAACTCCCAACAGGAGTGCCCCGTCCTTCTTCAGCTTTGCCAGCTTTTCCTTCCGGCCCGGTAGAATCACGATGTTGTCCGTGCTGGTCGGGAACTTGTCGCCATTCTTCGTGTCCCGGAGTGTGCCGTCGTAGTCGAAGATGAAGGCAGCGTTCGTCCAGTCCTTCGGCCATTCCCGGACGAAGGGAACGCTGCGGATTTCCTCGAAACCCTCCGAGTCGAGCGGCCTCTCGTATTCCTTCCGATACTTGTAGATGACCGCCATCGGGAACAGGTTCGGGTCGCCGGTCTTCTCCGTGGGATCGAGAATCTTGCCGGCCCGTTCCATCATGCGAAGGCAGGCATTGAATTGAGCGTCTTCGAGAGACGCCCCCAGGTTCACACACGTCACCCTGGCCTTGTGCTTCTTCGCCGTAGCCAGGACGCCGGCACGACTGGCCCTGGTAGCGAAAAGATTGTCCATCACGACGTTCTTCTTGCTGGAAAGCAACACGTCGAGTTGTGGAAGTAGATCGGCGACGGTTCCGCCCTGGGTGTCACGATTGAGACGGGCGAACCCCTTGTCAACGTAGCCCTGGGTGGTGCGGGTCTTCCCGGCAGCCGGGTAGCCCATAACGATAACGACTTCGTTCATGATTTCCTCGGACTCATTGGTGGTGGTATTGCTGGTGAATGGTTTTGACGGCCTTTCGGCCATTATCGCTGAGGACGTAGAAACCATCGTCCTTGACGATCAGACCCAAGGCAAGAACTTCATCCCATGCCTGCTTGCCGTTTTTGACGTTCTCGTAAACAGCCCGCTCGACAGTGGTGGCGGCAAGGAGCGCCATTCCCATCACGACGGCTTGTTGAGATTCGGTTAGATTCGGAACGGTGGACACGGCGGCAACTCCTGAATCAGAACAGGAACGACTTCAACATCGCACACTTTGTACTCTCGTGCGAATTTCTCGGCCTTTTCCTTATCCGTCCAGATGGTTCCGCCCTGCGGTGAGTCGGGCAGCCATTCGGTCAAACCGCCCCAATTATGCCAGCGACCAGTTTTTCGGTCACGAAGCATGTAGCCTATCATGCTGACCATGTTGTTCGCTCAACCATAAGTACAAGCAGATTTTACCATCTACCAGACGTTTGAAACCGGCTTTGTTGTAGATTTTGATCGCCGCCTCGTTGTTGGCGCTTACCCACAGGAAGATTGACTTCTTTCGTTTCCTTCTGGCAAGCAACATGACAGCTTCCATCAGGTTGTTGCCGTAGCCATTGCCACGGTAGCGGCTGTAAATCAGGAAGTTGGCAAGATACCAACCACCTTGGCCTGCGGGAACCAGGCGAACCTTGCCGATCTTCTTCGTGCCATCCACGAAGTTGTACAAGTCACAGTTGCCTGGTATGAGTTTCAACATTTCTGGATGCCTGGCCTCGGAATCAGCCTGATGCCGTTGTCGATGGCTTCACACAACTTGTCGGTGTTGCTGAGAGCCAGGGCAACAGCTTCATCCCTGTTGAAAAGGCGATTGATGATAAGCCGCTGATTGGCGGCAACCTGCTTCAGTGCCAGCAGAAGCAGTTCTTCAGTCGTCGGATTCATCGTCTTCTTCCTCGTCTTCCTCAACAGTGTCGGCGAATTTGAGTTCGTCGATGCGTTCGAGAATGGCGGCGTTCAAGTAACCGGCACACGCCTTCAAGTAGGCGACAATCTGGTTGAACTGGTCTTCCGTGTCGAAGGGGACTTCGATGAACCTGATCTTGCCGTCATCGAGACGCCATTCACAGATCATGTCCATCTGAACGACCCGAAGGTTGTTCCCATTGTGGGATTCCTCGAACTTCGAGTAGACAGGGTAGAACCCGCCTTCGGCGTGAGCGATGTAGTTGTCACGAAACGTGTCGAAGTCGATGGAATCCCGGTGCATGTCGTCCCCTTAGAATTTGACGTGATCCTTCATGGTGGACTTTGGCCGCTGCGAGGCGTAGCCTGCACTGCGAGCCTCCCACTTGGGTTTCTTCTTCGCCATGTAGTTATGGAGATCGTCCATGCTCCACGGCGTCCCCCAAGGAACGCCCTGGCGAATGGTATTGTCAACACCGATGTCAACCGTCAGGTCGATCCCGTTGAGCGAAGCGACCTGATCCAACAAGTCACGGATCACGGCATCACCGAAGCCGGCCCCGAAGTGATTCTCCAGAACGGCCCTGAAGTGATCTTCGAGGTAGCTGGCGGTGTAGGGCGACAGTTCCCCATTGTCCTCGTATCGGAACAAGTCGTGGACATGCCCGTACAGCATCCATGCGCCGTGGTGGGCACAATCCCAGGAACGGCCAGGGTAATGGTTGACCCAAATCTTCTGGCCGTTGCAGTTGAACATATATTGGTCGTATGCCGCCGAGAACATCTGCTTTGTTTCGGCGGACGCTTTCGCCCATTGCGGGCCACGGTAACGACCAGTGTTATACCAGAGATCACGAAGCGAATCGTCGTGATTGCCCCAAATCAGGGTGATGTCCCTGCACACGATGCGCTTGCGGTAGTCACGAAGCCGCTCGAACAATTCGTCCCTGGGGGCGAACAGCAAGTCGCCGGCATGGATGAGTTTGTCTCCCTCGCCGACGACTGCGTTGGTGTTGTCGATGATCGTGTCCGTCATCCACTTCGTAGATTCCGGGCTGATTTTCACTTCCGACGCAGGGATCGTTCCCCGGTCGGCCATTGCCAGCAGTTCAGCCTCCGTGTCATTCACGAAAGGTCGCCGGCAGTATTTGATGATGTTCGAGTGGCCCAAATGCCAATCGCTTGCGTAGAACCAAGACATTTCTTTCCTCACTTCTCGTTTTACTCACGGGTATTCTACCACCGCCGAGTGAGGTTGTAAAGTCACTTCTTTTGCGCCGCCTCGACCACGGCAAGCCGTTCCCGAAGTGCCGTAATGTCACGGCCTTGCGTCTTGTTCTCCTCCTGAAGCGTTTTAACCTGGGTTTCCAGCATGAGAACACGCTGATCTGTAGCGCCTGATTTTTCCTTCATGGAATCGAAGGCAGGCAGCCGTTTCTCAACAATGTCGAGACGATCTTTCAACACGTCAACTTGTCGGAGCGTCTGCCAGATAGTTGTAATGCGGTCATTGAGTTCCGTTTTCTTCACGGACTCGGCATTCAACGTGTTGATATTGTTCTGGATGTTTTGGGCGTTGTTGAAAATGTAACCGAAAATCGTCACTATCAACATGAAGATGATCGAAACGATTGCACCGCCGAAAACCTTCCAAATAGTAGGCACGTCGGTTTCAGGGTGTGGGATTGCCGCCTCGGTAGGCTGGCTTGCCACACTCAACCCAAGCACCTGTTCCGCACTCAGATCGGTGCCTTGGGTTTCGTCTGTCTTCCTGTTTTCTTCCATGTGGCCTCCTTATTCCTTGCCATATCATATGTATGACGGAGGAGGCCAAAGTGCCTGATTTTTGCGGGTATTATATCACCCACCAGGGGTGATCCATCTGCCACTGAATGATTCTTTCGAGGCCCGCCTCAAACTCAACAGGTGCCTTCCATCCCAGGTTGCGAATCTTGCTTCCGTCCAGCGCATAACGTCGGTCGTAACCAGGGCGTGCTGATTGGGAAGGAACCAACTTGTACTTCAGGGACTTACCCATGATGTCAGCCACCAACTCGGCCATCTCCAGGTTGTTGAGTTCGACTTCGCCGCAAATGTTGTATCTGTCAGGGACACGAACATCGCCGCCGTACTTGGCAACTGATCTCTCCGACAGCCACACCAGGGCATCGGCGTGATTTTCGCAATGGAGATAGAACCTAGTACCAATATGGTGAGTTCCATCAGGCAACAGGTCGGCGTAGATTTCCATCTCCTGCCCTGTAGCAATCTTCCAGATCAGCTTAGGAAGGAATTTTTCCTTATCCTGGGTGATGCCAATGCAGTTCATGCAGTTGGTAATGACCACCGGAACATGGAAGCTGCGCCAGTAAGATATAGCGAGGGCTTCTTGGGCGGCTTTGCTGGCTGCATAGGGGTTGGACGGAAGGATTGTGTCCCACTCCGGGTGGGAATATCCCGGAGGACAATCACCGTAGATTTCATCGGTACTGATCTGAAAAAATATCCGGGGCTTCACCTTGCGGGCAAATTCCAGCATGTTGTAGACAAGTTCGCAGTTGTTCCGCCAGCAAGCGCCGGGGTCAGATACACTGCGCTCCACAGCGGAATCGGAGGCCATGCTGATGATGTAGTCCAGACCCGGCTCAATAACACGATTACCTTCTAGTTCCCGGCCCATGATACGACTTTCGAGGGCGAAGTCGATGGGTACAGTCAGGTCATGCTTTAGCAGGGTGACTCGTTCGCCATCAGCGTAGATGTCGTCCAGGCGGGAATAAGTGCCTTTGTGACGGAAAGAATCAAGACCGATGATATGCCAGTCCGTGTGATCGAGAAAGTATCTCAGGCAATGAGAGCCGATGAATCCACCGACTCCAGTAAGCAAAACTCGCTTCCTCATAGTTTTTTCAACGCTTCCCTCATCGCACTAACTTTCTGCATTCCAGCGAGTCGTTGAACCACCTTGCCGTTCTTGAATAGAATCGTCGTAGGCACGGCGATGATGTTGTGATCGTTTGCCAATTGGTGGTTCTCGTCGCAGTTGATTTTCAGGAAGCCGATCTTGGGGAATTCCTTCTCCAAGATTTTAAGTTCTTCTTCCTGATTGAAACACGGGCCGCACCATGCCGCCCAAAAATAGGCAAGGCATGGTGCGTCGATTTCCTGGGTGAAATTTTCTGTTGTAACTGATTTCATTCTTCACCCTGGTTGTGCCCGTTCTTTTTTAACCTATAACACAAAATTTATTGGATATTATGCCCAAAGTGACTCAACCCCGATTATGGAGGTTTCTCTCACTTCGCCTTCTGGCAGGGCCAACTTCTTACGGATACCAAGATTATCCATCCTGGAGAACTCTTCGTGCCAACCATGTTTGTTGGTTTCATATGGCGTTCGTTCCTTTGAACGCTGATCCATCCAGCGAGTGAAACCAAACAAGAACCGCATCGTTGCGGCTTTGGTTTCCCTCGCCCATTTGTTCTCCTTGAAAACTTCGGAGAACAAAGCCTCATCGAAATTGTCCTTCTCCTTGTTGTAGTTCAGCCCGCACCGCAACATCATGGTTAGGAACGAACGCTTCATATCGCAGTCGAGCCAGAACGAACTAGGAGCAATCCATAGTATTGTACTCTTGTCAGTCTTACAATACGAGGATCGAACATCAATCCCGACAATTTCTTCACATTTCGCCAAGAACTCGGCCACATCTTCACAAGTGCCCGGATGCACCGAGTAGTAGAAACCCTGCACAGTTTCGTTGAATTTGGAAGCAAACTGCTCCCGACAGTGATCCCAATGAGGAGTCTTCGGCGGCTCTACTTCCAAGGCGAAGTTTCCGACCGGAGGCAGCGAATAAGACTGCTTGAACTCTTTGTTGGGACCAAACTTGGCTTTCATACCCCAGCAACCCTCCCGCAAAGTCATTATGACTATGTAGCAATCCAGATCAAGAGCATCTGGAGAAAATTACGTTGCATCCAGTTTCCATGTCCGTACACCGAAGTTTGTTGAAGGAAACCGGGCAAGTCATAAGCTGTTTTTTTTGACGCTGATGACGGTTGTTTCTACCGCCGTAGTAATCGTTGACCTCCGAATAAATGACCAGGCAAGCCGACAGGATCGGGCTGTTCACCAGTATTTCTCCAAGGAAACATGACGTTGGCATGAAAACCCGCTGGTGAAACGTCAGTCGGCGAAAATGCTGGGACTGATTGTCGAAATCCTGGGAAAGAAACAAGAAGTCGCTTTGAACCAAAATTTCCGCTTCTTGATACTCCGGGCGGGTCAGAATAACGAGAAGTTCTTGGTCTGGCAGCAAACGTACCAAATGATGTTGGGAAGTTGGATTTTTTACTTGTACTGGAGAGTACCGCATCTCGTTTCTACCAATCTAGCCAGCCAGTCGGAATAACACGTCACCTGAGAAAGCATTTCATACTTCCATGCCTTCAGAACGCTGGGATGGTGCGTGGACAGATGTATGATAGTATCTTGATACCCGATATATCGGTCGGTATCGGACAGGTCTTCATCTAGGCTGCGAAACAACAAGTCTTTGAGTTCGGCGCTTTGGCGGCGAAACCAGCTATCGTAGCAATAAACAAACATCTCCCAGGCAGCGAGGACAATTTGTTTATGTCCTCGCACCGGGGAGACGCCTTGTAGTTTCTGCGACCATTCCAGAAGGTAATCTTCGTATTCGTCCCATTCCTTCTCAGTGGTTGGAAGGCGGGTGAATAATTTTCCCTTGGCCTCGCCATCATGGACAGGGACAGAGAACTCGATATGGTAGCTTCCCGGATGTTGTGGGTGGTCAACCCATTTGATTGTCACGAGAATCCATCGGTTCTGCCAAATATCCGGGTCCAAAGTTCGCAGAATCAATGCCCCATGACTGCAATGGTTTACAACGGGAATGCCCTGGATGTTATGACGTTGGAAATACTCCTCGTACAGTCGCATCTCATTCCTTCTTCTTGCCCAATTCTGATGGCTTCACCATCCCATCGGGCCGGGGCGCTGGCAAAGTAATTGGAGGCTGCACGACCTTCGGCGGCTCCTTTGGCGTTGGGGCAGGTGCCTTCTCAAACTCCTTGGCTTTCCGCTCCTCCTCATACTTCATAGTAAGCGCCCGCAACTTTTTGACCTCTTCCTTCAGATCGTAAATCGCCGCTTTCGCCTCATCCAAATCCTTGGTTGAACTTGGTGCGGGCAGTGTAACGGGCGACTTTTTCTCCTTGTCATACCTATCAATCAGCTTGTCGAGTTTTTCCCGCAACTCCTGGATGTCCTTCTTGACGCTATCCAAGTTCGACGAGCTACCACCATAAAGTGGCTTGTAGTAACTATCGTTGTAAGAACGAGATTCCGTCACAATCGGGGGCCGGTCGTAGTACGTTTTGTAGTAGCTGTCGGTACTCGACGGAGCCGGATAGGTGTAAGGCTTCTTCTCGGTGTATTCCGTCACAGTAGGTCTTGTTATTGTCGCCGTTATGACTGGCGGCGATGACGGCGTGCATCTATCATGATAAGTCGGAATCGTTCCGGGGACGTGCTTGACACCAGAATAGTAACTGTAGGTGCGAGTGGTCACGCCACACCCGGTCACTTCATCAATGCTGGGGAGCATACCATTGATGACCGGCACACTCAAATAACGACCATCAGGCGTCCGAACCGTGGCGTTGTACTTTGAAGAAATAGTGCCGTAGTAGTTGATGTTTTCTTTGACACATTGTCCATAGGCGGCTGGCGTTGCGAACACTGCCAGCCCTGTAACAAGCAAAGCAGCGAATGCTTTCGTCATCTGTCTTTTCTGCTTTCTCCAAGGCTGAAATCCTTCGATTGCAGAAGATCGTCCGTCGTCACCCAGCGAGAACTGGATTCATCCCACACAATGGGAAAACGGTCGGGGACGGTATCCAAGATGTCAAACAAATCCCCGTTGCTTTTCGCCCGCTCCAGGGAACGCTGGAAAAGCAACGGATGGATATGCGAATACCGATCCTTCAACCCTTGTACGATCTTGTGATCGAGCATGAATTATCTTACCTTTAAGAGAAAACTAAAGCAACATTCGTATTTGCTTAATTCTTCTTGATTAGCTTTCCGCTAAAGAAACTTCTTGGCCCCTGCGGAGAAGTCTTCAAAACGTACCAGCGCCAGGCCATCAGGCATAGAAAGCCACCCAAAATCGACATCAAGAAGCCGGACGGCTCGAACGGGCTGTGGCCGAAACCCAGCAACCAGTTGATGCCGCCGCCGATAAACGAACCTGCCACGCCAACACCAATGGTCGGCAGACAACCAACCGGGGCGTCCTGCGGGTGCAGCGCCCTTGCGATCAATCCGACAACAAAACCAAACACAATCCACATCAGAATCGTAAACATGGAACCTCCTTATCGAGCAACAGGAATGATATTCAAGTATGAATCCGGCGTCTTGGACCTGAAAATATCATTGGTCAGGTCACGCATGTACCGGGCGTAGCTAGAGTCAAAATGCGCAAAACTGCGGAAACGATAGACAGTTTGCATAACAGCTTCCGGGTTATTGCTATTCGACATGCGGAGGAAGCCCTGTAGCTTGGCTTCGCCAAATTCCTTCCTCAACATCAAACACAAAGCAACGGCTTGCGTATCAAACACTTTCTTGTCTTCCATCTTCAACTTGCCGTAATCATCTTCTGTCATCGTACACATCTTCTGGCTGATGAAAACTGGACTATCCTTCGCAATGGTCTGTCCAAGACTCCCAAGTTGCTGCCTGATTTCTGGAACTGTAGCATTGAGAAGCGACATGCCACGCACGGCGAAGAATGGCAATTTAACATTGTGTCGGGCCTCGAATTCGGCTAAACAAACAGAAGTGAAAAATGTCGGGACGGTTTTCGATGGCTTGTCATCAAGGACGAGCCACATGACGGTCATCTCAATTTGTCCGTTCTTGCGGCGGACTTCCGACTTCGACTGCTCCAGGCCGAACAACTTCTTCATCAACTGCTTGTTGGGGACGCACATGATCCTACACTCGTGAGAAAATTCCACGTCAGGGAAACCCCAGCGAGTGACGCACCAGGTTTTGACCTTGCCGAGATTGGCAGAAAGCCACTTGCCCTGGCCGTCGTCAATGCTCAAAATGGTGAAATTACCAGAAGTGTAGCGATTCCACTGTAGGTTTTTGAGATCAGGGTCCGTTGGAACCTGAGCGCCTACAGGATAAACCACGCCGGGCGGGTCGGCGTTGACCACACCCAGCGAGGCAGTTAATCCAAGCAGTAATGCAATTGCAAGAATGTATCTCATACAAGTCCTCCCTGTCACCCATATTTAGGCGACCTCGGCCCATAATTCGGACTCGTAGTCCTGCCAAGATGCCTTCAACTTCATGCGTGACTCAGACAGAACTTGCGAAACCCTGGATTCGTGGACTCCCATCTCCTCGGCGATTTCACGAATCTTCTTGTTCTCAACATAGTAAGACCGCATCACGGTCTTGCTGCTTTTGTTCAAGTTGAACGTCAGCTTGTCAAAGAACTCGCCGTCGTCCGCCAAATTGTTCTTCCCAACAACCTCCTCGTTGATCTCCTCTCGGTCTACTGGATTGGCTCGTGTGCCCCATTGCAGTTCCCGGACGTAATCGCCAATCGCACCAGCAATGCGAGGATACGCATAACCAGGGAAAGTATCATTCAGTTCCGGGTCGTATTTTTGGGCAGCCTCGACCAGCCCCATGTAGGCAGCAGATTCGATTTCGTCGTAGGAAACGGAGGGATATTTTCCGTACTTCTGGCGGGCCACGTTTCTTGCAAATTGAAGGTTTTCAGTGATAAGTGCGTGCGCAGTCATTTTCGTCCTTTGTTGGTTAGTAGTTGAAAGTAGTCAGTGTATTGTAAGTGACGTAATGCGTCGTTACAAGTCGTATGGGTATATATCTTCGACCACAGTGTATTTGCCCAACGGCGTCCACATATAGTTGAGCATTCGCCGGGCCTCAGCGCTATATTGCTCCTTCTCCTTGCTGGCATATCGGTCCCCCTCCCAATACAGAAAGTACCATATACGTTCCAGCAGCCAAGTCTTCGTATCCATCAATCCTTCACTCAGGATCAGGAATTCATCGTCGGAATGGTGCAGACCGAGAATGGTGAGGGCTTCTGCCAAAGAAGTGCAATGATCCGTGTGTTCCGGCATCGGCTTGTTTTTGACGGTTTCAATGAAGTGTAGAAATAACCTCAACCAGTTCTTGATGTTACGCCCGTCCAGCGTACCTTCGGGCCAGCGTAGCTCAATGGTTTTGCGGGTGTACCACTTGTACCACACTGCCCTGGCGTAGTTGACCAGGTTCAGCGTGACTCGCCGTTCGTCGTTGTCTTGTTCGGAAAGGTTTTCTGGTTTGAACAAATCCCACACTTGCTGGGCGGTGTAATTGGCTCGTCGATCAACCCGCCAGTTACAGCCCTGGTGCATATAACGGCAGAAGATATTCCCTCGCCGGCGCTGGGGAAGTGCCATGCCCAGGATATATTCGATCTTCAACCAATACGCAACGATTGTACCGACTTGAAGAACAGTGAGATCGGAACAATCGGCATGGATGTGCAGGCCGCAGTGAGGGGTTACTTCAACTTTTTTTTCTTGCAGCAAGTCGGCGACATCGGCCATATGAATGATGTCATCAATGCCGCTGCCGACGTAGGAAGCTATCTCGAAGCCCCTGGGACCGTCCATACCCTGCGGTCCACATGAAGAGTCATCTTTGATGTGCCAGTAGGTGTTGCCGTTGTCCTTGCCCCAATAGGACATCTGAATCTGTCGGTTGGAAACAGACTTGATGATGTTCTTGATACGGTATTTGGGCACCGTGTTGTTGATTTCAAATTCAACCCCGAAGTTTCGTTTGCTCTCGAATTTCGAGTACCTGATAATGCGGCTCATGGGAATATCCCCTCATCACCGCATATTACCCTCAGCATCACGGAAGGTCAATCCTTCTCGTGCCTCCGTGTTGGCCGCTGGCGGTTCGCCGAATGTAGCTTTCGGTTCCGGCAAATCCGTCAACCCAGCGTCACCACGCATTCGTTGTTCGACAGACGCCAATTCTTCTTCATACTTCTCGTCCCAGGTCTTAGGCCGCATCATTTGTGGTTGTACAACAGGTTCTTCTGGCGGCTCGAAGCCTGAGATCATCATGACGAGATCGCTATTGAACTCATCCTGACGGGCACGACTTCTTACAACGAACAGCGCCAACGCAAACAACAACCCCAAATTGACGATGGAAGCGATACTACCAATGACAAGCAACGTGTAAACGAACCACATTATGCTGTTACTCCTGTTCCAGTGTTCTGTGTTGGCTGTGGGAATATCGAAGAAATGTCCTGCGATATGAAACCAGAAACTACAGGGTTCTGCGATATTTCAAAACCAAGATCAGGAGAGTTCACCCAGGTTTGGGTTGTGAACATCCCGATATTATCGTACAACACAATCTGCTGGGCGGCAACACCCGGAGCATTTGTTGCAACCTGCAAAGCCTGCGTGTCCAATGTGACCTTGAAATCAAAACCAGTAGTTGGATTGCTTGTACAAATAGTCCCAGGCGGGAAAACCAACATCAGCCTGGTGTTGTAGGTTTCACCTGTGCCCAGCTTTTTTCGCAAAGTTGACAAACCCAGCTTCCAGAAGTAACTGCCTAAATCTTGGCCGGCGATGATGTTGGTACAAGACCAGTCAATCACGATACGCCAATACTCCAATGTACCATCGTTGTCGTCGCCAACGCCTGTAAAATGGATAGAAGACTCCCAAGCATCCGTCCTACCAACATAGTGCATTGTCATGGTCGTTGGGAACACGATGGCATTCCTGGTGCAAAACTCGGCCAACACAGACGCCTCGTTCAGATTTGTAACCAAAGACATCACGAATGGCATGTTGTCACAACCAGAACAACTCGTACCCACGGTCCCCGTTTCTGTGGGAATAGCCGGCAGATTGGTGTCGGTTATGGTAGAAAACACCACGCTCAAGTCCTGAACTTCTACATCCATGCCCATATTGCTGATATAGCCAAGGTTAGGAATGTTTACCGCTGGCGCAGACCCGCCAACATGCACGCCGCCGTTGCCCCTGTACTGCCAATTCGGACCCGTGGTAATTCCACCTGTAAGCGGAGCATAGCTTCCTGAACCACCAACATGAACACCACCATTGCCAGTGTACTGGAACAAGATGATACCACCCGTGACATTCATCCCCATGTCGGTGATGCCGTGGGTCTGCAAACACAATTCCTGACAGGCTGGCAAGCTGCACCAGTTTGGCTGCGGTAGGTCGGTCAACGTGTTGCATTTCATGTCTGGCGTGACAAACCTATTGTCGGCTGGCGTGCTGAAAACGGAGATGCCGCAGATAGGCCACTGCCAATTCATTGCGGTAAGAATCTGACACACTTCCGACAAGTTGTGAGCGGCAATCACCTGAATGAACGTATTCTGACCCAGGGCACCTTGACACTTGCTGTCCTGTGATTGGAAAGGAAGAACACTACAACCACCTGGCTGGTTGTTTGGAGGCGGCAAACCGGAACCCGCTGCGGTTGGATAACGGCAGCAACCCTCGACCCTATACCACTTCATTGGCTGCTGGCCATCATCCCATGTGAAGGTTTTCGAGAACGTAATGATGCCATTTACGTTCCAACTTTCCGTGATGAACCAGGTGTAGTAAACTATTGATGGGGAGCTACCGCCGACACTAGCGCCGCCGCTGGCAGTGAAAAACTGATTCCAAACACCAACACCGGAGGCGGAACTATCGCCTTCGGCTGTGCCTGTAGAACTAACAACTGCGGCTCCAACGCCCAAGGCAGAGCTAGTGCCCTGGGCCGTGCCGGTGCTACTTGCAATGGAAGCACCGACGCCAACACCAGTGCTATCGCCTGGTGCTGCGCCCGTACTTGCAGCAATGGATGCTCCGACGCCAAGGGCAGAGCTATCACCGAAGGCTGTACCTATCGCCATTCATCCTCCTTTAGCTTTCGGAGATGGCTGTACCAGTTTGAATTTCCGGTGTAACTCCGTTAGAGACGGCAATTGTAGGACTGAGTGCGCCGAAATAGAGAAGGTGTCCAGCGCCAGAAGAAGCAGTACCAATACCAAAGAAAGTTTCAGTTTCCGAGCCACCTGTCGCCTGGGGGAAGAAAATGTTCGAGGCTGGGCTGACGGAATTACCCGTGACAGTCCAGCCGCCCGAAGTTCTCGCCACGGCAACACGAGAGTAACCAACATAAGTTGCCTCGTTGGTGGTTTGATCGCCCGAAGCACCGGGGCTGCCGGTATGCAAGCTGACGTACAAGTTCGTAAACGGACTACTAGCAGCGTTATCCGCCATGTTCGCAAAAGGCGTAGCGTTGAAAATCAACAACAGTAAGTTGTTGGCGTATTCTCCGTTCGATGTAACTTTTGCAGACATTACTTGTCCTCCAGCCTTTCGAGGATGTTGGCAATCAACGGGTGCCGCACAATGCTATTGGCCTTGAAGTGGATAACCCCAATTCCCTGCAAATCCTCAAGTTTCTTGACGACATCCATCAAAGCAGGGTCACGAATGTCGCTTTGCATTGGGTCGCCCGTGATAATGATCTTGGAGTTCACGCCGAAACGGGTCATGAACAGCTTCAACTGCATCCTCGTAGCATTTTGAGCCTCGTCGAAGATACACACGGCATTGTCAAATGTACGACCCCGCATATACGCTATCGGGGCCACTTCCATCGCACGGTTAATTTGCTCCCGCTGCGAGTTGCCATCATAGGTGGGACCGAGCATTTTCTCGATGCAATCATACATCGGCATCATGTAGGGATTCACCTTCTCGTCAAACGTGCCCGGCAAATAGCCAAGGCTTTCGCCGGCTTCCACAATAGGGCGGGTTAGTACGATCTTGCGTTTCTTCTTGGCGAGAAGTTCACTGATGGCGAAAGCGCAAGCAAGGTGCGTTTTACCACACCCCGCTGGGCCGAGAAGGAAAAGTACGTCATGTTGGTCGAAGGCTCCCCAGGCCATTTTTTGTGCCTGGTTGAGAAATTCCAGGTGGAACGGACCCGACCGCTTGCCTCCTGCTTTGTGTTCGGACTTCGTTGCGGGTGTGTTTTTCTTTGCCATGATACCCTTATTTAGAAGCACCCAAGGATTTTGTCCTCTTTGGAAGAGTAAAAATACAGAGAGCGAATCTTGTTGGATTCGTTGAATACTATCAACATCTTGTCGAAGGTCACGGCTCCATTCGGAGCGTCTTTGATCTCCATCCTGAAGCCGTTCCCTTCCCACAAGCGTCTGATCGAGTCTAACACTGGTTGCATGATGTAGTTAAGTATCAACCGATCTTTTCTGCCTGATGAATCAGGCTCGGCTTTCCTTTCTTCCACATAGCCATGCCATAACGAATATACTTCCTACCAAAAGCGTCCTCGTCGTGCCAACGCTCGTCGAACTCCTTGTAGGTGAGAAATGCCCGGTGTCCCAACATTACAGGCTCCTCGAAGTAAATTCGCTTATCGTCGTAGCCAATAGCCACGACATAGTGTCCATTCTCATCATAGTCTCGATAGCGCTTCTTGTCGCCCCACGCCTGAATGAGAACGATGACGGGACGGCCCTTGTCGAGATGGGTCTTCAGGTCCAAAACAGTCATACAATCCCTCGCATCAACTTTCAAACCACGATGCTTTGCATATTCAATGATGTGTTGCGGGGTCGTACCCATGCTGGGATCGGAGTGAAGCGACTTCATGTAGTCGTATTCACTTTCTGGTCCGACGCCCCAATATGCACAAACAGCATGAAGTGCGGCAGCGCCGCAAGAAAAGTTGGTGTTTTGTCTTACATCAAGAACTTCTGTCTTGATGGCACCTTGAGGAACGGTGCAAATGATCTTCCGTGCCATGTTACCTCCTGTAGCTGGCTCAGAAGTATATATCCCTCAGAATAAAATAAGCCCTGTGTTTATCACACAGGGCTTACCGGAAATCTCGTAGTTAATCACAGGGTTGGGAGGCCCAGGCCAACTTTCTCGGAAGGCTTACTCTGTCGAACTACCGATGGCCGGTCCCAAGACTTGAAGGAAGCCAGCTTGGGTTTTGAAGGTTATGCGGCAAAATAACCCTCAACTTCCTTCGTCCTATAGGACGTGCTGCAATGAACGATTCGTAATGACCAACAAAGATTCCTACTCACGGTATGGGATTGCTGCTCCCAAGGGCTTTCCGTCAGTTTTCGGTCGTTTCGTCACCTATCCACTTTTCTAGGCTAGTGGACGCCACGCCTCATTACGTTGAGGACACTACGTCGAACCGATAAGGTTGGTCTGACCCACCCCGATGTTTGAGGCAATCGGCTCCTCCCCTGACGGGGCCGTGATTTACTGCATTCTACAGCTATATATCATCATGACAACATTCAAAGATTTCCTTCTGGAAACCGAAGAAGAAGAAAATGTCTCAGCCATGATTCGGAAGTTGCCGGCAGGCCACGCCAAACTGCTTGATGGTTACAAGTTCAAGTACCAGCCTGGCAACACCATGAAAGGTGATAAAGGCAACATTGGGCTGATCTACAAGGACAAGATCACTGTAGCTGCGCCGTGGAATTACGGACGTGAATTCACGACGTTACATGAAATTGCCCACTTGGTCTACGAGTACCTGATGACGCCACAACTCAAGAAGGAGTGGGCCGATCTCGTCAAGAAAACAAAAAACGCCCACGCCAAACAAGTGGAAAAAACTCAGAAGACCGACGCCCTGGACCAAGACCCCGAAGAAATCTTCTGCATGTCTTATGCTTGCTGTTACGCCAAGCATAAGCTAATCATCTACCACCACCCTGAATGGATGGCCTTCATCAAGAACAAAGTGCCCCAAGGCAAGGTCAGTCATGACCGAAACGCTTCTCAAGCCGACCGGACTTCACAATAACTTGCGTGCGGGCCTTGTGGGGGAATTGTTCAACAAATTGACGATAAGCCTCATCAGGGGAGTCGGCTTCCGCCTCGAACAACTCGTTCGGCTTCTGAAAGTCGTCCACGAAGTTATATTCAGTCAACATTTCTTCGTATATTTTGAAGTTAGCCATTAGACTGCTCTCGAATTGACATCAGACAACAACTTAGGAATCGTCACCATTGCCTGCTCAGTGAGGCGTTCATATTCGTTGATGTCAATGCCGAATATCTTGTAGTGATGACAGATGGGGTTCTTCATGACCTGTGGGCTGTGCCCAAGGTTCTGCGCCTTGAGGGTCATGACGAAGGCGTTGCCGACCAGCGGAAGCTGTTCGGGCCACGGGCCGATGTCATTCCAGCATTCACGAGTCATGAGAAGCATGTACTCCTGAATGAATTCTACCTTTTGACTGCCCATCATGTAAGATTGAGTGTCAATCCCCACCATGCCGGCATTTTTAGACTCGGCAACATTGATAAGCACATCCAGCCAGGCTGGATTCGTAATTACAACATCCGAGTGCAGAAACACGAGGTACTTCGAGTTTTTGTCTGCCTTCTGGACGCCCTTGTTACAAGCGGCTGACCAGTACAAATTCTTGTCGTTACGCACCAGCTTGACCTCGGACTCGATGTCGTTGAGGAAAGCCTGCGAATCTTTGCCACTGTTGTTGTCAACTACGATGATTTCGTAGTTGTTGTTGTAAGATGTGACCGCAATCGACTGAAGACAGATATTCAAGTATTCCGGGCGGTCCTTGTGGACGACGATGATGGAAACCTGTTCTGCTGTGTTCTCGTGAAGCGGAATTGCTATTTCGGCCCGCTCACCTTCTAGTGGGTTGTGCGGAACCAATTCTGATACGGGCATAGTTCTCCTTTAGGACGTGTCATTCTTCAATATCCATCTCGAAGACCCCACGTTCACAGACACATTGAATGGGGCCGGTTGCTGTTGGGATGGATTCCGTGTATGATCTTGCGATGGATTTCGCATATTCGTCTGCCTTTGATGCTTGAAGGAACGCCTTCTCGACCTTGACAACGACATATTCACCCTCAACCTGTCGGGCGACGGAAATCACTGCAAATACTTTCATCTACTCTCCCATTTCTTTCGATCTTCTTCATAGCACTCTTTTTCAAGGATGTGTGCCATGTCCTCGGCGCAATAGACATCGTGTTCCTCATCGCCTCGTCGAATCTTCAAAGAAGAACCGATGCCGAGCCTACGTTCACCATAGTTAATCTCGCCGAATTCCCAGCCACGATTCATCATGAATTTGCAGGTGAGAGCAAACTCAAGAAACGCTTCGTTGATTGCGTCGTACATGATTGTCTCTCCACAGGTAGTAGTATTCCTTCTCGTGCTTCTCGCACAACCAAATACACTGACCGCCTCGTTTGCACAAGCGATGCGGGCTATTTTCATCAACTTCTTGTACGAAAGTTACCGACTCGCAACCGCAAACCGAACAAGGCTCGATCCTTCTACCCGTCGAAAACCATTGTCCATCTGGTGGGAACCTGCCACCGTAGAAGTCCTTCTCGCCCACAAGTTCTCGCAGCTTATCACTGGCTTTTTCCTTCACCCAGGGATTTTTCATCTTCTCACGAAATGCCATTGCACGTCCTCATCAGTTGTATATCCACGGAACACACTCAGCACCATAGCCGCAAGCCTGGCGTCATCCAACAACGGAACAATGGATGCGTGAGACGCCGTAGACAAATCTACGCCCTGACCCTCCAAGGAGCGAATTGCTTCACGCACCTTGTTCATTATTGCAGGCTTAATCACTTGCCGGTACTCCCGAACCCACCCTGCCCACGAGTGGTATCATCCAACTCAGTAACAACATTCCAGGCGAAATAGTACACTGGCTTGAGAGCCGCCTGAGCAATTCTGTCACCATGTTTGATGACGACAATCTCACGCCCAGCGTTGTTGAGAATCACCTGCACCCGTCCACGATAGTCTTCGTCGATGGTGCCAATGCCGTTGGTGACTTGAATGCCCTGGCGAGCTAGTCCACTACGGGCACGGATTTGTACTTCCCAGCCCGGCTTCAGGGCCATTCGGAAGCCGCAATCAATGGTAACAATGTGGCCTGGTCCGATCTTGATCTCTCGGCGACCAGCGCCGTCCGGCTCAATGTTGGCTACCAGGTCCGCTGCGGCGCTGCCGGGCGTTTTATACATCGGAATGAACATGGCGTCATCTGGAACGATGTCAGCCGGAATCCTGTTGTTAGAACACTTCTTTTCCATATTTGATGCTTTCTTTGGCTGGCGCTTCTTCACCGAGTTCTCCCTTGTTCACTGGAGTAAGAGCGATTTTTTTCTGTGCCCGTTCAATATGCTGGCGAATGTTCTTCCCGAACATAGGCAAGGCTTGATACGGGTATGCCACGGCAGCCTTCTTGACTTCCTCACGCACCCGCTCATCCCTCACCGTATTCTCAATATACGCCAATATACCTTCTAGCGTAACTGGCCGCATATTGCAAGGCTTTCTCTTGTCAACAATGGGGTTGCCCATCGAGACAACTTTCACCCGCATACGTTCTGTACCTTGCATTATTCACTCCTGTCGTAATTTGGAATGGTGTGACCGTATTCTCCCGCTTTGATTTCTTCAACTCGTCTGAGAATATGTTGTGGTAGTTCAACTTCCTTGGGATACGCAACATCGAGAGTTGCCAACACAGCACGTCTCATCATGTCCGTTTGCAACTCCGGGTTGTTCGGAAACCACACCTGATCTTTACCGTAGTTTACATACCCAACGGCTGACCGAATATCATGAAATTCTTCGTCTTGGTATTCGACAATTACAGGGATGGCAACCTGCGATGAAACCAGCTTATATGTCTTCATTGGCTATCTTTCCTTCCTTGTTTGGAATGATGAAAATGACCTCCTTGGCAGCAGCATCAACCAAATGTCCTGCAATATGGTGGGTGATCCGCAAGGCGTTCTCCTCATCAATGGCGTAGTATTCAGCCACAACCACGTCGTAGTCACGGTCAAATTCCAACAACCTTTGAATGAGTTCTCGAACTTTCATGGAGTGTCACTAAATACTTCAAGGTAGTAAATATGGAAACGAATTTCGCAGACTTCATATCACTGAGCGAGTACGTCGAGAAGCACGGAGCTATCATGGTCCCGGAACACTGGACCAAAGACATCGCCTCCATGCTGCCCAAGATTGACCTGGGCCTACCCACAGTGCGCAAAACCGCCCGCATCGAACATATTCTTGACAAAAAAAATCCGATTTACATCGGATTGTCGGATGGAACGAAGCTATTCCTTACGCATGACGAATACAGAAGAATTGAAGGGAAACCAGAAAGGGGAAAAAATATGATCGTCGTCTTCCAGCGGCGAGACGACGATCACAGTGACTACCCGTCGATCATTACCAAGTGCATGATGGCTTGATTACTTCCAATTTTCCCATCCGGTTTTGTTCGGATTTGTTGGAGGGGTGCCTTGACGCAGTTTCTCAGCGTCGATTTTGTCTGGATCGAAGCCAGGTCCATATGGGGATGGTGAGTATTCCTTCTGTAGCTTCTGGATGACTCTATCAGAAACTTTATCAACCAGGAACTTGCCTCCGACTCCTACGATGAGCAAGGCGGCTACCAAAACGATCACAACCCAAAACAGCTTGTTGTTCGTTAAATTGTCATTCATATGAACTCCTTATCGGCGCTGTAGTCCATTACCACAACTATTTAGTTGCTTCGCCGACTTTTTTGTTCCACGCCTCACGACTCGGCGTGACAACCTTCTTCTCAAGTTCCGCCAATTGCTCCAGAACCTTCTTGTACTCCTCGTCTAAAGCCTTTGGTGTCTCCACCTTTACAGTTGCTACCAGATCACCCATCACTCCCGCTGGCGTCGGCAAACCACGGCCTTTGAGCCGGAATCTTGTATTCGACTGCGCACCCGCTGGAATGTCTACTTCTACCTTGCCTTCAGCCAAAGTTGGGATGTCAATCTTCCCACCAAGGGCTACTTGTGTGTACGATACTGGAATATCGACAGCCAAATTCGGCCCCTCAACCCTGAAAATCGGGTGTTCCTTCACCAGCACGACCACCATCACATCGCCAGGCGTTCCCGTTTTCTGTGCTTCTTCCCCCTCGCCACGGATACGGACGGCCATGCCATTGCCTATACCGGCTGGAATCTGCACGTTGAGCATCTTGTCTGTCATAGGCGTAAACCCACTGCCTAGACAATCTCCGCAACGAGTCACATCAGCCTTGCCACTGCCCTGGCAGACCGGACAAGCCATCTGAAGATCAAACGGAGCATCTTGGATCAACTTGACGCCTGAGCCTGCGCAGACCGAACAAGGTGTGAATCCCGTGAAGCCGTTGCCTGAACAAGTCATGCAACGCTTGCGTTTCTTAATCTTGATGGTTTTGGTACAGCCGGTAAGGACTTCGAGAAGTTCAACTTCAACTCGAACTTGAATGTTCCGACCACGAAAAACACTGCCGCCGAACATCTCGGAAACAACATCTTCATACGAAAACCCAGGGTTGGGCGCTGACCCTGGTTTTGGTTTTCGTCTGAATCGCATTGAGGGACCAGAATGCCCACGCAAATCGTACAAAGACTTTTTTTCTTTGTCACTTAGCGTATCGTAGGCTTCCTGGACCTCTTTGAACCTTGTTTCGGCTTCCTTGTCGCCCGGATTCCTGTCCGGGTGGTGCTGCCTTGCAAGTTGTCGGTATGCTTTCTTGATCTCTTCTTCTGTCGCAGTTCGGGCTACGCCTAAGACCTCATAATAGTCTCTAGCCATTAGCCCCCTTAGATGACGTATTCTTCAGAAAGAACACCCTTGATGGAATGAGGCTCCATGAAGAAACTCTCACGATGCGACTTGGCGTAGTTCGGGACCATGACACCGCTACCGGAAATCAAAACCCGATCACCAACCTTGAATCCCCAATCATCCAACTTCACATTGGGTCCGACAGCCCGGACGTAGCCCTGCAAAGGAACCTTCACGTCGGTTTTGTCACTGATGGGGATGGTAGTCCCCAACAACTCCTGCGGGTGCAGAATCTCGATAAGCACCTGCGAGCCAGCCGGCTTTGCGCCGTTGACTGCCGGTACTGAAAAAGCCTTGTAAGACTCCGTGTTCAGCAGGACACCGCCCGCTGTATCATCAATCAACTTACTCTTAGCCATATCTCATCCCTTTCAATTAAATGCGTTCCGATGGATTTCCAACAAAGTTTTCTTGACGTGTGAAAACTTCTTCACGAATTACAGGAGTTTCCATGATGATTATTCCATCTGAAGAACTCCCAACCGCTGTTTCTGGCGCACCCGATGGAGGAAGAGAAACATCGCCGTGACCTCGGTACTCGCTGTCGGTCATCGGAGGACCGCCGCCAGACACCGTGATGCTCACCGATTGGTTGCTGCCGTGAACTGGAACATTAACCCCACCCATCATCGGTCCTACTCCTCCCCAAACTGCGGGAGGCGGGCCAGCCGGGTCAATGCTGAGTCCTTGTGGAGCAACAGTAACAGTTGGGCCGGTAGCGAAACTAACACTTGGAGCAAAACCAGCCTGACTCAAAATACTAGGCGTGATAGGTTCTCTCCCGTCAAGGAAATCCGTTACCATCCTATCTGCTGTAGCTTCACAAAGATCAAAATAACCGAAACACCCTTCACTATAGAGGCGCTCGGCAAACTTCAACAACTCTTCTTTGGTTATCTTGAAAGACTGCATTTTTCTTCCTTAAAGGACGGCTCTCCCTTTCATTTGTTCCCAATCCCTTTCGGGCCTTACTTCAAGATTCTTCTCCCAAACAGCCTTCATCACCTTCGGATCAACCTCCATGTTTTCGGCGACACGAATCAAAGCATTCAAATCTTTCGGAAAACAAGTAAGACCAAAACCGTAGTGCCCATCAGGGCCAGGAACCTTCCAGTGAGAGCTACCCAGCCTTTTGTCCAACGTGGCGGTATTTATCACCGTATTATAGTCAATACCCAGCGCCGAACATATCTGGTAAATCTCGTTGGCGAAAGAAACCTTCATCGCTAAGAAACAGTTCGCCACATATTTCACCATTTCCGCAGCGGTCGGATTACATCTAACCTTCATCACACTCGGATAAGCGACATCATACACATCTTCAACAATGCTTGTGGCATCAGGATCACCACCCAGGATAATCCGATCCTGGTTCTTGAAGTCTGCAACAGGGTTGGCCTCGGTCAAAAATTCCGGGTTGAAAACCAACTTCAGGCTGTATTTGGAACTGAATCCAAACTGCCTGGTTGTTCCTGGCGGGATCGTGGATTTAATCACCACGATCCTTGGTGCGTAGCCACAACACAAGGTACTGGCCCGCTCGAAGTCAGACTTGAAAATTTCTTCCAGCACACTGTCAACAATATCCACATTGCAGGTGCCATCTGCGTTCATGGGTGTCGGCACGCAGACAAAGATTGGCCCATCTACTTCTGAACACAGACAAGGGATGTCGGGCACGTCGGAGCGTTCCTTGTTGAACTTGTCATAGCGAACAATCTCAAAATGATCCTTCATGCCCTCGTAGAAGGCGTTTCCAACTATTCCTAGCCCAACAACTCCTAGTTTCATTTCAACCCCTGTGGGAACGACAGATTTCCATGATTTACTGTCCATGCGACTTTATGTGATACCGCATCAAAAGTTCCGGCAGCAGACGGCCAACCATTACCTGATTTTTTCAGGCCACCAAAAGGCAAATGACTTTCTGCTGCTATGGACCCACCGTTCCAGTAGCCCAGGCCAAAATCCGCCTTGTTGCGAACTTCCCGTGCCTTCTTGAAGTCGTTGGTGATGACGCCAAGACTCAATCCGTAGTCGGTGTCATTGTATATAGCAATCGCATGTTCGAGACTGTCGAAAGGAATCAGCGCAACATGCGGGCCGAAAACTTCATTTTTCAAATAGGGTTTCAAATAGTCAAAATCCATCCTGCCTTCGTCGAAACTCCATTCCGTGCTGTAAACATGCGGAGTGAGATAGTAGCCCCGCCGATCCATCCTTTCACCCCTGAGCAACACCTGGGTATCGTGAGCGAAAATACCCAATGTCTGATGATTGTAGTACATCACCCGATCCAACTGTTGGCCGTTGATGAGTGGTCCAAACATGACATCCCGATCCTTGAAAGGATCGCCAACCTTGATCTTGGATGCCATCTCCACGAACTGCTTGCAGAAATAATCGAAGATGGGCCTCTCAATCAACAACCTTCCGGCACTCACACAACGCTGCCCGGACAACTTGAAAGCACTGGCGATGGTTGCTGCCAGGGCCAGGTTCATGTCGGCGTCCTCGAACACCATGACAGCAGACTTGCTGCCCATCTCACAGCTACAGGTTTTATGCCAGGAATCAGCGCAAGTCTTTCGGATGTACTGGCCAACTTCCGCCGAGCCAGTGAAACAGATGTGGTCAATATCTTTGTGGCCGGCAAGGTAGGAGCCGGTCATGCCGTCGCCGTGGACCAGATTGAAAACGCCAACAGGGAAGCCGGCCTCCTGGAACAACTCGGCGATGATCTGGCCGACCATCGGCGTGTCTTCTGAAGGTTTCAGGATGACGGTATTTCCCTCAAGCAACGCTGGGCCTGCCGTCCAGAACCCACCGATGGCGAACGGGAAATTCCAAGGGGCGATAGACAATACAACACCCTTCGGCTTCCTGATGACGTAGGAATCACGTTCTGGCAACTCCGAAGCCACAACCTCCCCCGTGGCCTCACGAGCCTTGCCAAAGCAATACTGTGCCATGTGCAGGGCTTCTACGACCTCGGCATGACTCTCGTTCAAATTCTTGCCGGTTTCCAACGAGATGGCCGAAGCAATCTCGCCCAGCTTCCCCTTCAGAATTTGACAAAGCCGGTCGAAGAACTCGCCACGCTGAAGGCGGCTCATGGCGCTCCAGCCAGGGAACGCCGCCCGTGCAGCTTCCACGGCCTCGTTGGACTCATGGGGTTTAGATTTGGGGAAATCGCCGATTACTTCTTCGGTCGATGGGTTAATGCTGACGAAATCACTGCGGGCGTGGCAAAACTTGCCGTTGATGAAATTCATTCCAACGTATGACATTCATTCTTCCTTTCAAGTTCAATGTATATCCAGTCCTGGAACGGGAGTGGTTGAATCGCCACCAGCGAAGAATACTCGCCCAGCGCCACTTCGTAGTTCCAGAAGGCACCACGTTCATTCATCCAAAACAATTCCAGGTCTACTTGTTCCTCCATCCACTTCACAGATTTGCCTTCGACGAGCATTATCCTGAAAGTTTCCCGCAACTTTTTTTCGATGTACATCAACGCCCGGCGAACGCTGACTTTGTGTAGTGCAGGAGGACCAGGTTTCATTTTCTGCCCCAAATAGGCAAGGAGCCGTCAAACTGGACAATTGGATTCACTTGCGCCGTTCCTTCATTTCCTTTTGCATTTTCAGGAATTCTTCTTCCGTGATTGGAACAAGCGGAGACTGTTTTATAACCAGAACATCTTGCTCCAATGCCTTCACCTTCTTTTTCAAGGCAACAACATCGCAAAAAACCCAAACAACCAACATCCAGGTAAAAATGAAAAAACAAATGGCTCTTACTTCGTACTTATCCATGCAAATCTTTCACCCTAATTTTTTCGATTGCAGTTTTGCAAACTACGAGTATGTCACCTGCTCCAAGACTCATATCAACATAAATAGGCGTAATACCATTGTAGCCCATCTTGTAAAATTCGAGTTCTTGTAATTGCTTCTGATCGCCAGGTAGATTGACCAATATCTTTGCCGTTTCCGGGCCGCATATCAGCCCCAATATCTTATGCCCGGCGAACATAGCGATTTGGATATACATCTTGTAGAGACTTTCGTTAATCTCTGCAAGTGATTCTCCCAAATCCTTCAAGTTCACTTCATGGTAGTTTTTCTTCATACGTTGAAGCTACTCCCACAACCACACTTACCAGAAGCGTTCGGATTGTTGAAACTGAAACCTCGCTTCTCAAGCTGGTCGTGGTAGTCAATCATGGTGCCCTGAATGTACATCATCGAGCGCTTGTCCACGACGATCTTCAGACCATCTTGCTCCTCGATTACATCCTTGTTTTCGTCCACGTTTTCATCGAGATTGAAGCTGTACTGGAAGCCGGAACACCCGCCTCCACGCACGCCAGCCCGAACATAGGTGCTGTCAGGCTTCATGTCCTGATCTGCCATCAGGCGCTTGATTTCCTTCACAGCTTTCTCAGACAAAATTACACAAGCCATTACTGTTCCTCCAAATGTTCTTTCACCGATTGATGATTAGCCATGCGTCCCTTCGGATCAAAATCCTTCAACCATTCCTTCAATACAGCAGTGCCAATACAGTTGAGCCAACATACTGTATTCCCCTTCTCATCAACAATGGTGATACCAAGATCATTATGCTCAACTCGAAGGGTATATTTATCCAACTTCATACTATGAAGCGGTTGCGTATCAGACATACGATGTGTAGACATATGTTACTTTCTGAGTTCTTGTAAAACGGGGAACTCAAACCCAATAAGAAATAAAATAGCACTTTCCATCTTTCTCTCCGACGATAATGGGATGGAAATGGCCATTGCGAATCAAGATGGTGTCCAGTTCCTTCATCGCAGACTCACGCTGAGAGAAGGTTCGACACAACCCCTTATCGTCGATAAACGAGTAAGTTTCTTCACTCGACGCTGGTGGGAAACCGATGCTAGGCACGATCAAGCCGAAGTGATCGAAGATCGGCTTGTCATCAGCATCCGGGAAGCATTCCAGCGTTCTAACTGTTTTCAGGACACCTTCAGGAGCAATATCCCAAAACTGATGTAATGGATATACACGAGGTTCGTATAGGAATGGCAGGGCATACCGCTGGGTGAAGACAGGAGTGCCAGCCGACTCACTGACAATGGGTGAATACTCAATGGGGTTGTGGGCCGGGTCGAAGTTGTAGTTTCCGAAGAACTTCCTGGAAACCACGATCTTGCCGGCCTGCTCATCTTTGGCGAACAACGCACCGGCTGGGGGCGGGTTGTAGATGTAGCCAAGGGACTTCGCCAACACCACGGCAGCATTGGTCATAGTAATGCGATTGAATCCATAGTAAGCCTGGTCCATGTGTTCACGGAAGGCTTCCACGCTTTTCATGATTTCTTCAGCCAGCGCCGAACAGCCCAGGGCGTTGTAGCGTGTGGCCTTCTTCTCAGCCCTGGCGATCTCATCCTGGTAGGCTGTGTCGAAACGCAGGAACCTGCGGAAGTTGTCAGGCTGGGCACGCCAGGCGTCCTCACCCTTCTTGTAGATGGATGTCAGGTCAATCACCTGCATCTTCTTGGTGGAACGGATTTCTTCACGCTCGTCAGGGTCTTTCAACAAACGAACGTGCATACGGACACTGGCTGGGCTGTCGATGCGGCGGACGACGTTACGGCCCAGCGACTCCCTGGTAATGATTTTGCCAAGCATCGGCATGATGCGGACCAGTTGCTTGCTGCGGGCGAATTCGGCCAGCGACAGCAATTCCAAGCAGTCCTGTGAGAAATCAGCCCCGTCAACCAATGCGCCATCGAAGATGGTGTAGAGATCAGGGTGCGTAAAATCCACTTCCTCAGCAAAACCTTTCAATCGCCGTCCGATGTTGCCGAGCGACAAGTCGATTATTTCGTCATCGCATTCCAACAAACGAACGAGCAACGAGGGCGGCATGGCCCTTGGTTGAGAGTCACGAGTTTCCAACCGCTTGAAGAACTCTGTTTGGAGTTCAACTACTTTGCGGAAATAAGCCTCGTCAGCCATGATTATTTCCATTATCCCTTCGGGGTTAAACGGCATGTGATTCGATTGCCCTCCATCTTGGGAGCTTTCTCGACAGCACAAACCCCGGCTAGATCGGCGACGATCTTGTTGATGACTGCGAACCCTTGTTCCTTGTGAGACATTTCACGATGTCCCTTGAACTGAAGGTTGAACTGCACGTTCTTCCCTTCTGCGATAAATCCTTTCGCTTGGTTCACCTTCGTTTCGACATCGTGCATAGCAATGCCAGGACGAAGACGAATTTCCTTCAACTGTACCTGAGACTCACGCTGCTTGCGGGCGCTCTCTTTTTGCTTGATTTTTTCCTCAAACTTCCACTTACCGAAGTCCTTGATCTCGCACACAGGCGGTTGGGCATTCGGCACGATCTCAACCAAGTCGAGGCCCGCTTCCTGGGCAATTTTCCTGGCCTGATCCGTGGACATTATTCCTAGTTGTTTTCCTTCTTGTACCACCCTGACCGTTGGCACTCTAATCCCGAAATTGACCCTGATTGGGTACTCATTCTTCTTGTTGCCGAAACGCTTGTCCTTGTCATATCGTTGGGTGTACATGATTTTTGGTTAAACTCTCTTAGAGAGATTTTCGACCATTCTCCTTAAAGCTGTTGAAATGTCGGTCGGATCGACAGACACGTTGACGATTGCCAATTCTTTGCTCTTCAAAGCAGCCGCCACAGCCGCCTCCAGTTGTTCCTCCGTCTCCACAAAGTAACCCGTCCCGCCGCCCAACAAATGGGGAACAGCATGGTAGTTCCAGTTGCGGATATTGTTGAACTTTCCGTCGAGCAGGAACCGTTCGGTAGTGTAGCCCTTGTTATTCAGCACGAACACGATGGTATTCAACTTGTTTTCCAAGTGACTGCTGAGTTCACTCACGGACATCTGGAAGGCACCATCGCCCACCAGCACGACCGGACGCAGTTCCGGTTTTGCCAGGCCCACTCCCAAAGCACCAGGGATCGCAAGACCCATGCTGCAATAGAAGGCCGGGCTGATGAAATGATGATGGGAAACTACCAACGAGGAAGCCCCGAACAAAACTTCACCAATATCGGCGACCACAGCAATCTTCTCGTTCAACATCGAGTTGACCTTCTCGAAGAATCGCTGAGTCGTCATCTTCTTGTCCTTCTGCGGCACGAACCCTTCCATCATCTTCTTTGGCGGAAGGGCCGGTTCTGCCTTCTTCGGCAAGTTCACCCTGAACAATTCAGCGCAGAAGTCGGTGAACAATACATCATTGTATGCGTGGTTGCGGACCTTCAATCCCTCAATCGAGCAGAACACAGTCTGACGCTTGGTGAATTTGGGCGACTGAAAACCCAGCATCATATCCGTCAACATCTCACCCAGGATTAGCAAGCAGTCCGAATCATCAACCAATTTGCGAACAGCGTCTTCTGATGTTTGCGGGCCACTGTAAACACCAGCAAACAATGGGTGGTATTCGTTGACTGTTGATTTGCTCAACAACGTAGTCACCATTGGGATGTTGTGTCGCTCGGCCCACCGCACCAGTTGCCCACCCAGGTTCATTCTGGCAAGCTGAACGCCTGCCACAATGACAGGATTGGAAGCATTTGTAATCCACTCGCAAACCTCACCCAAGGCTTCCTTGAGGTTCTGGCCATCACTTTCACGAGCATGTGGAGTGCCTTGGCGGTACACATCATACCGGATGGGCATTTCAGCCACGTCACGAGGCAACTCGATGTAGATTGGCTGCTTGTGAAACTTCAGCGCCTCCAACGCCTCGTCGATCAGGAATCCGGCTTTGGTGGGGTCTTCCAGAATGACACTGTAGCAGGTGATATGTTTGAACATCTTCAACTGGTTGTCGAAACTTTTGACAACGTGATGAAGCATGAAATCTTCGTTTCGTTCCTTCAATCCGGGAGAGCCGGATAGGACGATCATCGGCGACCTTTCAGCGTATGCCCCTGCTACCGAATTGCATACTTTCAAAGTGCCGACGTTATAAGTTGTTGCAACGCAGCCAATGCCGTTGACTCTGGCATAGGCATCGGCAGCAAAACCGGCATGATTCTCATCTGTCGTGTTGACAAACTTGATCTTTTTGCTGTCACCCAATCGCTTGATGAAGTTTAGAACATAGTCGCCTGGCACACCGAAGATGTGTTTTACTCCGGTGTTTTCGAGACGTTCGATAAGAAAATCAGCTACGGACGGCATGGCATCATCTCCTTATAACTCTGCTGTTGGGCTGTCGGTGATATGGATCAAAAATCCTTCACCATCCACCGGGAATCGACGCACCCATTCGACTCCCGCTCCAAGACCACAACCAAAGTCCGTTGGTGTGAGTGATGGACTGGTAAAACTTGGTGTAATACAGCTAGGCGACGTGAAACTTGGAACATCTGTCGGCAGATGCGGCATGTAGAATTGTTCCACGCCTCCCGGATTGTAGTATTGTGGATTCGCTCCTGCGTCAATACTCAATGGTTCCGGGTACAACGGAGCCACAGGCGAATTACCTCCGGTTTGCGGCGGAATCACGACTCGCTGCTCATCCAAAGACCCATCACGACCAGGAAATGCTTCCGGGTTGTAACGGTATTCATCTTCCAACACTTCATCGTCACGCCTTTCTTCCCGTGACATCGGGATTGGTGGCACGGGTGGGGTATCAGTTCCAGGAATTCCATAAGCCCCTGCGGAGTAACTTTCTCCATCACGAACATAAGGTCCGGCTGGACCGAAAACTGTTCCACCCGGATGTGGGCCATAGGCACAATAAGGCTGCGGTGGGCCAGGATTCCCAATGATTTTGGGGAACGGACAAGTCGATGGCGGCGGCGTTGGGGCCGGCACATCAATCATCTTGAGCAACTTAAACTCCAAGAAGTAGCAACCCGCCAGGCATGTGTCTGTTGGCCCCCACTCGTAAACAAGGAAACTGTTGGTCAGTTCGTTTCTAGTTGTTCCGTCAATCTGAATCACGTCCTGAAAAACCATCTCGGTTTGCGCTGTAGCTCCCATGAACTTGATTATTCGTACATGGGTTCCTTTCTTCCAACACTGCGGAGTAGTCCCATGATACCCTCGTTGAACTTCGACCAGGTAGTTGTCTTCATCAAAACCGATCACAAGCATTTGTTCGGGTAGTCGAGGACGGTCCACGACTATTATATCACCAACCATTATCTGCTCAAACCCGATATTGTCAGCGAGTGCAAAAAAATTATCCGTGGCCTGTATACCCTTCTTCAATCTGCCCCTGGCCCACATAGACGCTTCCAGCACTAGCCCATCCATATTGAACGGACCATCGCAATCTTCAATATGTACCTTGAAGGCTGGTTTGGTGTCGTGACGACGGATGGTGAAGTCTGGACAAACTCCGGGCGGCGGGCACTCGTGGCAGCCGTGGGGAGGAGTGTACGAGCAATGTAGGTTGTGGCATGTCATACTCGTATTTAGCCCCCGTTCATGAAAATACGCCCAGGGACTTGAGGACTGAAATATGATCTCGCATCCAGCTTAGATTCCCCCGGAACTCCTGAACCTGTCCGTAGGCTTGCTGGATAATTTCTTGTGCGGCTGGACTGAGAGGCTGTGTTGGGAAATAAACAACACGCTTGATGTCGGCGGCAACAACATCGAGAATCGCTTCCGCCGAAGGTGTGTGGGTTGTGTAAAGGGTCGATCCGGTAAAAATGACGAACCTAGTGTCCTGAATCGCCGCCTTCTCAGCGGGACGCATGTACTCGCCGTCGTACATGCACTTGGGCGGACAGTCAAAACCCTGGGCCAATAAATTCCCCTGCGGCCCAACAATCACCGCCCCCTGGGGATTTGTCGGGTTCCGGCTGCCAGCGGCGATCCAGAAGGCTAGGCCCATCCAGTAGTCGTCCTGGTTTATGTTTTCTCGGAAATTCTTGCGCCGCACTTTGTTCATCAGTTCGGGTCGATCATCTGAATGAATTCAATGTGATAGTCTTCCGGCTTGAAGTGGTTCTTGAAATTCTTCAATTCCCGCTTCTGAAGGCTAGTCATGAACTTCTTCAGAACAGATTCGCACATGGGCACTCGCACCTGCCACGAGGAACCCTGGACCCGCATAATGAATGAAACAGGAAGATAGCCGATCATGGCGTAATCGCTGCACTCGTAGGAGTAGGCTTCCGACTGCGCATCATAAACATAACCCCCAATCGGAACGCCTCGCTTGCAGGAAATCCGGTTGATGGTATTCCGTGACTTATCTTTGTGGACGGCTACAACAATGAGGAAGGTCCGTTCAGAAGCAACAACGACTTCCGTGTGTTCCTTCTGATCCTTGGCGGCTCTGATCTTGAGTTCGGGTGTCACTATCAGGAGGTTATCACAATCCTCCAGCAGTGCGTCCGCCAGGTTAATTTCGTCTGGCATGACATCTCCTTACAAGGGAATTATATCACTAAATCCAAGGTAGAAAGCCAGCAACAAATTTCAATCTTCCATTCCTTCGGGATTGACTGGACGGCGAAGTTTTTGTCGCAACACTGGTGCCTTGGGCAACACACGAGGCCGCTCTACAGGCTCATCAGGAAGCTGCTGCCCTTCTTCATCATCGTCTTCTTCCTCATCCTGATTCTTTCCTTCTTCGGAATCACGCTTCTTCTTGTAATCTTTGAAGCTGTTGAAGGCTTTCTTGTCGTCCGGTTTTTCTTCTGGTTTCCCTTCCGGCTTCGGCTTGACTTTCTTCTCAACCGCATCAAGCTGATCCATATCCTTCTTCAAACTATCCACGGACTTCACGAAGGCGTCAATAGATGGATTCTTCACCGATGGCTTTCTTGGTTTGCGCATGGCAGGACGGCCCTTCCGCCATTCGCTGAAAGTTTTCATGTCATTCATCGTCTTCATCCTTCTTGTGTTTGTGCTTCTTGTGAGAAGCATTGAAATGTTTCACCAATTGTTTGCGCTCCCAATCGCCACCCCAAGATGGAGTGGAATGGGAGTCAAAATCCGCAATAGGCGGTTTCAAGCCCTTGGCTGAATCACGTCTTAATCGAGTAAAAGCTGTGGTTTCTCGAACCTTCAACCATTCTGCAAATTTCTGGAACATGAAGGTATATAGCCTCCCAGCGCAAAAAGAGAGGGGAGTTGCCATCTGACAACTCCCCTCTATCCACGATGTCCTATCCCGTCTTGGTTCGGTATATATTACATCAGAACCAAGTTTCCGTGACCCCTTGTTTCTTCCGTGCCCTCTCCAGGTGTTCCTTGAGGTCGAAGCCTCCATAGTGCTTCGTGTGCGCCTGGTCTACGGTTCTTGTAGTACCAGCCAAAAGTTCGTTGAAGCGAGCCACAGCGTCATCTGCCAGCTTCACCAATTCTTCGTTCTTCTTCCGCAACTCGTCGATCTGCTGCTCGTAAGCATCCATCTGCTGGTTCCACTGAACACGGTCAGTCTCGTGGGCACCGGCAGCAGCCCGGATACGATCCTTAGCTTTGGAAAGCCTCTCGATATAGGCTTCAATGGCCTGCTGCTTGTCGGCAATTGTCTGCTCGGCACGCTGAAGTTCCTGATTCGCCATGCGCAACTGCTCGCCCTGGGAAGAACCAGAAGCCATAGCGTCCTTCAATTGACGCTTCAAATCTGTAATCGTTTCGTTGGCCTTCCGTAGAGCCTCGGCACTGTCCTGCTCCAGCTTTGCGTAATCGTCTTCCAACTGCTTGATGCGGTCGGAAGCGCCCTGGGCACCGGCAGCCAAAGGAGCCATCTGACGCTGCAACGCCATGTTCAAACGACCGAGACGAGTTTCGTACTCGTTGAAAGCCTGTCCCAACTTCGACAAGAAAGCACCGATGGTCTTCTTCGCCTGTGCAAACTCCTGACCAATGTTCGTGGTCGTCGGAGCGGCTGCTGGGGCGTCTGCTTCTGTAATGGTTTTCTTCTTCATTTTGCTCCTTATAGATCGTCCACGTTGGGGGTGATCGGCGTCTGCATTCTCTGGCGGAAAGCACTTTGACCCATAGCTTGTGCTGTAGAAGCGCCAGAAGGCTGACCCTGCTGCTGAAGATGAGGCGGTACGGCCATCGGCTGCATCTTGCCCTTCATGAAGCCCTTGTCTTCGATGCCATAAGTACCCAACTTGCTGAAGACTTCATTGACGGTTTTCACCAACTCATCATAAGCCGTTTTCAGCTTCTTAAACTCGAAAGCCTGAGCCTCCAAATGCTTTTGAATAACCTCGGAAGCAGCACCACTCTCGCCGGCTTTCTTCATGCCGGTATCGTGATGGCCGATGTTGAATTTGTCGGGCGCACCAATGGGTGTTAGTTCCGCTTCTTCGGCCTCGAACAAAATTCGTTTGAGTTTGTACTGAAAATCGTCCATATTACCTCTACATTCCCGTTAAGTGATGAGCGTACTTATTTATCCACTGATGAGCATAATCATAGAACAAGTCGGCCTCATTTTTCCCTGGTACATTTTGCATCTCACCTTGAATGAATTGTCTGATGCGATGGTTTGCGGGTAGCTTGTTGTACCAGGCTATCAATTGTGCCCGTTGTTGATTCTCATCCCTCGTTGTTCTTGCAATCTGCCGCCACGCAGCAATTACTTCCTCATAGCCTTGAGGCTTGACGACCATCATGCCGGTGTTGCCTGCACGTCTCCGGGCAAAATCCATCAACGCTTCGATTTCCCTGAATGACGCATCAGTATCTATACGCCTCAAGAAATTCTCCAAACGCTTTTTGTCCTGGTTGTTAGGATCAGGAGCCATCTTCTGGTACTCATCCTCCAACTGTTGCTTGAACTGTAGGAACTTCTCCCTATTCTGCCCAATCTTCTGCAACTTCTGCTCGCTGTCAGGTTCCTTCAAGATAGCATCCAGTTCGCCCATAATCTGATGCCATTGTTTGTTTTGGGCATCTGGCAACTGGTACATCGGATCGTTACCGGCAATGCCATCCTGGGCAAACTGCTGCATCCTACCGCTCATATCTCGGATGGTTGGCTCAACCTTGTTAATGATGGTCAGCGATTGTTCCAGGCCACGCAGGACCGTACCCAGGACATCGGCCTCGGCTCCCTGGTTTTGTTGGACCATTTGTTGTAGCTCGCCCAACGCTTTTTTGGCGGTTTCCAGGCGAGTGATTGGGGAATCTTCGGGGTTGGGGTTCTTCCAGAAAGCACGCCAGGCGTTGCCGATGCGCTGAAAGAAATTGCCAAAAATACCTTCATTGATAGGCTGAGAATCAAGGTAGTGTTGAATGTGTCGGTACGGATTGACACCCTGTTCCACCATCAAATAGGCAATGCGCCGTTGTTGATCGACAATCGAGCGCTCATAAAGGTATCTGTAGAAGTTTCGCATGGCTCCAATTATGTAGCAATGCGGAAACGAAAAAAGGGCGGGAGTACGAGACTCCCGCCCTTCAAATCAGCCTTTGGGCTGGTTGTTGTTTTACGCCTCAGCCGGCTTCTTGCGGCGGGCCAGGATTTCCTGTGCCCGTGCCGACCGCTCCAGTTGGGCATCCTTGGCCCGGCTCGACGCCTTGACGTTGAGGGCGGCGTTGGCATCGCCGGAACCACGGTTGTCGTCGATCTGCTGCTTCAGCTTGTCACGAGCCGCCTTCAGGGTGTCGTCCGAACCGAAGCTGGACGGGTCGAAGCTGTTGGCGAATTCGTTCATTTCCTTCTCGTGCTGGCTTTGCTGGAGTTCCATACCAAGGTCACGAGCCTCCTTGCGGGCCGTCTCGATCTGTTCCTGGCCCTGTAGGATTTGGGCACTGAAGTTGTCGAACCTCAGTTGCGCCCGGAACAACCGACCGAGAGCGCCCGTGCCCTGGTCTTCCGTGGACCACTGCGATTCCTGGGTCTGAACGAACTTGCATTCCTTGCCATCGAAGTTCCAGCCGCCCTGCGGCCCGTGGCCCAGCTTTTCTTCCACGTCGGCCAGTTCGAGGGCGTAACCCTCCAGGGTGTGGTTGGGATCGCCCGCCTTCTCAGCGGTGTCGATGCGATTGTTGAGGCGAACGGCTTCGGTTTGAAGTTCCGTCACCGACCGCTTGGCCGACCGTACTTCACCGCCCGCCTGTCCCAAAAACTGCCGACCCTTGGCGATCTTCTCCGTGCCCTCGTCGATCCGCTCCTGGTACACGGCCAGGGGGTCTTTCTCGCTGGCCCAGCGTCCGATCTTGCCGACCTGGACACTCCCGGCACTGAACAATCGCTTCAGCGCCCGGAAGTTGAACACGGCGATCAGACCGACCACGATCAGGGCACCAATGCCGATCTCAAAAAATCCGAATGCAAACAGAGGAGTCATTTTTCTCTCGCTTTCCTTTGTAAAGGGTTAGTTAGTACACGCTCACGCTCTCAGGGTTGATGTCGGTTCCTCTCCAGATTTGGAACCACCCGTTTTCTTTGTTCATTTCGACGAAGACGAACTGTTCGACTTCGACACCTTCGATGGTAGTCATCCTGGAAAAATCCCAAAACTCCACCTGCTCGTGCTTCACTTCATTGGGGTCAATCCTCCCATCGTTGTTTTCGTCCTTCATGGACGTTACATCGGACGTGTACGACATCTTCACGTCGTTGACCCGCCAGAACTCGTCATGAACATCTTTGTCGTCCACAACGAACTTGCCGGATTCATCCTTCACAACGCCGTGAAGCCCCTCGTTGTAGGCCATCTCGTCGTACAAGGACAGCACAATAGCCCGATGCGACAACCTGGTGGTTGTGTCTGGATCAGGAATGAGACGCAGGCGAACCCAAACGTCCCCACCGCTGCCGTTCCTGGCCTGGAGAGCGTAGTCGGTGAACTTGTTCAACCCACCGCCCATCGACACACTGTTTTCACGGATTTCCTTCACGACGAACTGAAGTTTCCGGTAGTCCAGATTGTCGATACTCACGGCGGACCCGACCTTACAAGGCTTGTCAGCCTTCTCGGAGACGGGATTGTAAACCTTCGCCTCCAAGGGCGGGTCTTTCGGCCACCACCCAATCTTCCTCAGAATCAATTCATACAGCTTCATCGTTGCTCCTCAATAGGTTCTTCGTTGGCCGTTACCATTCCTTGACGAACATCAGCCACACGAACAAGGCAACCACGCCCAGGATCAAAATCACCACGAAGAACCAGAAGAAGAAGTGGCCGACGCCACTGTGATCGTGTTCTTCCCCATCATCGCCGCCGCCAGCAGGCGGAACAGATTGCGGATTGTAGGTCGCCGTCACAAAATCGTGACTGTACTGCAAGTCCGGGTTATCCCTCATGCTCGGCAAGACGAAATTGGGATCGACAGCAGCCTGCTTGTTCTCCAAAACCCTCAGCCGGGCCGACAACTCGGCATCTTTCGCCAACAATTCATTGTAGCGAGCCTGGTCCATGTCTGCTCGATGGCAGTAGACCCAATAAGCACGCTCGTTGGCATTCACCGACGCCGAGAGCAAGTAACCCATGATGAAAGGGCTGTACCAGTCGTTGTAGTATACCGGGTGGGCATAATACGGTCCATAGAAAACCGTGGCCCTGTGTTCGTAAGTGACATAGCGCTCGTGCGTAACATAGCGGCGAACAGTTTGCACTTGCGGAGCCTGCGGGTTCAGTGGCTTCTCCACGCCCGTAGACGATCTGTAAGTGGGCTTCGGTGTCGCTGCCGGCTGCGTGGCCTTCTGATACGCCTGCCTGCTTTGCTCCTTCTGCGCCGCTGCGCTCAAACCAGGGTTCCAACCCTTGCTCGCCGGCTTGCTGCTGTTATTCGAGGCCGCTGGCGGTCCAGTCTTCGGAGGACCGTTGGTGTACTTCGAGGCCGGGGGAGTTGATGGCTGGGCCGGGGCGACCTTCGCCGGGGGCGAACCAGTAGAAAATGTTCTCCCGCTAGGCGATGTTGCAGCCGGGCCGGAAGATTGCTTCGGCCCATTGGAATACGACTTCCCACTGGATTGCGTGACAGACTTGCCGCCACTGCTGTAGGTTCTGCCGAAGCTACTACCAGATGTAGATGAAGGTTTGCTGCTGAAACTTGACGACCTGCTGCTGTAGCTCCGCTGCGCCTGCACATCAGCAGATGCCAGGAACAACATCGCAAAAATCAACAGGCCCGTCGTGAATACTTTCTTCATATTTCCTCCACCCTCAGCGTGCAAGACAATCATACTTCAATTTCGGGCGGTTGTAAAGTAGCCGGTCAAGGAAGCAGATGCGCCCAGGTTTCGTCTTTAAGTTGTTGCAGCCAAGGAATATACGGCGTTCCACCCGTGCCTTCCGGGTTGTCCACCTTCTTGGCTATGTAGTTCACGGCGTACTCAAAGTGCATGGATCGGAAGATCATTAACTGGTTCACGCACTCGTTGTACGCCTCACGGTAGCCTGGAACCTTGTTCAGCACGGCCTCCCTCAAAGAGTTATTCGTCATACGTTCGGCGAGATTTTCGAGAAACGCACGGTGTTTCGGGGGCATGTAGTTGCGCATGTCGTCCAGGTGGACAGTCAGCAGGGATTCCTTATGTTTGATCCCCAGGGCGATCAGAAGCATGGGTACGATGCTGGACTGAGCGCCGGTTTCGCCCCGGAGGGTCAGATTGCCGACTCCCTCATATTCCACGCCTTTGAAGCCGAAGATATAGGGACGAACCAACCTGTAGTAAACATCCGGGCTGCATTGTTCCGGCATACGGGCGAGGGTGGCATTCATTCCTTGAAGGCTTTTGATGATGCGCTCGAACATCCGGTAGAGAGAAAAGTTATCGAACCCATCTTCGGTAAAGATGTACTTGGAATGGTCAATGGCGTTGACGGCATCAGCGGCTTTGGCCTCGATGTCAACATGAACAAGGATGAACCAATCCTCATCTCGCTTCGCTTCCTGCGAGAAGTTCTGAAGGAGTTCGATGTTGCCGAGTTCGATGGGTTTGTTGGGGTCAATACGCCGCCAGTTGGTCAAACAATAAGAAGCGTAGGAAAGGATCGGAGGACGACCCACTCGCTTGGCAATACTGTTGAGTGGGATAGCGATTTCCTTGGGGATTCGAGTGGCTGGGTTCTCATGTTTGGCGTAGAGATAGGCGCTGGCGAAGTAGGAATAGAGCAACATCACCCGCTCGGCCCAGGCATCCCCATTATGGATTGCCCACAACTCATCATATTTGCCAGCGACGTTACGAAGCTGGGCAACAAGTTCTTCCCGGACACGCCGTTCTTCGACAAGCGAAGGAAGGGTAACACTGAGGTTTTCCAGTGTAGCTTCAAGCGAAGCGTAGTTGGGATTTTGGGTGACGATGGTTTCAATTGGGTCTTGTGGAGGAAGGAATCCACGGTCATTGATGTTCCAGGTCATACTTTGAATCTCCCCGTTTCGATCTTGGCAAGGATTTCCAAATCGAAATTCTGTTTCGCCTCTCGATGGTATTTTTCCAAGCGGGCGAGTCGCTTCTCTAGTATTTTAAGCCAGCGAGGGGTACAACGGAAGCCAGTGTGGTCGGTGAAGTGGGTTGGATCACCGAAAACGTGCATGTACTTCAAGAAGGCTTCCTGCATCTTGGTCTTGAAATACCTGTAGAGATACGCTTTCTCTCTCGGCAACTCGACCGTCTCGAATTGCAAAGAGAGAAAGCTGAGATCACGGTTCAGAATTCGACTCCTTCGACGAATTCCAGATACATCATCAACATGCCCCCAGCAAATTCCTGTGGCACACAAGACCGTGCCATCAACTTGAGGGCTTCGTTGACCAGCTTGATGTCCCTGGTGGAGTCACCCGTTTTCCTGGCTGCCGCTCGCTCCGCATCGGTGATCGTGTGTTTGAGCGCCGCATAGCAGCGGGTGACTGCCTTGCTAATGCTGTAGTTGACAACGCACTTTACCCGCTGGGGGTCGTGCAGGAGACGCTTGGGGATCGAGCCGCCGCAGTGCATTTGCTTGTCGGCGAAAAACTCGTCAATACGACGCTTGGCGAGTTCGGATGCGTCACGATATACGTCCTCCGACTTGATGTCGGTGTCAATCGGCTCAATCACTCGCACGCCGGTTGCAAACACGCAGTTCGCTTCGTTACCAGTGCCGCATTCCTGTTCTTCCTCGCCATCCTCGTCGTCTAGCCAAGTGGCTGGTTCTGTCATAGGGGGTTCCTCCGAAGATGTGCCGATTGTCAATGCTATCAAAATACAGGGCCAGGTCAATACATACTTGGGAGGATTCTCCACAAGGAGGCCGATATATGAGAAGGATTTTTCTGAGTGCTGTGGTCGGCCTGTGTCTTCTAGTCACAGGCTGTGCGGACCTCAACCCCCGCCTGAACAACAAAATCGACAACCAGAACGGTAAGATCGACGAAATCAAAAACAATCAGAACGGCGTGATGCTGGATATGCTCAAATTGAAGCAGAGCGCCGAGATTCAGAATAGCCAGTTGAAAGAAGTACAGAACGGCATGTTAAACCTGAACGCCGCCGTCTCCCGGAATGAAAACAGCGGCGTCCAGATTCTACAGGGAGATGGTGCCTTGATCCTCGTATTCGGGCTAGGCGTGGTTGGCATGTTGCTGTATTACTTCCACGGCAGGGCAGTCAAGGCCGAGAAGTCGGCAGATATTATGGCCGCTGAAGTTGCTCGGTCGGGCGATCTGACCCTTCAAGATAACGTCCTGCGGGCAGCCATGAACACCGACTCCGAAGCCCATGTTTACCACCTGCTCACGAAGCACAAGCAGATATTGGGGATGATGAAGTAAGCCCCACTCGTATTGGAAATCCAACGGAATTCGTTGGATTTCCAATACGATCAGGGCTTGTCTGCCATCAAGTATTCTGCGGCTCTCATCAACAGGGCCGCATCATCCTTCGCCTTGCCAATCAACAAGTTGCACCGGCTGCATACGATGCCTCGTATTTTGCCGGTCGCATGATCGTGGTCTACGCAGGCTCGTGCCGCCGACTTACCCTCGAAAACTAACTCGACGCTACATATCGGACACTTGCCTTCGGTCGCATCAAGCATCTGTTGGTATTCTTCCAACGTAAGGCCGTACTTCTCGGCAACCAACCGATCCTTGTTCGCCGCCCACCAGAGTTGATTGAGTTCTTTCACTCTATCCTGGTTTTCACTGCGATACTTCAGGTTAGCGGCAGCACACCTTGCCTTGTTCTTTTGCCAGTACCGCTTGCTGTTCTCCCTTATCTTCTCTCGGTTGGCAGCACGGTATTGGCGGGCGTACTCGGCCTTGGCTTGTGGGTCTTTGTGTGGCATTATGGGGCGTCATAGCCTTGGTTTATATATTTTAGAATAGGATACCCCTCGCAGTTGTCCCCCAGGGGGATATTTTCCTTGCGAGGGTCTTTTCCTTTCTTGCGGGTTTCCCGGATGAAGTCGTCAGTTTCCACGTCGATTTCTGACTTCTTGGGCGACTTCTTCAAGCAGTAGTATTTGCTCCAGTCATTGTCGTCCTGAGCCAAATACTTGCACTTCTTGTAGGTGCCATCATATAGAAGGCACACGTCCTGTAGTTGTTTTCTACTGAGTGGCATTATTTCTCCTAGTAGAGTTCGACCTCAACGCCAATGTCTGAAATCAATATGCCGTTCTGATGGTCGATCTCGTGTTGGTACACAATACTATACAGCCCATCCAGGGCTATCTTCAAGTCCTTGAGTTCCAAACCCTTGTCTGTAATGGCCAGTTCCTTGCCGGTAACGATCACGTTCGGAAAACGACTTACCTCGAACCGGCGCAAGTTTCCTTCACTATTGCGTAGAGAAAGGCAGCCCTCAATAGACTTGCCCTTGTCGCCGTGGCCGGCGTATTCGCAGTTCAGAAGATACTTGTAGTAATACCCCTTCTTTTTTTCGTCGTGCAACACGATGAACAACTTCCAGGGGATGCCGACCTGTACGGCAGATAAGCCAATGCCGTCGTTGTCGGTACAAATCTTCTCCATCTGCGTGCAGATTCGGAACACGTCGATGAGATTTTCGGTAGGAACATCGCCTGCTTTGGGGATGTCTTCGATGGGAACGATCTTGAGCGGCGGCTGGTTCTTCTTCATGTGGATATTGTATCAGGACGACAACGCCTTCACAACACCCGCAATGCGAACATCCATCCACTTCTTCAGTTCCTCCGGGTGCTGTCGCAAATCCCTTGGAATCTTCAAGATTACTGTGTCCACCTGCTCCGTGCCGTCATCGTCAGGAAGATACTTCTGGATTAGGTCACGCACCAGCTTGGAGACAGATTCTCCCTTCTTCTTGGCAACCTTCTTCAGATGTTCCTGCATCTCCGGTTCTACGGACAGGCTCATGATGTTGGATTTCTTCATATTCAGTCCCTCTTCTTGCGTTCAGGGAAATTTTCTTTCAACTTGGCCTTGAGGCGTTGAACTTCTGACTCCCTTCGCTTTCTGCGTTTCTTGACGCCCTTGCTCTCGTAGTGTTCATGCTGCTTGTAGGCGTGGTCTATGCCCGCCTCAGCCCTTGCTTTCTTGAAAGCAGTTAGCATTTTCCTGAAAGCAGTTTCACGCTCCTGATAGGAGGCGTGGGGTGATACATCTTTGAGTTCTACCCTAGCTCTTGCAACAGACATTGCTGCGTCCTCAATCTCTCATGACTTTTAGGAGCCTTGCTCCTATTTTCTTGTTCTTGGTTTTCCGCACACTATCGTACAAGACGATCTCATTCGATTCGCCCGTAGAAGGCCAGTCATCACGGTTCAATCCAGGCAAGAAGGAATTCAACCTGTTCGTGATGTTGTTGAACAAAGTTTCGTTCCAACTATGTGCCGTGCCGTCAGATATAATAGTGCTAAACGTAAAAATATACGACTTCGGCACTTCTTTTCCGCACAAGTCGTCTACCTCCTGCTCCTTCAGGCCGGCATACCGACTCCTCTCATCTAGCGCCAGATACGGACATCTGGCAGCTATCGCAAGCCTCGACAAACCCCCGAACAAGTCGAGAACACAGCCGCAAGCTCGCATTGTTGATAACACCTTGCTAACATCCTTGTCACTTATGTATAAGCACTCGTTGGTAAATTCTGCCGACAAATCATGGGTAATTTGCGTTTGCCACACAACAGGCACAAACCCATCCTTTCTCAGTCGCTTCACCAACTCAGCCCAAAACTCCTTCTTGAGCGACTGATTTTCGTTTTTGCCGTTCCTCCAAGATTGGCAAAACTGCAACGGATGAATGAACACTTTGTACCCGGCCTTGGTAGCCAAATCCTTGTTTAATTCTCGCCCCAAAATAGCACTGGACGGGATGTGCGGCAGAAACACCCTCAAGTTCTTGTAGGTATCCCAAAACTGCTGTGTGATACCGCCGTAGTAGTAAGGCTCGACCACTGTGCGCCAATCAACAACATCCCTGAAGTATTCATACAAGTTGCGTTGGTAGATGGTTGCCAGATCGGAACGGTTGCGAAAACCATCTGCTCCCAGCCACATTTTCTTGACCTGGGATTCCTCGGACAAAGACCAGTATTCATCAACATAGGGGAAGAAACTTTGAAAGCCTGGCCAGGAAACGAAAATGAAGTATTTGCCTACCTTCTGCTGCTCCTTGAAACGATGCAGAAACCAACTAGACAGCAAAAACGTACTGCGATAGTCGCCAAAAAACGGCATCACCGTGATGTTTTCTGTGTCCGTAGTGACCCGCCGCTCCTCGTAGCGTTCACGCAAGAAGCCATTTCGTTCTGCTGTTCGTTTGAGAAATTCCGATACGTTCACCTGCTCCCCCACTCAATTTTTTTCTGAAGCATGGATTTCACCAAGTCAACATTCTCAACCATGCCCACAATATCGCCCCATTTGTTCTGCCACATCTCCTTCACGGCAGTTTCCAACAATCCCAGCGCTCCCTCGTGGTCATTCAACACATTGAGGTAATGAGCCAAGATCAACTTCTTCTTGTTTTCCGCTGTTGTCAGCGCAATCCGCATTCCTTCCTGACCCTGGCCAACAATCTGGTCGGGACTTTCAAACAAAATCCACGGTACATCCATCATCGCCGCCAACCTCGTGCTGGCTGTCCAGAACTGGACCGTGAAAGCACACTGACTGATGAGGGCCAGCGTCAACTCCAGGTCACGAGAGGCTGGGTCACGGCTGAAGTCGAAAACGTGATCCCTGTGATTTTCTGGCACAGGGATCGTACTTTGCTTCTCCCCCAGCCAAATAACCTTGTAGCCCCACATATCCAGACGGTCAATCAACTTGCTGTAGAACTCTGGTGGGAGGTTCCGACCGTAGCACTGCCGCCCACGGGCGAAGATACCAACGCATTTATCACCGGAAGAAGTCCTGCACTTGCTCTGGTTGATGTAGGTTTTCGCCTTCTCGATCATGGCATGTCCGGGCTTCGGAATGTTGACGGCTTCCTGCCGGTAGTGCGGAATATCACCAAACAAAGATCGTTCAACGTCGGTAGAACCACACTCGACGCAGCGTGGAACGTAGTGTTCATCGCCCCAAAAATGCTTACACTTCCTACAAGTGTTCCCCAGGCAGATGTGGCCAAAGTAGGCACCGGAGAGTACCTGGCCGAAACTGGCGAGGTTCTTCTCAATCCTGGCAAGGTTCTTGCTTTCGTGAGAGAAGGCACGGGAGTATTCACGAAGCCACTGATGTTCCTCCTTGATCTCCCAAAACTCATCAACCAGATGACGGTAGAGATATTCACGTCCATACCAACCAACGCCGATGAAATAGGCACCCGGATACATCTTGAGGATGCGAGGGATACAGTACATCAAGGCAATAGACTCGCAACCGAACTCCGAGAAATTGGTGATAACGATGATTTGTTTTTTGTCATCTGGCTTGCGCCTGGCGTTGAACTTGTAGACGTTGAACTTAACGTCCTCCATCTGTTCTTCAACTTCAATCGGCTTCTTGTCGCCTGGGTTAAATGGGCGACCCTTGAAGATTCTCATGGGTTTGCTTGCCCTCCTTTGATACGAAGCATCTTGGCTGCCCTGCCACAGCGAGGACATTTGAACTCCCTCGGCTTGCCGCAGTTTTGACAACTTTGCTTGATCTCATTCAAGTGCGTCAAATCACTAGATATACCAGTGGTGGTTTCCGCCCACCGGCACTTGAGACATCTAATGATGAAAGATTTTGGTGCTGACATGAAGATAGAGGAGTAGAAGTGAAAAGTTTCTTGCAGTTTTGGGATCAGATCAATGGCAAGCCCTACACAGATGGCGTACCGCCACCCGTGAAGTACGATATGGGCAACTACATGGATATGACGACCAGCCCGTTAAATGGCTCAGAAGAAGGCAGCACCTATGAACTGCGCCCGATCACCGATGATGATATGAAAACTCATGCGGCTGATGACGTAGTGAATTGGTACAAGAAACATGGCATGGATTCGAGAAAACTCGGTCCTGAAATGACGGATGACGAGTTTCGTCGATTTTACGGACAGACGTGGACGCCGGGCCTGCTGCCGACGATCTCTACGGGGAAGTGCGATTCTTGAGGAAAGACTTGTACTTCGCCTTCAAATGGTTGTAGTTTTTCGGCTTCCTGGTTATCTGTTGGAAATGCCCGGCAAGAATGGTGGTAAACATCCTGAACAAGTTGGTTTGTTCATATGATTTGACTTCTGCACCCATTGGGAATGGGTCGTAGATTTCAGGGAAGAAACCCCAGGGCATCGGATGCCTATTCAACCTCTCGTAGCAAAGAAGAACCCCTTCCTGAAGCCAGTCGTCCCGGTCGATGGTTGGCTGTCGTTTCTTGTGAATGTGATCGTACAACTCGCCAACTAACCAGTACAACGCTTCACAAAGAAGGGGTTCTTCTCTAAGTCTGACGGCTCGCTCGAACTCGGCTTTCGTCATTTCCTGATGGCCTTGTAGAGTCGCTTCGTTTCACGGTCGTTGATGAACTCCCACATTTTTTCCTTGGTGGACTCGTCCATCTCGGCGTCCAAGGCCATGCTACCCAGGTTGTAGTAGTACGCCCCCTTGTTCAGTTTGCCGCCTCCACCACCATACTGCCCGCCCAATTCCTTGCAAAGCGTGGGCACAGCGATGGCGGCGTTACCGGAACGAACAGACCCCTCGATACGATTCCCATCAATGACGGCGAAGGCGACGGCTGTTTCGACGTTCTCCCAGGACAGCATCTCATCGGCGACGGCGGCAACCAAGTCACGGTTGCCGGCGTCAATAAAACCGATGCCGTGGATCAAGATACCATCTTTGATGCGGTCATGAGCCTTCATAGCGACACGGGAACGGGCCTCTACCCATTCCTTCGGATGTTTGTACCGAATGATCTGCTTCAGGGCTGTGGAGTTACGGAACTCAAACAACTCCCTGTAGGCGTCGTGTTCGTATTCCGTCGTGTCGTCTGAAGTTTGATACTCGGTGTCGGTGATGATGCCAACCAGAAGTGCCGTAGCAACTTTACTGTCGGCTTCGTTGTCTTCCTCGAAGTGCAACCCCAGCGCCTTGATGATCTGGTAGATGGTTGCACAACAGCTTCCCGCCCGGAGGTTCAAGAACAAACCCTTGAAGCCGCCGTTGGGAATTTCCTTGTGGTGATCCAGGTCCAGGTCAAAATCCATCCCTTGCGGACAGGCACAATGCGCCGGAACGGTATCAACACACACACGAAGAGCATAGTCCTCGTTTTTGAACTTGTCAAATAAATGCAACTCAGGGTCGAGCAAGTTGCACATTCGCTGGTTCTGTGGGTGGGACACATGCCCATCGTAAAAACAGTCAACCTCAGCGTCAAACGCCTTGCGAATGCACCAGGCCAAACCCATCATCGAACCAATGGCATCGGGGTCAGGGCATGGGTGGGTGAAGATCGCTGTCTTCCCCAACTTACATTTTTCAGCAAGGAGTTTGAGAACTTTCTCCAGACATGACTCCTTGCGTTTGGGTGAAGGTACTTCCTCGCTGATACCACTCAGATGCTTGTCGCCAGATCGTCGGCTTTGACTGACGACCGCCAAACCAGCATTATCCTCATTCATTGTTTGTACACCAGCTTGTTGTCTGACAACCAAGTAGCAATGTCCACGTCCCTGCCATTCTGCGTTACTCGGAAATCAACCAACCACTCTCCGTCTTCTAGCTTCCTCACAAGACGGATTCTTGGGTTCTCGCAATTGTTCAGCAAATCAACAACTTTATGTTTTATGCCGTCAACCGCTCGAACTGTCAACCGACCCAGGATTCGAGCATCGCCATCCAGCGTGATGTCGAACTGGTCGCCCTTCAAGACTTGCACACGCTTGACCGCAAACTCCTGCCCAGCCTTCAGGCCAGGTGGAGTAAGTGGTGGGGCTACTTCGGTTACATGCTTGAACTCCTTTGTGTACCACTCGTTAAGTGGAGGGAACCACTGATCCCTAGTAAGCAACAAAAGCGCCGTCACAAGGACAACTATAGCCGCCAGCAATTTGATGGTTCTGCTGTTCATACCACCGCATCCGGTTGAGGAAGTCGTGGCCCCCTCTCGATGGCGTTTTTGAACTCCATCAACTCGTCGAGCCACAATCCATATCTACGCACGTTCCGGGTGAAAACCTCCAGGTCCAGGGGAAGAACCTTCCACTTCGGCTCGCCAGTAACGTCGTCGTACCTCATGCGGTCGCTGTACTGAATACGACCCCACTCGTCCTTGATCTTGACCTTCTTGGTCTTGCCGCCCCTTCCGGCAACTTCGGCAAAGTCAGGCTCATATTCTACCTCGCAGCGAGTCAGTTGTAAATCGAGATAGGCTTCCCGCTGCTCGGAATTCAGAACGCTTACCCATAGATCGGAAGGGATTACCAGGCAAAAATCGTGCTGCTTGTCTTGCCATAACCTCATAAATGGCGAGAACTTAGCGACTTTGCCAAGGTTGAGTTTGTTGTGGACAAAAGGCTTGCTGTCATCGAAGCACGCAGCTACCGATGCCAAAGCAAGCCTGGGTTGGTGGTTTTTGATTTGGACTGAATGGATCAGTTCCAAAATATCGTTGGGACATTTCCAAGGGTTGACTGCCATGATATTCCTCCATCATGGCATTCTACGCATCAGTACATATGCGAAGTAGCCCAGGTGCCGTGCAGATCGTTGCTCAGATCGTCGATTTGCTTCTTGATGGATTCGATCTTGTCCTGGCCCTTGGTATCTTTCATCTCGGCGACCTTGCATTCCAGTTCGTACAACTTCACCTTCAGGTCGTGAAGTTCCTGGATACGCTCCTCGGCAGCCCAGCCAGCACTGATGCGGGTGCGACCTGTTGCCGCTGAAACGCCGTCCTGACCATAGCCTTGTGGGTATTGTGGGTTTGGGTCGTCGGCTACCATGTCAGCTTTTTTTTTGAGCAAATCCTTGTCGCCTTTGGTTTCTGAAGGTTTGACGAGTTCTTCCCATGAAGGAAGATTTACTTCCGTCAGCGGGTCCGGGGCGCAACCTGGACCGTTGCCCTTGGAGAGTTCGTAAACTCGTGCCCAATACTTGGCGTCACATTCATTCAAAGGGACATCCTCATCGCCATCCCATTGCCCGAAGAAATCAGGCTGTTTAGGGGCCGGCAGATGTGGGGCGTCGTCGAAAATCCCGTCCTTGAGAGCCTTGTCCCACTGGTCGGCAAACTTGTTGAGATCGGATTGGATGTTTTTCATAACGGATACTCCTTTCTGGTATATAGGGCTTTTCTCAAAAAGTCGGAATGGAAGGGAACAGTAAAATGAAGATTTCGCAGTCCCGCTGGGATGCGGCTCCAAAAAACCGAAAGAAAACTGAAAATGGCCAGCCCTACATTTGGATCGAAACGGAATCCAGGTGGGAGCCGGTTGAAGAGTTTACTTCGGTTGACATTTCACCGCTATACGGAAATTTAACTGTCGAGTCTCCCTGGGAGGGTTCATGTATCAAAAAACCCTGGGAGTATGAAATCACAGCCGCCATCCCTTGTCTCAACACGTCAGAAACACTACCCATTTGCATCGAACTACTGCGACTGCAAACCAACCGTCCATACATTCTGATAATTGACACGGGTAGTATAGATGAACACTTGAAAAAAACTCTAGCACTGCGGGCAGAAGATGTAGAAGTTCACAGCATCGCCTTGAATGGTGTTCGACACCCATCAGATTACCCAGCAATGGCTATGGACTTGGCCCTTACCCTTTGCCGCTCTCCGTACATATTCGCAACCCACGCCGACTGCTTTCTTCGTCGCCGAGACTTCCTGGATTATGCAGTTAATTTGTGCAAAGTTCACAGCGCAGTGGGATACGAGATCACCCCACGGGCACACAATGACTGGCAAGGCATGTTGTCTCACACGGCCAGCATGTACGACATCAAGATCATGGATAAAATCGGGTTTGGCTGGAGCCTACGAAGGCTGTGCAATGGATTTGGCATTGTAAACTACGAACCGGACCCGATGCGACCCAACTGGCCGGATACCGAGATATTGGGAAACTACATACTAAGAAAACACAACATCAAACCACATCTAATCGGCAGCGAAGAAAACCAGATGCGGACAAAAGACGAAAACATTGACCATTTCAGAAGCTACACGGCAGGGAAAATGTACTCCCCGCCTTATTTCAAGCTAGTGAAGGAATGGTATAATGCAGCAAGACAAGAAGCCCTCGAAAGAATCAGCAGGTGGAAAAATGAACCAATATCCACAAATACCCTTCACGCTGGAGGAGTGCGAGAAATACTCGACATTGCCGGCGAAAATAACAGCGGTGATCCCAACCTGTCAGAGTCCGATAGACTACCTGATGTGGTCGGTGTTCTCACTGCTCCTTAACTCATCGCCCGATGTTCTCGAACATTTCATCGTTTCGATAAACGGCGCAGACAGAAGAACCGGCGACACTTCACTTCAAGATAACAAACAGAAGTTCCTTGAAGAATTGCGGGACATGAAATGGCACTCCATCAACAATTCATGGACGCCCAAGGACATGCCCATCACAGTAAGTCGGACCTGGAGCCGGGTCGGACACCCTGAGTCTTTGGAGTCTGCACTCGCCTGGGTCCACACCCAGCACTACCTCGTCATGCACGATGATGTAATCTTGCTGTCCGAACAATGGCAGGAAGAAGCAAAGGAATTCTTCGCCAACGAGAAAGCAGTAGTAAAAACCTGGGGCAACCCAAGCGTCAACACCTTCGGCGAGTATTTTGGCAAAGAAACATTGTCGATGCCGCATTTCAACACCATCTTCAGTTTGTGCAGGCAGTACCTCATTCGAGGGTCGGGAGCGCCGTGGCGTGGTTACTACGTTCGCAAAGAATTTGATCTGCCGAAAGAAAGCATCGACTGGTATCGGAACAACACCGGATTGATAGCCCCGACATTACAAAACAGCGAGCCGCATCCATACAAGAATCTCAGCCTGGAAATCGGCGCTTGGCTATTCGTACAATTGAAAACCAAAGGGTACGAGATGACACAGTTCAGTGATGAAATCTTGTATCACTGTGAGGGTGGCAGCCACCATCGCATGAGGCCAAAACCAGGCGTAGAAGTCTTCGACCTGGAGAAAAAACTGAAACTCACCGAGTATTGGGGTTTGTACAACAAATACAAAACATATCACAGGGCGACAATATGAAACAAGCAATCTTGGTTTTTGGTCCTGAATCAGCCGGGAATCGCTATCTGACAAGGCTGTTTGCCGAAGCAGGCTTTATTGGCAGAGGCGCTTTTTCCCAGCCATTCGACAACATAAAAAACAACTACAGCGTTTCCCTTCCTCCGGTTGAAGTGCCGAGAATTGTAATTTTCCGCAGCTTGCCACATGGCGGCTGTTGGCCAAACATTTCCGCCATCATCGAGTACCTTCAAGGCTTGAACTACGATATTACAGTGTTTGTGATGTTTAGGGATCAAACATTGATGGCAAAAAGCCAACTGAAAATAGGGCACGTCAAAACAATTGAAGAAGGAATGAACAACATTACCAAAGCATACCCATTCATCTTCGATCACTTGATGAAAAAACAAGTTCGCTTCATACCAGTGGTGTACCTGAACCTGGAACGGGCATCTTACAAGAAATGGCTGTTCGACCAGGTGGGAGTGACGTTGCCCGAAGATCATGAGCCTTTCGAGAACGGGGACATCAAGTACCTATGCTGACGTTCAAACATTCTGGTGACATCGGCGATCTGATCTACAGCCTGCCCGTCATTAGACATTATGGAGAAGGTATCTTGTACTTAAACCCAAGGGGAATTGGGATCAAACAAGATGGAATGCGCAGTGGCCTCAACCACAAAACGATTAAGTCCCTGACACCACTCCTAATGCAACAACCCTACATCAAAGATGTCAAAGTCTACAAAGGCCAAGTAACTTTTGTAGACCTGGATGCTTTTCGTGTGGTGGGGCAAACTACTGTTCGAGAACAACTATGTGCTGCTTGCTGTAACCCTTTCGGCGTTCCAGTGCCGCAAAAAGCGTGGATTCAGTGTGGGGAGAAAAAAATCGCCCCGGTCGTTGTCAACAGAACATTCAACTATCGCAACCACTCAATCGACATAGAAAAAACATGGCGAGAATGTCTTGCGATGCACAACAATGAGGCCGTTTTTGTCGGCACCCCCGAAGAACATTGTTCGTTCATTCGTGACATTGTGGTAATTCCTTACTACGAAACGCCAACCATGCTCGACCTGGCCGAAGTGATTAACGGAGCAGATGTTTTTATGGGGAATCAGTCCTCGCCGATGGCTGTAGCCATTGCGTTAGACAAGCCATTCATTCAAGAAGTAAGTCAGGATATGCCCAACTGTATTTTTCGTCGGCCAAACGCCGTTTATCTAAAATGAAAATCATCGTTACCTGGGACAAAGCATACCAACCGCTGGCGGACATTACAAATCCGCTATTGAAAGAATACTGCGTCAAGCACGGGTACGACCTCATCACCAATGCTGGAGAACAAGTATCAAACAGACATCCAGCATGGTGGAAATTTCGACTCGCAATGAAAGAATTGAGAACTACAGACTGGCTTTGCTTGGCGGATACGGATTGGGTCATCATGGACCACAAAGTTCCACTGACGACATTCACAAACGACACAGAAGCCGATCTAGTCTCCTCCTACGACATCCACGGGTTCATGGCCGGCGTGATTTTTCTGAGAAATACATCCTGGAGCCATCATTTCTTATACACATTATGGTATGAGGGATTGAAATTCGACTCCTGGACTTGTAGAGAACAGACCGCCATCGCCATGCTGTTGTACCGGGAACCAAAAGAAAAATGGCACGTCCACCCCCAAATAGCATTCAATTCCTACCTCTACCAACATTACCCGCAGCACGATTATATGGCGGGAAACTACAAACCAGGGCACTTCGCCATCCATATCCCTGGTTTGCCGACGCAGAAACGAGTAGACATCTGCAAAGAACTTGTCAAGAAGATCGAGAAATGAGCAGCCCGTCCACTTCCTGGGCGCTGGGTCCAAGAATACAAAACTGATTGTACCAACCACGCTTCCTACCAGTGTAGTGGGTGTAACCGTTCAAGAATCTTTCGACGGCGTAACGAGTGTTTTTGGTATAGTGATGGCTGTACAAAGCATCCCGGAAGTTGTCTTCTTCTGTATGATAGTGCTGGGCCACACGCAGCAAAATTGTAAACAGCGAGCGCCGCATGGCGAGCCGGGTCCACCATGATGATGGCTCAACCCAGCAAATGGTTTTACGTTGGGTCGGGCCAATATGCGACCTCGGCCTGACATCGAGGATGTTTTCCACTTTGGTAATGAAAGCAGCTACAGCACGAGTTTTCCCGCTGATGTGTGAGTAGAAAAATAACGGCAAATCTTTCAACTCGTAGTGCCATATCTCACGACACTCGTACCATTGTCCGGCGATGTAACGCCCGCCCGTAGTCCCCTTGGGCTTACAAAAAGACCCTGGTTCGGGACGGTAGGGAGTGTCAATGTACAAAAGCGCTTCACTCGTCTTTGACATGAATCGAGTCCTCCTTGTCGTTGACATCCTGTTCAACGATTCTGGACCTCATTTGTAGTTTGTTTCCAGCAGCATCCAAGAACTCATCCAGGTTCTTGAGAGCGATCAATGACCAATGCGGGTCATTATCAGGAACATATTCTTTCTTCGTATAATAGAAGACCTCAACGCCATACTTGTAAGGTTTGTCTTCAACTTCCTGCGGGGTCATGCCACTCGCCAAATCCTTGGCAATCTCCTTCACTACCCGGATCGAATCACGCTCGACGGCGCAACCCAGCTTTCGCATAACCCTGGTAGCAGCTTCCGCTTTGTCCCTGTTCACAATCAGGTCGATGATGTCTTTTTTCAACCTGCCACCGACAAACTCGGCAGTGGCACAATACCGAGCCATCACTTGTCCACGCTGCGGCCTGTGCATACGGACATCGAAGAAGTATTGATCGAAGTTGGAATTGTCGATTACCAACTCGGTTTCTTCCTTCTTCTCGATTACGATTTCTTCACTCATTAGTAGTCCACCTATCTCCGTTTTTCAGTTTGCTATATGTACCCTCATCGACGGAAATCCAGATTTCTCCTCCCTTGTCACGGATGAGAATGAACCACCTGTTGGGCTGCCCGTCATGAGCGTGGTCGAATTGACGACCGACAACCGTGCCGCTGATCCTGATTTTCCTTTCCGTCGTGTTACAGCCGGCGATACACAGCAAGCTGGCAAGGGCGAGGAGCAAGGCGATCAGTATTTTTTTCATTCTTCGTCTCCGTAAACACATTCAGAGAACTGTTCCAGAGCCTCCTCATTGGTGAGTACGTCATCCACTTGTTCTTTTCCGGGTCGCATAACAACAAGCCGGAAATCATCCTCCTTGTTCTTCGGAAGTTTCCAACGCTGATGCCTGGGAGGACTCTCGAAGGTGTAGGTTGGATACCCACCAGAAGGCGGCATCAACCTAACCCTAAGTAAGTTACCCTTCTTCAATTCCGGTCCCCACCGCTGCCAGTCGTCCATCCACACGTTGAACTTGGCAAACTCATTGGTCGCATCCTCACACTCAATCTGATAGAACTGGACCTTCTTGCCGTCCCGCTTGCTAACTTTCAACACCTTGATCTCCACGGGCGATGTTTTGAGATCAGGGTTGCTGCGGAATTGCTCGAAAGTCATATTCCCCTTGTAATCGGGGCTTTTCTCCAGATCGTGAACCCAGGCGAAACCATAATACTTAGTTTCGCACTTCACAGGATGCCGCAATTCCTTCACCAAATCATCGTCAATTTCCCACTCGGCGGCGTTGAATTCCGCCAACTTGGGCAATTGCAAACCCGGCGCTTCCCTTTGCTTCTGAATCGCCCGCTGGTAACGATTCCACAGCGTCACGATGTTCTTCCATTTGTTGTACTTCTTCTTCACCTTCCCCATCTTGTAGTACCGCTGAACTTCCTTGTCAATGTACTCGTCCTCCGTACCCTCAATCAACACCGGCACCATCTCCCAGCGAGCCTCCGCACCCTCCTCGTGCGGCTCACACTCGATTTCCTTGTCCACTTCGATTTCTTCGTTGATGTCGAATTTGGACCGCCACTCGTCATTGTCGAATGGATTCTTCCCGGAGTTGGGCATCTCCAACTCCGACAACTTCACCTTCATGCCCGTCAGTTCCTCAAACTGCTCCTGGTAACGGGCCACACTAGCAGTAAAACGCTTCTTCTTGTCCTCGTACTTCTTGTGCTTGTCTTTGTAGAACTCAGCAAACTTCCACAAAGTCACCGGGTCAGATTCACGGAAACAGCGCAAGCCAATCAACGGCTTCAACACGTTGGCATCCGTCCCAAACCGCCGCAGGAAGTCCTCGATGTCCTTGTAAGGCTGCCCAGCCAAAATACGCTTGGCCGGCTCCTCCCCAATGCCCTTGACGTTGGAAAGACCGAAATAAATCGTGTCGCCCACAAGATCGAAAGTCAGTTTGGACTTGTTGATGTCCAACTGGTGCATGTTGACGCCATGAACGAACGCCTCGATCTTGTACTCCTTCATTTTTTCCGCCAGCGTCTCGCATGACAAAATGGCAGTGTAGAACTCATGCGGGTAATGAGCCTTCAGCCACAACAGCCAGCCAGAAATGTAGGTGTACGCCGTGGCGTGGCTGGAATTGAACCCGTACTCAGAGAAGGCTTCCAACTGGTTCCACAGGTCATTGATCTCCTTGTCGGAAACACCAAGGTTCTTCTGTCCATTCGTGATGAACATTTCCTTGTATTTCTCGAAACCAGTGATCTTCTTCTTCGACATGGCCTTGCAGACATCCCAACAGTTCTGCCAGGAAATCTCCCCAACAGCGTTCAGGACGGCCATTACCTGCTCCTGGTACACAATAACGCCGTAGGTCTTCTGCAAGATAGGTTTCAGGATCGGATGCAACTCGAAACTTTCCCGGCCACGCTTGCGCTCGATATACCGCTTGTCCATACCACAATTATGGACAACGATCCCATCAGCAATGAAATTCGGCTCATCCAAGTAAACATCATCTTCGAGAAGAGTGATGTCATAGCACTGTCCATCCTCCACTTGCTCAATAGAGACAATTTCATCCCAGGCAATCGTCATGGAAACCTCAACCAAGATGTTGTTCAATCAACTTCGCCAAAACATCCGACTGTTTCTTGCGATTTTGACGGCAATCCTTCTTAAAACGAGCGTAAATTGACCAGGGCAACTTCACATGAGGACGGACATTTACTATTTCCTTACCATTGAGAGCAAGCCAGACAACTTCCGAAGTGCGCTTGTTGTTGGTTCCCTTGATATTCTCCAAAGGCTTAAAAGGCAGCCAATCCGCCCCGCTCTGTTCACAGACGATCACCAGCCCTCGTCGCTTCTTACACCAATCCGCAAGTTCCTTGTAATCAACGTCCCTGCGATACCCCCGCTTGATGTTCTGATAGGGCGGATCAATAAACCAGGTCGCCTCCTCATCTGGAGCATCCTGGTATTTTCCCGATTTGTATTCGATATGCTGCTTTGCATAATCAACATACCGGGCAGCCATTCGCTTTTGCTTGCGAAGATCACGCTCCATTCTCTCGGTCCACAGATAAGACTTAGCCTTAGCCGTTCCGTGACTGCCGCCCGCCATCATACACCAGCGATCTTCTGTTCGATCTCCACGTTTCGGTTCGGGATAATCCAACAACTCCTGAGCCGTCAAACCACAGATTTTGCTCCAAACTTCAACCACAGTATCATCCAACTCAATGCCAATAGCCCTAGTTGGTTGGTGATACAACGTATATGCCATTGACCCAGCAAAAGGCTCAATCACCAGTTCATGGCGAGGAGCGGGGTAAAGGTCAGCCAAACGGCTCTTTCGTCCAAAATAGTAGAACACTTCAACCTCCAATAATAGCTTGCAGTGGCCGGATCATGTGCGGAGAATTTGACTCTTCCAAAATCCAATCAATGGCTTCCCTACCATGTTGGTTGAGAATCCTTTTTCGATCTCGGTTGCTTCCAGCCATATTCAGATATTCTTCCTTCACCCTGAGTACGCCTGCCCGGATGTGCTGCGCCTCACTGTATTGACAAACCAGGCACAATCCTTCAATCCGTATCAATTCAGGTGGGATCATCCACTGATTGCCAACTGTCAACTTGCAATCGAATTCAATCCCCCTAGACCTCCAAGGAATCAAAAGGCTACAATCCAGATTTTCACCGGGAGGAATGTCGAATTCTCGTCGAAAGAATTGCTCCCACTTAATTCCGATAATGGTCTTCTCGGCCTTTCCAATATCCTGTAACTCCTCGCCGATTGGATAGAGAGCATAGGACACAGCATGTCTTACTGTAGACACAAACCTACGCTCAAAATCAGGGAAAGAAAGCAGCCAATCCGACATAACCACAATGTCCGCATCCATCATTCACCCATAAATGCTTTCACCCGTAGATCGGCTGCAAACTTTGCAGCCGTCATATTGGACTCATTGAATTGCCAATATACAAACTCTAGGCCGTTGTTGGAAGCGTACTTTGTAGCCGCTTTCAACTTCGCTTCGGTTTCTTCTTTCCTGATGCTGTATACATAGCCAGACTTCAACTCCATCAACCAATAGCCATCCACCAAAAAATCAGGATGATAAGTGCGAGTTTTACCATTGAGGCCATACTCAATAGAGCATGGACTTGCAATCCATCCCCTCACCTTCTCACAAGCATCCAATGTCTCTGCGAACCATACCTCTAAATTGGATCGCAGATAAAATTCCGTTTCCATCTTGGTCGAATAATATCTCATGCCTGTCTCAAAAGTGAAATATGGGTGCTTCTTTCTATACTCGACACAACACTCCGAAGAACAAAATCTTCGTTTGGGTCGTGGTTTGCCGCCGAGCCAAATAATCATCTGCTTCCCACATCCATAACAACTTCCCCAAGTAGCAATACCTTTTGCCCAAGGGTATAACTTCTGAAAGTCTTCTGGCGTGCGGGTCGCTCTCAACTCCTCCTGACGGGCATTCCCGGCCCGTGTGAAAGCAAAAAGAAGTTTTCGTCGTTCTTCTTCAGAAGCAGATTGAATTTTTTTTACCCAACCATGCGTGCCTGCTTCGACAATCCTTGCTCGTGTTGCCGAGTCCACAATATCACCACCCTCATATCGCTGTTTCATATGCTCAGAGCGGAAAATACGAACATCTTCACGTCGAGAGTATACCGCCGCCTGCTCTGCGCATCTAGCCACAGAAGGATGAGTATGTTTTGTCAAACCTTTGTTCCAAGCCTGCTTGGGAACCTGACCATCATATTCAGCAGCCTGCTCAGGAAACATCTGTAAATAATCATCCTTCCGCATCTTGTGGCTGCCGTTCAGATGCAAATAGAACTTGCCAGAAATATCACGACCACATATCTTACACAGCATATAACCTCCAGGTCTATATGGAAGTATATATGCTTGGCATGTTAAATGGAAGCAACTTTCTGGCTTTTTTCGAGATTATCGGCTCGGATATACCCGCTTTCGGTGAGAATGCGGTGGTCGGGAGAGACGTACAGCACCTTGCCGGAACGAGTCGTGATTTTCAACAGACTCTTTTTCTTCGTTTTGGTGACGAAGTATCGCTTGGTGTGTTTCAACATACCATCGCCGCCGAGATAAGCAATTTCATCATGCCCAGGCTCAAGTTTCTCGATTGGACTCTGCCCCACGGATGTCGAAACATTCGTGCTTTCCTTCACACACTGCATCGGCCCTGGCCGGTTAAGGCTGGTGTAGGCAATCAGGTCTTCAAACCTGGTCACGCCACCCCTGCGGGCCATTGTGCGAACAGTATCTTTGTCGAACTGGAAGATACCCTTCAGGTCGCCCTTGTCAGCCATTGCCAGGGCTTTGGGATCGTTGCGCCAGGCATTCACATCGGTCCAATCGCTTTTGCCGGGCAGGGCGCAAATACCAGCCAGCCCATGCCGCTCCTTGACAAGTTTGCAGCACTTAGCAATCTGGAGCAGGTTGTTGATTACCAGCAAGTCGAACTTCACCAGGCCGACCGGCCCCAAGTCCTGGCCGTGCAAACCTTCCACCCACGCACTGGCCTGTGGATTGTCCTTACGCTTGACGAGCGGCACCAGGTCGGAAAGGGGGATGCTGGAGATGATGAGTCCCCCGGCGTGGACGCCCATCCCACGGTTGCGGTTGAGAAGTCGTTTGGCGGCTTCAGCAACGTCCTTGTGTTCCTCACAGTATTTCTTCAGGTCCGGGTACAGCTTCATCGCTGCATCCCAAGTGATGGCCTTGCCCTCGTCGTCCTTGTCGTCAAGGTTTTTGGTGATGGCCTGGATTTCTTCACGACTCTCGCTGTGGACACGAGCCATGTCGATGAGGGCCGATTTGATCTTGAAAGTGGTGTAGTTGCCGATGTTGCAGACATATTCTTCCCCGAAGATACGGGGTGCCCAATCAGTTTTCAGGTAGTCCCGAACGATGTCGAGGTAGTCGATGTCGATGTCGGGGTAGCTGCCGTACTCGCAGTTTGGGTCGTTCTCGATGTTGTAGTCTTTGCAAATTCCCAGCAACTTGCAGATGAGCAAATTGTTCTGATTGAGGGGATAGCGGACCTTCTTCTCGTGCATCGACCAGAAGTAATCGTGCTTGCCCTTGGCATTGATCTCGCCAAGTTCCCAGGCGAGTCGCTTCTTGTAGCGGGGGTCATCAGCGACCCCCATATCTTCGAGCTTCTTCTGACAAGTGGACTCAAACAGTTCCCTAGTAACCATTGTCGCTCCTTAACGGCGCAGCGCCCCGAAAGACTAAGCTGCACACACAGGTTGAATGATTCTTACAGTCGGACTTCTTCGGCGGTCTTGCGATGTCGAATCAGGCGGTAGCCCTCGATGTTGACTTTCTCCCCATCTTTCAACTTGGGCCAAATGTCGTTGAAAAAAGCAGTGGCACGCTGCTTGATGGTTGCAAATTGCTCATCCGTTGGCTTGCTGTACAAGAAAATCCCAACGGAATATCCGGCAGGAAAATTGTAGTCTTCGTAATTCTGATCGTTCAGTTTTGCCGCCTTGCCCTCGGCATTCATGCCGTACACACGGCTCGGCCACACGGCACACGGTTGCCAATGACCAGTTTCATCCTGCTGGTCAACAACAAGATCACGCAATGGGTTCTTGTCGTCAGCCAGGTCGCCGTAGGGACCGTCATCATCCTCAATGCCCAGGTCGCTGTAGTACAACTCACACATCTCGCTGGAATGATAGGACGCTTCCTCTCCTGCGAAACCAGTGCAGTAGGCGCAAAGGGGATCAGCGATGGGTCCGGCATAACGATCCAGGTCAATGACCAAGATGTAATCTTCACTAACAAGGACTTCATTCATAGCTAGACCTCTGCTTTCTCGTGGCGGTAAGTCGCTTTGGCATATTGCCAAATCCCATTGGATTGCGGCGCTCATCGTTGTCGGAAGTAATGTATTCTTCCTTCATCGTTTTTAGAGTTTCAACGGCCTCGTCATAATCGTCACCCAAGATGACGACGGCAGTAAACAACTCCTTCAGGTGAGCGATGGAGAACTCGTCGGTATCAGCAACCCACCTGTCCAGGTCGATACTGAGTTGCTTGATCTTATCATCACCAATGATATGCCGGAAGTACAACTTGCGGCTTTCCTCGTCGGGATGTCCGATGAAGAATCGCTTGTCGAAACGAGAAGGCCGATTGATGATCCTGGCACCCAGCCGCTCCGGGTAATTGGTGGTTGCCAAGAAGACAGCCTTCTCGATTTGATTGATGCCGTCGAGGATATTGAGGACTTCAGACTCGTTGAACTGCTCCAATATCGAGTCAATATCCTCCATTAGAACAACCACAGGTGTATCCGGTTCAATCTCCCGGAACTTCCTCATGCCCTCGTTGAACAAGTGCGGGTGGGTGAACTTGATGACCACACCGTTGCGGTCCACGACATCTTTCATGATGAGTTGGATCGTGCAGGATTTACCGCTACCGGGCGGTCCCCACATGATGATGCCCCGCTTGTGGGTCAGGTTGTATTCTTTGAAAATGTCTGCCTTCTGCCAAAACTTCTGGATTTCCTCCAACACCCGTTCGGAGTTGGTTTGCGGAAAACGCAACAGGCCCAATGTCAGGACCGGGATTCTCTCGAAATAAATGCCAATGGTGTTCGAGTGCTGAATCTCGTACACGCCAGGCGTCAACTTCTCAGCAGTGTGACTGGCTGGGACGAAACGCTTGCCATCCCCCGTCGTCCACTGAACAAGTCCCGCCAAATCCTTCTCGTCACTCGATGTTGTAGGCACTCCATCGGCAACAGGGGAATCCCCACTACAACTCACTCTGGCAAATTTATGATGGGCAGCAGTATTCTGATTTTCAAGAAGCTCGTTTAGCTTGCGATTCTCATCGGATCGTGTCATCGTATATCCTCCAGGTACGATGGATTATACGGCTTTGAATCGAACGATAAAAGAGCAGAATATCGAAAGGATATATGTTGTGATTGTACAACTCAACCCACCAATACCGTTGGAAACTCCCAAAGGGCGGGGCATGGCGCATATCATCATCGACTACAGCACCGAGCATTCCCTGATATGGCAAGTCTTCATCGACGCCACAGGGGAATCCTGGCTGTTTCGCAACGAGGAAGTAAGACTTCAGCCCAATTGGACTTTCGGAAGAAGGGAAGTGTCGAGGGATGAGATATTGAGCAAGGAAGGCATCAAGATGTGGACCAGCAAAGGACACACAACCCAAGATTAAACACGATCCAGGCGATTCCAGGGGATGTTCAAAATGACACGTCCCAGACTGGTCCAGAACGTCATCTCGACTTCCAACAAGTATTGACGATTCTTGCCGTAGAAGTTGTAGCCTAGAACGTGGCCGCTCACCCCATCATGGGCGTGCCCCGGCCACTGGATTTTCACCTTGGAATTGATTGGAAATCGAGATTTGATGTCCCTGGCGGACAGCCATACGTTCAACATAAACTCATAGTAGTACGGGACGACGTGCTTTGTTCTTGTGTCGGATTTGGATTTGCTCTCGTAAAAATCGCATCTCCATTTCAAACAACAACAATTTCTTGATGTCTACACTGTTGATTTCACTGAAATCGAAGCCAAAATCAGGCAAATCAGTAAACTTGATTATTTGTTTGAAGATTGCGGCGGGATCAAGACACAACTCCTCATGTTTGATGCGAAGAAAATGAGGCACCATTGCTTCAAGGCGTGCAGCGGCTTCCAAACTGTCGTTGTATTTGGCTTCCTGAACCGCACGCTCGGTTCTAGTTTCAACCATGCTGGTGGGTTTGGCCCAACTTTTGAAAATCTCCTCCCGCTCCCGCTGCATGTACAAGTAATATGCGTCGGGCCAGTTGGCAACCAGGAAATATGGGCGATGACACACCCAGGGCCGCTTCATGAGGATGTAAGGGACCGATTGCCTCGCCGCAAACTCAAAAACAGGGAAGGCGTCACCGCTCGCCAAAGCATCGTTTTCGTACAACCAGGCTTGAGGACCAGTGCGATAACAGACCACAGAAGGGTGCTGACTCAAAGTTCTTGTAAGTATTGTCGTCCCGGAATGGGCCATCCCAACCACGATGATGTACTTCATGTGGCTATTTATCCAGGCCGAGTCCGTCTGTGATCTCCTTCAAAGCCGATTCAGCGTTTTTGAGATGTTCAACATCGTCCAGGTGGTCCTGATGCCGGCGAACAGCATTGAGAAGGTTGGGATAGAAGGTCTTCAGGTCAATCGGGACTCGAATGCCACCCCAGCGCAGAAGTTTTTTGCCAACCCACAAGTCAGTAACAAGATCATCGTCATCCTCGAAGCCACTGGATTGCAACACTTCAGCCAGGTCGATCAACTCGTTGCATTTGGACAATTCAAGGGTGAATTCAACATTGCCCCACTGGAAAACAACACCCTTGGAATTGCCGAACACAATGGCGGATTCTTGCATGATGCTTCCCCTAAAAGGACAAAGCCCGACAAGATGTTACCCTTGTCGGGCTTCTGGCCTAATCACCAGTGGAGGCGAGGGGAGTCGAACCCCTGTCCGAACTGCTAGTGAATGAGCATCTACACGCTTGTTCTGTTGTTTTGCCTTTCGGCGTCTCACCCCAACTTACCGACAACAGACAAAGGCCGGTTGGGACCAGCAGAATCGGTTTCTCACTTCACCGTATCTGCAAGGGTGAAGCCAGTGATTATTTTGCGAGGGCTAGAAAGACGCTAAATCACGTCGCTTCCTTCAAGCCCTGGCGGTCAAGCCGCCATTGCGAACTGAGTTTCGCCGGTTAAAGCGATGGTCTGCTTTTATACTGGCCTGCTGACCAACCAGTGCGTGCCACTTCAGTCACATCACACTCCGTAGAAGCCGTTGCGCCCCCGAAGTTTGCCCAGGTTTTCATCAAGCGGGCTATTTGCTGGGCGGCTATAGGGGGAACCTGGACGGAACCCATTCTAGCTCTTCTATTTGCGCCCATTCCCAACTTGACGGGCCTGCGCTGGGTAAGACCGGCTTGTGCCTTTCTCCCCAGGTCCGGTGATCTCATACTACCCCGATTTTTCGGGGTTGTCAAGTCAGATCAACGAATTCCGGTGGTGAGGATGGTTCTTGACGTAGTTATCTTGCCCAGGGATTTTCAGTTTCGCCCACTTCGCCTCGTCCGGGTCGTGCAGGAAGGCACGAACGTCCGGGTAGCCGGCCAGCTTGACGATCCGCTCGCCATCACCATCCGGGAATCGGTTGCGGAACGCCTGAATCTTGGTGTCAAACGCCATCGCTTCTTTGTTGGCAGTGACGTTTTCAGCCATCTTCTCATCCCGTTGTTTCAGAAATTGTGCAAACCGCATGAATTCCATATCGCCCCTCAAGGGAAATTCTTCACCTTAATATATACCTCGTGATGTTCAAAAACTGGCTGCACTTGATGGAAAACCAACAAGTATCTGGAGGCATTACCTCCAGAACTGGCAACCCCGGCACAGCCCGCTACACCGTGACAACCCCAACCGGAAGCCGATCCTTCATAGCTTTGTTCGCTTTGAACGGCGACGAACTCCACATCAACTTCCTTGGCGATGACTCCGACAAAGACCAACCCATTGATAAATCTGTCAACATCATGAGCATCATGAACCAGTTCGCCAATGATGTATGTCGGAAGTTCGGCCCGGTAGACCCAACAAAAATCACCTATACACCAGCCACAGGGGGCACAGACACAGGGGCCGCTGTTCGGGATAGGCTATTCCAAAGATATATACGTCAGCTTCAGCAAAACCTGCCCAATGCCTGTCAGAAACCAGCAACCCCTCACCTGAACGCTCCACGGACTGCACCTGCGCAAAGCAGCAAATATGCGAGCCATCCACTGAGGGGTGCCTTCAAAGGTTCCGACGAGGAGTTTGCATCCTTTTTTGGGCTATGAGGACTAAATACCTTCAACCTGGAGGATTAAATGGTAAGAACCAAAGATCGAGTGATTGCCGGCGTTTGCGGCGGACTTGCAAAAGACCTGGGCATGGACCCTGTTCTAATGCGTTTGTTGTTCGTCTTGGCATTCCTACTTTTCGGCATTGGCCCAATTATTTACCTGATTCTGTGGGTACTAATGCCCAATGAAGCATAAATAACCCAAATGGAGAAACACATGGCCCACAAGACATTTCAGGAATATCTCGACACCAAGTCGAAGTTTTCTACCAAAGGCAAAATCGAAGCCAAGGCCGACTACAGCGGTCCCAAGGAATCTGCGCCTAAGAAAGAAAACAAACACAAAGACGCTGGCGGCAAAGGCCAGGGTCAACCAAAACCCTACAAGGGCGGCAAAGACGCCAAAGACCCCAACAAGGGCAAGCTAGATGGTGGTTTTGCCGACAAGGGTGACAAAGATTTGAAATACACTCCGGGCGACAAGGAAAAAGGTAACTTCATCACGGGCGGCAAAGAAGCTGCTGGTGTTCCGGGTGGCAAAACTGTTTCCAGTGATTGGAACAAAACCAAAACCCAGGAATGGCTGAACCGCACCAAGGGCATGTCCCTGGCCGAATTCACCAAGATGATCCAGAAGACTACCTCCAAGGGAATCGACAAGATCACCAACGAGTGTGCCTGCCAGGAGTCGGCCAACGATGTTGTTCGCCAGGCTGTCGCTTTGGCAAACGCCAACCAGTCGGTCATGATTACCCTCGTCCGTGAAATGAAGCGAAACAAGGCGTTCGGCAAGATGGTTGCCGAGATGCTTCAGCACGACGAAACCTACAAAGTCATGGCTCACTTCATGGAGCGTGATGAAAAATACGCCCGCCGTCTCGTCAGGGCCATGAACGAGATGGTTGGCCCACCAGCACACAAAGACGACATCGACGACGATGACGACGATCCATCGAAACCACCCCACCCGGAAGACATGCACGGCTCTGATGATGATATGGACATGGGTATGGGCGATGACGACATGGGCATGGGCGGCGATGATATGGGCCTGGGCGGGCCTCCTCACGGACACCACGGCCATCACGACATGGATGGGCCGCACGGACACCCAATGGGCGGCGATGACATGGGACTAGGCGGCGACGATGATATGGGCATGGGCGGCATGGGTGGCGATGACATGGGACTAGGCGGCGATGATATGGGCCTGGGTGGAGATGACCACGACCCAACAATGGGACCGCATGGACACCACGGCGACAAAGATGCCGATCTCGCACCAGGCAGCAAGATCATGCCAACCAGAAAGAAGAAGAAAAAGCACGCTCACCATCACTTGATGGCAGCACTCAAAGATAGCCCGATGGGACAAGATGCGGGCGGTATGGGAGCAATGGGCGGGGGCAACCTCTCAATGTAACGAAAAAAGGCCAGTCACTTGACTGGCCTTTTTCTTTCAGTCGTCAATTGTTCGTTTCACAACGAAGTTGATGATCCTACCCGGAACTTTCACCGTCCTGGTAATTTCCAACCCTTCTACCACGGCCTGCACTTCGGGGTACTCCAACACGTCGTCCAGATCATCTCCGTCCATTTGTTCCACCAGCGCCCGCTTCTTGCCGTTGATCTGAATAACAATAGTTGCTGTTTCCGGGTCTTCCAGGGCGATCTTCGCCGGGAATGGGTATTTGTGAATGCTGCCTACTTCACTGTGAATCTTGCTCCACGCCTCCTCAGTACGATGAGGACAGATAGGAGCCAGCATCAGCAACAGACAGTCCACGGCATTCTGCCAGGACAAGCCCGGCGTCGTGTCGTAGTGTTCCAACATCACGTTCCGAAGCTGCATCAGCCAGGAGATGACAGTGTTGAACTTCATCGCCTCATAGTCCTTGTAAACCCTGGGACAAGTACGATTTATCGCCCTGGTAACAGCACACTCCGGGTTGAGCCGATCCTGATTCCTCGGCGGCATGGCGGCAATCTTCTCGACATCATTCAGGAATCGCTCGATGCCCGCCAGGTTGATACTCCAGGTGCCGCCCTGGTCCCACGGCCCAATGAACATCAAAGCCGCCCGAACCACGTCTGCCCCGTAGTCCTCAACCAATTCATCGGGATCGACCACGTTGCCCCTGGACTTGCTCATCTTGTAGCCGTCCGGCCCCAAGATCATGCCCTGATTGAACAACTTCTTGGCAGGTTCAGCACGAGGAATCGTGAACTCTTCCGACAAGATGCCACAATCCAGCATCGCCTTGCTGAAGAATCGGAAGTACAACAAGTGCATACAAGCATGTTCGATGCCGCCCGTGTACAAGTTCACCGGACACCAGTTGTTGACCCAATCGGTGTAGAATGCCTGATTCTCCCGATCCCGGTTCAGGTAGGCGTACTGATACCAGGACGAACAGAAGAAAGTGTCCAGCGTGTCGGTTTCCCGCTCGGCTGGACCTTCACAATTGGGACATTCCACATGCTTGAAAGTCGGGTGTTGCTTCAGTGGACTCTCACCCGTGGGCAGGAATTCGGCATCATCCGGGAGCATGATCGGCAGATCGAAGGTAGACACCGGCACATCACCACACTGCGGGCACTTAATCATCGGGATGGGCGTGCCCCACATGCGCTGACGAGAGACGTTCCAATCCCTCAGATCGGCGATCCAGTTCTCCTGCATCTTGATGACCTTCTCAGGCCAGTCCAGGCCAGCGAAGTTCAACAAATCGTCCTTGTAGGAAGTAATTCTCAACTTCCAGGAAGGAATCGCCTTCTGAACAACCGGCGTGCCACAGCGCTCACAGTCGCCATCAACAACTTGTTCTTTGGCCACAGTCGTTTGGCACTGCGGGCAGAAGTCCACGGGGGCGTTGTCCTTGTAGACCAGTCCCTTGTGGTAGAACTGAAGGAACAACCACTGGTTCCACTTGTAGTAATTTGGATCACACGTTCTCAGCGTGTACTCCCAGGGGAACATGCAACCCATTGTCTTGAGTTGTTCCGTCATCCGGGCGATATTCTTCTCCGTCCATTCCTTCGGCTGTACCTTGTGCTTGATGGCGGCATTTTCTGCCGGCAGTCCGAAGGCGTCGAAACCCATCGGGAAGAAGACTTCCTTGCCGTGCATACGCTGGAAGCGAGCGTAGGCATCTGCGGGGGCCAGGGCATACCAGTGGCCGAGATGCAGATTCCCGCTCGGATAGGGGAACATGGAAAGCAGGTAGAACTTTGGACCCTCCGTATTCAGGTCCACGTTATACAAACCTGTTTCTTCCCACTTCTGCTGCCACTTCTGGTCGATTTCTCGGCTCATGTTGTCTCCAAATAGAAAAAGCCCCGTGGATTCTACCACGGGGCTTTGTGATTGTAAAGCAATCAGCCTGCGTCGGCACGAACCACGAAAACTTCCGAGTCCGTTTCAATCCAGACCGTTGCCCCGCACGAAAGCGGCTTGTCTGGCCTATAGACAATCTTGCAGGGACCGTCGATATGGACTTCGTGTCCATATTCATTGTCCTTGTAGGTTTTCACGGTCAGCACCGGGTCACGCTTGCCGTACTTCCTGTTGGCCTTGATGATGTGTTGATTAACATGAATGAAGCGTTTCATGCTGCGAATGCCTCGTCGGGCGGCAGGGGATCAATGTTACGGAAATCCAACACAATATGCCTACCGCCACGGGCCTCGCTCATGAAGCGGCTGAACAACAACCCTTCATATACGGGGTCCACGTCGGTAATTCCCAAACAGTAGCAAGTGAGGGCACCAACAGCGCTACCACGGCCCGGACCCACGGCTTCGCTGCCGTCACCCCAACCCAACAATTGCGGGCTGACACGCCGAGCCTCATCGGTCATCATCTTCTGAAGCAGGAAGTAGGAGGAAAACCCCTTCCGCCAGATGAGGCTGTATTCTTCCTTGATACGATCCAGATATTCACGGGTTTTGGGCAGTCCACGCTTGGCGAAACCCCTCATGATCTCTTCCTTGAGTTTTTCATCGGCCCCATCCAACACGGGCAACTTGAGGCTGCGATCCAACTTGACGCCCTTGGCCTTGTTGCAAATCCAGACCGTGTTGCGCTTGGCCTCACAGAAAAGTTCGTAGGGGATCACATCGCTGTAGTCCCGCAACCACTTCTCGTTGATTTCCTCCTCGGACTTCATCCACAAGTTGGCGTCCTGCAACTCGAAGAAGTCCTGCATGGAGTCTTCAGCCATTGCCTTCTGGATTTCCTGGAGGGTGCGGTTCGTCTGCACCATCAACATAAGCCGCTGGTAGTGGCTGTCTTCCTGCTGGCAGTAGTGGCAATCATTGGTGATGATGAGCCGCAACCCAAACTTCTCGGCAGCCGCCACGATGAATTTGTCATAGGGCTTCTGTTTCTTGAAGTCAAGGAGCATCATTTCCAGAAAGTAATGCTCCCGACCAAACATATCCAGGTAGCGCTGGATCATCTGGTATCCAGCTTCGTAGGCGGCTTCTTCGCTGATCTTGAGGCCACGGTCGAAGGCTTTGCCGACCTCAGAAGCGTAGCAGCAGGACGTGAAAAACAAGCCCTCACGATGCTTGATGAGTTGATCGTAATTAACCCTGGGCCGGCGATAGAAGCCCTTGGTCCAGCCCCAGGAAGAAAGTCGGACCAGGTTTTTGTAACCTGTTTCGTTGTAGGCGATAGCAAGAAGGTGTGCCCCATATTGGCGCACTTCACGAAGGTCTTCCTCATTCAGACCCTTCATGAACTTCTGCATATCGTTCGGGTTGTTGCATTCAGGCTGGAGGCGGTTGACATATAGTTCACAGGCAAAAATGGGGGAGAGGGCATCTTTGCCGTTGGCTTTGCAGATGTTCTCACATGCTTTGATCTGACGGGGGACCACGCCCATCATACCGTGGTCGGAAACTGTCAGAAATTTCTGGTTGATTTTGGGTGCCCGGAGAGCATATTCCTCAACCATCCCATAGCCATCGAGAAGGCTGAAATCGGTATGGAGATGCAGGTGTTCAAACCCGCAAATTTCACATTTCTTCATACAACCTCGTTAGAAAAATTCCTTGATCCAAGAAGTGATCTTCTTGGCGAAAGATTCTGGTGTAGGGGTTTGTTGTGGGGCTGAAGGTAGTGATACCACAGGAGGCCGGGGCGGGACAATAGGAGCATCACGCCTTCGCAAAATCGGCATCTCCCATTCGGGGTTAGCTTCGGCCCGACGACTGCCTTCGCCCAGCGATTCGTCATATCGTGAGCCGAAGAAAACTAGGTTCGGATTCCCGTGACAAAGTTTCTCATCGAACACGGAAGATGCTTCAACATCTTCCGGCCTCGGATGAACTATGTTGCCGGGGTTCCACTCAGCGTCGATACTCCTGTAGACGTTCTTCTTCTTGGGCATGTTTCCTGATATTCATCCTTATGTGAAGTATTTGCATCGCTCCGATGGCACCCCAGCAGAATATCCCCATCAAGGGGAAGCCCATGAAGTCGGATGGTTTATGTTCCAGCCAATGTTGGGCGGCGTATCCACCCGCCAGCGCCCAGGCGTAGAGCATGATGAAAACACGGTAGACATTATTGTAGCCAACTTCACCCAGGCCGAACAGCATGAAGATGAAGCCAAAAATGGCTGCGAAGCAGACGATGGAATCGAGAAGGGTCATGATAGTCTCCTTAGTTGGAAAATACTATACGACACAATATCAGAAGCCCGCCAACAATGCCAGCGATAATTGCAAAGGTTTTAACTACGACAAGCGAATCTGCACGCCGCTCGCAACTACAGCGCTGATATAGGCGCTGGTCGCCCCAGGAGTATTGGTAGCCGCACGTCTTGCACTTTGGCGGTTGCTGGTTGGGACGAATCGGCCACCAACCACTCTCGTCGTCCGTGGGCGGCGTCCAGCGCTCGTACACGATCTCGTCGTAGATTTCCTTGTAGGTGCGCAACGGCAGAAACTTCTTCGTCAGGAAAATGTAGTCATCACCCCAAGGGGTGTCGATGCTTCGGGAAGGGATTCGCTTCTTCATGGGGTTTGGAGCAATAGTTGGGGATATATTCTCCTGATGAGCGGTATCTTGATACGCCTGAAATGGGTCAGATCATACTCATCAGCGATATGCTTGGCGATTTCCTGGTAAGTGCGCAGCGGCGGAAACTTCTTCGTCAGGAAGATGTAGTCATCACCCCAAGGGGTGTCGATGCTTCGGTGCGTCAGCCGTCGCCACAGTTGCGCCAAGGTTCGTTCCCAAGTGGAGAGTTCAGATCGTAATCCAAGGCTTCGCTCATGATTCTAACACTTCCGTCAATTTCGCACAACTTCGGATACTTGTTAATCATCGTGTTCCAGGCGTTGCTCACACCAGATTCCCGTGACTGTTTCACCAGGCGAATCAGTCGGTTGAGATTTTCCTGGATGTCGATAATCTTGCTGTAGAAGATTGACTCAAGTTCGTTGGCACGAGCGGGATTAACTCGAATGCGCTCATTCACTTCTGCTTCACTCAGCGGCATCAGCTTCCTCTTTTTCTTCCTTGGTGAACTGTTTCTTCCACTCATCGAACTCCAACGCCGTGGCCTTAGCCTGATCGTCGAGAGCGGCAAGTTCAAGTTGAATCTTGTCGTAGAAGGCTTTCAGTTCTTGTTTCTTCTTTTTCTTCTCATTGTGGATAGCGGCAATCTTGTTGGAAAACGCTATGAACTCGTCACTGAGAAGAACATTTACATCAATTTTCATTTTTCACCAGAAAAGGATAGTAGTTAATCTCCTCGCCTTCCTTCAAGTACGATGGTGGGATGAAGCCCAACACTTTGGGCCTGTTGTTTTTCCGATCCCGATGCAGCCATAGCTCGCAGTCAGGGTGTTTAACGGAGGCGAGAATCTTCTTCTTGTACAATTGCTCGCTTTTGATGTGGTCGCACATATCTCCGACCTTAGCGAGCCATTCACCCCACATCTCATTGTAGATTTTGTGGAGGACACTTCCAAGTGCAACCCGAATAGTCTTCTCGTCGGGAGAAAGGGTAATATACCAAGCATATTCAGTCAGCATATCCCGGCCACGCTTGGTGCGCTTATCCATAGTGCCCCAAAATGGTTCCCATAAACAAGCCAAAATATCCTGCTTGGTCGCCCGGACCTTGATGGCAACCCGACGCTTCTCCTCACCCTCGACTTGCCAACAGTCGGTTTTGTCTTCACAATCCTCAGAAAACGTAGCCGCCTGAAGGTTGAAACCCTCGTAATTCTCGTTCAAGCACTTCCGAATCTGATCTTCTTTCGCCTTCCCGTAAACAACCCTTTCTTGGAAAGACATAGTATCAATGGTCATGCTAATCTCCGAATTTCTTTGAGTGTGTCATACCCAGGCTCGCCATATATGCCATCTGCCAAACCGTAGAAAACGGCTTGCTCGGCGTCCAGGTTCCAATCTCCAACCTTCTGAATCTTTCGGTCGATGAAACGCAACACCTGCTGATGCGTCATGTTTCCCTGGGTAAAATACTTGCCCATTATGGCACGAGACGCATATATTTGCAACATCTTTGTATCAGTTCTTTTGTTCCACAAAGCGTTGGCTTGTACTGTTGAAGAAACACCATCCAACGACAAAAAGCCCCTGTGGATCATCATCTCGCAACTCGGCATCATTATGCGGTGTACAGCCGCTTGGAATATGATGCCGCTCATGGATGAAACTTCGCCGTGAGCGAGGATAGTGACGGGGGAATTCGTTGCTCGGATGGCGTCGAATATCGCCATCCCGTGACCCCAATCCCCTCCAGGCGATTGAAGGTGAACTAAAATAGGCGCATCGTCAGCGAGATCAAGAACGTGAAGATTCTTGATGAAGGTGGTAGCCATGCGAAACTCCACCCCACTTTCTTCGTCTGGCCCACTGGCGTTGTAATGACTGTGAAGGTAAATTTCCCTGGTAGCCAGGTTCACTTCGTAGTTGTGAACCTGGCCCAGCAATTCAACCAAATCAACTTTTTTTCTTGCCATCTTCATCTAGCCGCTCGGCCTGAATGAACTCGAATACCATGAAGTCATCGTGAAACTCTTTCACCCTGAACTTCACGCCAAGTTCCATCAGAATGAAGCCGAGCCGATCAGTGAACTCGGCCAAACCTTCGCCTGTGAATAACGTAATCTCAAACTTCTCCATTGACCCTCATTACCAATCCTTCATATGGTCCTTGCGGGAAACCAATTCAACATCATCCTCGGCAGTTCCATAGCAACCATAAATGGCTTCTCGGCCATCATCGTCCTTCGTTGCCAAGAAAATGTCGTTGCCCCACAAGAATCGCAACGAAGTCATAACATCACGAACATACGGATCGTAAATCGCACGCCCGTCCCAATCATGCTGGAGCATCATGAACCCCTTGCCACGGTAGTTCGGCTCAGTCAGCTTGATGGAAGGCAACCCTCCGTTCAGGTGGCGGCGCATCAACCCAGCCTTGATTTCCTTGAAGTCACGATGCTCCAATCGGTACTCACCATTCGGATAGTGCTTCCAGTAGAAGTATTCCTGTGCCCGGCAGAAGTCCTCGGTGAAGAACTCATTCAGGAAAGTCAGGTCGTCATAATACTTCCTGATCTCGAAAATCTTCTCCTTGCCGAGCATTGCGCCAGTGTCCCACTTTTCCTTCTTCCTGATGTCGTCGCACTCATCCCACTCCGTACCGAACTGGCCCTTGTTCCATCTTTCTTCAATGTCCAGGAACAAGTAGAAGCCCAGCTTGTACGGGTTCATGCTGTACTTGCCGCCAAGAACTCCCATCTTGTGAGCGGCATACTCAACAATACCCATATCATGCTGTTTCTGACCCAGGGCGATATAACCCTGCCGGGCCATGATAATATGGTCGGTCAGCGAGGCCCACCCTTCGTTCATTACCTTAGTTTGTCTTTGCGGATAGAAGTACAAACTTTCTTCATACAACATGGCAACAATGTCCTGCTGCCACGGTTTGAGAGGAGCATTGTCCCGCAGGAAACCAAGAATATCCTTGGTCGGATCAGTGAACAGGCCAATTTCGTCCGCCGTGTCCAGCTTGGAAATCCGCTTGTTTTCTTCCTGGCGGAAGTCCCGTGTGTTGATGAACGGTTCCATGTAGAGCCGTTCCTTGCTCACCTTCAACCTTCTCGGATGGCGGTACTTCCTTTGATCCGAAAGGTTCCTGTCCCGGATCGTTTTCTGTGTCCACGCCTCAGCCCCGTCGATCAACGTCTCCAGCCGCAGAACATGGTCGATGAACTCAACAACACGCTCCTTGCCCCACCTGGTCATGTAACGGCGAATACGGGTGCCGTGGTTCGCCATCTTGTTCAGCATGTTGGTGTCGGTGGCGCTGAAATGGATGTTGTTCTTGAAGAAGTCATTGTGCCCTGTAGCATGAGCCACGACGGTCAGGTTGTCTTCCAGACTGTTGGAACTCAGCAACCACTGGTAGCAGGGATTGGTGTTGATGACCATCTCGTAAATCTTGTGCATCCCAAACTCATAGCCCCGCTGAAGTTCTTCGTACTCCATACCGAACTGCCAATGAGGATACCTGACCGGGAAGCCGCCGTAGGCAGCGATCTCGGAGATTTCGTCGTAGGTCAGCAGTTGGACCACTGTGGGGTAGAAATCCAACCCCCAATCCCGACAAGCCTGAAGGATGATGGGGACGTTTTCCTTCATCTCCTTTGGGAGTTGCACGCCGGGAACTGTATTGTCGCCGAGCAAGATGCTCGATCCGTGCATGAACTTATTGCCCATTTTGCTCGCTCCTTTGCTTGAGGTATTCCTCTAAGGCTTGTTGGCTTTCCCTGTTCCCATAGCCAGATTCATCAAAATGGAAGAACTTGTCGTCAATGTTTACATCGTAGCCATACCAATATACACTGACGTTGAACTTGTTACACTTCTTACACTCTTGGGAATAGTAATACCCTATTCCTGGTGACTCCAACTCCTCACCGCAGGCCATACAGTAGTAAAACATCAGTCGTCCTTCTCCTCCTTGTCGGACTTCTTGCTGCCCAGCAGTTGCTTGATGGCCCGCAGCACTTGTTCGTTGCGTTGTTCTTCCGTCAAGCTGGGCGGACTCCACGGACTACCAGCAGCCGGCGTAGTTTCCTGACCAATGGACACTGTTCTCACCTGATCCTTGTCGAGTATGTTGGACTTAATCGCCTCATCGACAATATGCTTCAGGGAGCCATCGTAATTGTAAGCAAGAATCTGCGTGATGCCGACAAAGTTCACAATATGAGGCTGGAACTCTTCCTTCAGGGTGTTGATGAACACTTCATTATCTTCGCCCCAATTCTCGCCGTCCGAGAAATAGAAAACGTAGACATTCCACTTCTGCGGTGGGAACCTGTTCTCGAACTGCTTGGTGATAAACTTCAACGCAGACGAACAGGTAGTACCGCCGCCGAACCTGTACTTGTAGAATTTCTCTTCGTCCACTTCCATCGCAGCGGAGTCATGCCAGACATACATGCGCTCGACACGGGTGTAAAACCTTCTGATCCACACGTCGATCCACCACGCCATGTCCGACACGATGTCGCACTTCACAGCATCCATACTTCCTGACCCATCACGGGCGTAGACGATAAGGGCGTTGCTCGACGGAATGCGGATTTCGTTGTACTGGCGGTAACGCTTGTCAGCCGGCCAGGGAGTGATGATCTTCCTGGGTTCCTTGCAGCCAGGAACCATGTGCAGATCATCCAGGGTGCCCATGCACGCCTGTCGCTTGATGGCCTGGAGGAAAGTTCTGCGGTTGTGACGCAGGCTTTCGGGGCCGACCAGCGAGATGTTGTTGTACTTGATCTTGATGTCTTCAAACGTCTCGTTCGGCTTCGGCTTCAGGTTCGGCAGGGCCAAGTCGTCCTGCATGAACTTGAGGACTTCTTCCAGGTCCAGATTGATGGTGATACCTTCGCTGGACTCCTGGCCTGCACCCTGTCCAGGTTGCGGGTCTTTGCCAATCACGTCACCGGGCTTTCCAGGACCACGCCCAACACCTTCTCCCGTGTCGCCGTAGACGATGTGAGGGATGTCAATCTTGGGGATAGAAATGGAAATCTTGCCGTTCTTTCCACGGTTGCGGAATATCTGGCCCGACTTGATGAACTTCTTGAGGGCTTTGCGAATCTTTCCTGAAACTACGTCTCGAAAATCTTTGTGATCTTCTTCGATCCTCCGGGGCATCTTTCACTCCTTCAACAGTATGCGGTTCTTCACTGCTTGTTGATCCTTGTAGACATCCGATTCCCACAACCGGATGACTCGATGCCCAAGATCACGGGCTTTTGCATCTGCTCGGCGATCTCTTTCTGTTTGCTTCATCTGAAACTCCGAGAGCGTCGGAAACTTACTGGTATTGCCGTGCCAGTAATCGCCATCAAATTGTACGATCAGGTTCAGTTCTTTAACATAGGCATCGGCCACAAATCTGTCGAATATGTACTGTTTCTCATACTCCAGGCCGATCTCATCGAGGATGCTATATCCCAATAATTCCAATTTGGTGGGCTTCTTGCCGGCCTGTTTCTTCCTCATGGCGGCAAGTTGTTGCATGTTGTATTCTGAACTCAAACGGCAGGCTGGAGAACAAAACATCGCATTGCTCCTGGCCTTCTTCTTGAATTCCCTTCCGCAGTGCTTACACACCCTAGTCGGGCGTCTCTTGCGCTGGGCCTCCATGTTGCATTCCCAACTACAGAAGGTCTTCTGGATGTTCTTATGGTTCGGAATATAAACTTCCTTACCGCAGTTGTAGCATTTGCCGCTCGTGCCTTTCTTGGTGCTGTTCTTGGTACATTGCTGCGAGCAGTACCTAGCACCGCTATTCTTGTTGTAGAATTCTACACCGCATTGTTGGCATATATGGTTTGGCATACCCATATTGTACTGCGCTCGTGTAGAACTTTCAAATATCACATGGACTTCTTTTTTGCTTTCTTTTTCGCTGCAATACCCTTCACCAAACCGACATCCTCAAATGTCTTCAACTTCACATCAACCTTCCTTGTCTTTTTCAAATGTTGGGCAGTCCATTTACACCCGTCAGAAAAAGACGGAGCAATCAGGCGTCCGCTAGTTTTCTTGGCTTTATCGCAGGTGTCGATGTAATACAACACCTGGTACACATCAATCCCTTGGGCCTGTTCTGCCTTGAGTTCCCACACTTCGTCATTGACCAACAAATCAATGTTGCCATCAGTTCCCTCAACAGCAAACTCTTTCAATACCTCCTTGTCCTCTCCTTTAGTTTGAATTTGATACAACTGATCTCGGTAGTCTTTTTCGTCCTGGGTGAGCCGTTCGTATCGTCGAACATACTCCTCCACAAGTCCCTTGGTGACATCCACCACTTTTTCGAGAAGTTCATTCCAGTTCTCATCTCGCAAAACCCCATCCTTGGTCATCGAAGTACGAAAACCATACCTCAAAGTAAGAACGCCAACAAATGGAGCAAACATATAGTGAGAGCCTGGGTACAAATCATCTGCTCCCAGCCGACAAAGAACTCTATCATGGTGAACAACATCAATCACCCGACAATTCCGTTTGTAAGGATGGGAGTTGGCCGGAACCTCAAGTCCATTTTGGATATACTCTGACTCAGAAGGAGTGAATCCAAATTCAAGCTGCGCTCCCCAATTATTGCCGCCGAACTCTTCTTTCAATATGTTGCGTCCGTTGTTTTCGTAGAAAGGAAAACAAGGCTGAATTGTCCAGCTATCACGCACATTGTCGTTTTCATCGAGCAAATCAAATTGGATGTCCAATTTGCGTCCGGTCATTTGGTTCTTGGTGAGAAGCCGGGCGTAGCGAGCGCCAAGGTGGTCGATAACATTCCTCAGATACAATCGCTTCTCTTTGTAAACCTTCGGCTTCAAGTTCTTGAGGCGAATGATCGTGCCACTTTCGCCTTTTTTGAAAGTATCAGTATCTTTGCGCCGCAGAATTTTACCAATGGTAAGTTCGTCGATGCGAGAAGCAAAATCCTCATCCTTCGTCTTAGTGATGAGATAATCCAACTTACCAAGACTCATGATGGCCGTCTTCATGCCCAGCCCATGCTCATGCAACGTACCACTGCTTTCCGGTTTCGCAGCCAGCGACAAACAATGAGCAAGCCGGTCAGACTTAATGCCAGTTGCGTTATCAGAAACCTCCATGTATGCCTGTTGTAGATCAAGGACTTTACTGTTGTTTGAGGCAATAGTCGTCCAAGGGCCACCAATTTTGATGTGAACACGGGCGGTCTGACAATGTTCCAATTCTGCTGCCACATTGTCAATTAGCTCACAAAGTAACGACAGAAACGGACAGTTATTGTTCGCCAATTCTTCAATAATGCCGCTTTGACAAGAAACGTCGATAAAGTCTTGAAATTCGTCCATTGTTGTTTACCTGTTAGTTGTTATGGCTTGATGAGAGTCAAGCCGAACTCATAGTCGTCAAGGTCGGCGGCAACATCCTTGATCTTCATTCCCATCAAAAGCGCCGTTTGCTCGTCATCCAAGGAGTTGATGAGATCGGCCAGCGTGCCATCTTCACCCCAGGCTTCCATTGCAGCCTCGTCGATCTCCTTGAACATCTTCTTGTACTTTGCTTCATTCAACCAGTGGTTGTTCATGTCTCTCCACCTTGAAAAAAGGGGCGGTGCGGCCTCGTGGACTGAAGGAAGCCGCCCGCCCCACCCTAAGACGGGATTACTCTTCTTCTGCCAGGTCGCCACGGGCGAAGATGCCGCCAACGAAGTCCAGCACGTCAGTTGCGCTCTGTTCGTTGTAACCATACTGGTTAATGAGTCTGGTCTTCAAATCCTGGATACGCTGCTGGATGTCCTTGTCCACGACCGTAGCCGCCGACACATTGAGGGCCGACAACTTGATGGTGTCCTTCACATCCTCGAACAGCTTCATTTCCAAAGCCTTCTTCAGCTTCGGATTGCTATCCCACTTGAACTGCTTGCCCTTGTGAGCAAGATCACCGATGAAGGCAGCGATCTGACGGCGGAAGTCATCGGCTCCCTGGTCGGGAATCTCGATCTTCTCTTCCACCTGCCGCATCAGCCGCTCATCCGGCTTGCGGTCCTGGCCCGTCACCTTGTCACGGACCTTGGCCTTGTTGATGTAGGCCATCACATTGTCGATGTAGTTGGCGCACAGCCTGATCGCCGAATCCTCATCGCCGACCAAAGCCTTCTGGACTTCAGCCTTGAGGATTTCCGTCAGCTTCTTGAGAGCCAGGTCGATGCAGGTAATGTACCGGCTAACCTGATCCTTGTTCGTCAGCAGCGACGAGTCGTGCAAACCATCACGCAGTTCGTTCAACACCATGAAGGTATTGACGTACTCGTGGTTGTTGGACAGGCAGTTCGAGAACTTGTCCTGAACGTACCGCACGGATACGCCGGTCATGCCTTCTTCGGGGTGCTTGTCCATCAGTTCCTTCACTGCGTCCTCGGTCCAACCAGGGAGCAGCTTGCCGTTGTACAATTCAGCCTTCTCGACGAGGGATAGTTTGCCATCCTTGTCGTCCTGGAGGCGGGTCAGCACTGCCCACAAAGCGGCGATTTCCCTCGTGTGAGGAGCGATGTGTTGACGAACCTTGCCGGGGCCGTAGTCCTTCTCCAGAATCTTGGTTTCTTCGTCCCACTTCCGGGTGTACGGAACCGTGATCTTCACGGTACGGTCACGAAGGGCTTCCATGTACTGGTTGGACTTCAACTTCTGGTATTCAGCGTCGTTGGTGTGGGCGAAGATAGCTTCGTCAATCAACACCTGGCTGAACTTCTTCGGCTTGATGCTTTGTTCCTGGCTGGCACCCAGCAAGTCATACAGGAACGCCTGATCCAGCTTCAGGGCTTCGATGAACTCGATCATGCCACGATTGCCGCAGCAAAACTCGCCGTCGAAATTGAAGGCACGGGCGTCAGAGTCGGAACCGAACTTGGAGATGAGGCCGAAGTTGATGTCGCCCGTCAACTCGGTCGAGTCCTGGTTCTTCTCATCCTTCGGCTGGAAGGTTGCAATACCACAACGATCCACTTCGCTGTACACCTTGCGGACAACAACGATGTGTTCGCTCAAAACTTTCTCCAGGTCGCCCTGGTAACGCTTGAGCAGTTCATTCATGAACAACTTGCAGCGTGGATTCAACTCGCCGTCCATGCGAAGGGTGTAGTGTTCCTTGGCGGCACCCGCCTTCTTGTCGGCCTCCTGCATTTCCAATAGGGTGGCGTTCATTTCCGCCAGGAAAGGCTCACGCACTTCCAAAGGAAGCAGCTTGAGTGGATTCTCGTGCAGTGGGCACTCGTTCTCCGGGTTGGTGTAGATACCGTCCTCACCCGTGGGCAAATTCACCCACTTGTAGGAGTACCATGCGCCAGCATCCGTGTGACTGTACTTTTCCAGTCTCCGCTTGATAAGGCGGCAAATGGTGGACTTGGAGCTACCGACAGGTCCGTGCAACAGAAGCACACGCTTCTCAGTGCCGTAGTGACCGGCAGCGCCCTTGATGAACTTCACCAAGGCGTCCTTCGTCTCAGCCAGACCGATGATGGGGATTTCAGGGTCGTCGAAAAAGTTGTAGTGAGTGTAGGTTTTCCGATATTGCTCGAAAGTCTCGGAACCATCCTCCATAATCATGTCGTAAATCATCTGCCAGGCATTCCGGCCCAGCCGTGGGTTCTTCAAGCAGAGGTCAAGATACTCTGCCATGCTCATCTCAGCGTTCAGTTGCCGAAACTTGTTCTTGTCGAAAAGTCCCGTCACTCTCTTCAGGTGATTCATCTTTACCTCCGGTGCGTATTCCATCATATTCTCCCTGCGTATTGAGTCCAGGTGTCAGAGCAATATACCCTTGCCTTCAACCTCGATCAAGTGTGCTGTAGAAATATCCTCGATATTTTTTCCAGATGCAGATGGAGACAAGCCGCATAAATATCGTAAGTCGGACCATATAACCCGACAAGACTTAATTAGAAAGGAAAACCAATGCTGGTAAAACAAGCCAACGAAATCATCAAGTGTGCCGAAAGTTTCCCATACTTCTGCAAGAATTACATCAAGTACCAACACCCATTACGGGGGCTGCTGCCCTTTGAATTGTCGTCTTGGCAACTTCGCTTGGCGGCTGAATTAGAAGAGAATCGTTTCGTCATTTCTAAAAAATGGCGGCAAGGTGGAATCAGTACCGTTCACATGCTGTACTGCTTGCACCAATGTATGTTCCGGGAGAAGAAGCGAATCATCTGGATTTGCAAAAGCAAGGGAGAAGCCGAGAACTGGTCGGAAATGTTCAACCTATCAATTCAACTGCTGCCGACCTGGATGCAGCCAAGAATGGAAAGGAACAACCTACGAGAGAAGACATTCGCCGCCACGGGCAGCGACATCATCTTCAGCATCCCACAAGCCGCACGAGGCAGGGCTTGCACCCATCTCGTGATCGACGAAGCAGCCTTCATCCCAAGGATGGAATGGCACTGGAAAGTCATGTGGCCATGCCTGTCAACGGGTGGTCGTTGCTACGTCACGTCCACTGTCAACTACGGCAAGCATGGGCTGTGGTTCACGGAGTTGTACTTGGGAGCGGTAGGAAACAAGAACTGCTTCCACGTCTACGAAAGCAACTACCTAGAGCATCCCGACTACCAGAAGCCCGAAGTGCTACAAGCAGTGAGGGAAGCACTTGGAGAAGAAGGCTGGGATCAAGAAATCGAAGCCCTGTTGTTCCGTGCGCCGAAGGAGAAGGTACTGGAAACAGAAGAAAAAGACCCAACGACTATTTAACTTCGCCGTAATTGGCGTCGTTGTTGATGTCAGCAGCGATCTGTGCCGCACTGTGGTACGGATCGGCTCCCATATGGGACGCTTCTTCTGCCTGGCGACGGCACTCCTTGGCCTCGTCCGCCGTTTTGCCGGCCCGGTAGGTGAAGTTGTCCCACTTGCTGGATTCCCTGGCATTAGCGAAGATGATGCCGCCGATCTGACTCAGCAGTTTGGTCTTCTTCTTGCTCCCGCACTTGGGACACTTCACTGTCGGATACTTGTTCTTCTCGTCGTAGGAAACGATCTCATCGTAGACCGAATCGCACTTCTTGCATTGAAACTCGTAGTGTGGCATTTCATCCTCTATCTACCGCCCTTTTCAGGCGATGGTATGTCCTTTCGATCATCTTCAGTTTAGTATCGAGGGAGTAGAACCTCCACCAGAAACCTTTCTCCAACATCTTGATGGCCCGACAAAGAAGATGGCTGTTCATGTCACGATAGGCAAGATTCAGTTGTACTGCCTGCATCTCTTGTTCTTGCTTGACGATGGCACGATATTCGTCCGGCGTAATACCTTCATCGCTACCACTGTCGAAGAAATTATCGACATCCTCACGATATTCCTCGTTGTCGTCATAATCGAATCGTCTCATGTTATCCTCGATACGGTTTGGAAAATGGGTGAAAGTTGCTTCCACAATCTCTCGACCTTGACCTCATTGGAAGTCATTTCGCCCTTCCCGAACCTGTGCTGGAAAGGCGTACTTATCTTATTTATCCATGATGACGTAACAAACTTACCCCACCCACCCGGATAAGCTACAAATGTGCATATTTTCTCTTCTTTCACATCGCAGCACACGTCCGCTTGCGTAGGAACAGCAGTTGGATCGTTGACAATCCAAACCTTTCCCGATTTCGCAAAGGGAGTCTTCTGGTAGAATTCTAGTTCGCTATCGGCAATTTCACGAATCATCAAAACATCTGGATCGACCACGATCAATGGGCCGCTATAACTTCTGATGATTTCTTCTTTGGTAAGCGGCTGATGAATGCGCAGTTTGACCTTACAAGTCCTGGCCCAATCAAACATCTGCCAGGTTACAGGAAGGCGATTGCAAGAAATCTCCACGTTGGCATCCGGCAACATCTTGGCGAAAGAATACCAGGAGGCGAACGTCATCCAGTGATGATGCGGAGAGTAATCGCAAACGATCAGCACGTTCATGCCGTCGCCAGTCGATGTAATTTGTTTCATGCACTAATTGAGTTACTTCCCCGGATGAATCGTACCGGGAGCGCCACGCTTTGCTGGCTTGCCGAAAATTTCGGGGAAATGGATGCCCTGATAAGGCGATTTGATCTTGGCTGGGTTGGCGGGCTTCGCCACGCCACTTGCCATCATCTTGCCTGGGGACGTGCCGGTGGTGTACTTCTGCACGGCAAAGATTTCTTCTTTCTCAGCCAGAAATTGGGCGAAAGTTTTCATTACACTCCTGCGGCAGATGGATCAGTGGCGGCAGCGGCGTCCATCGACGCTGCGGCGGCACCAATGTTCAACGGCTTGCCTTTCTGCTTGGCTTCCTTGTTGGCAGCCTGAAGCAATTGCTGTTGCCCCTTGGGGTCTTGTAGAAGTTCAGCCGGATTCTGGCCTGGCTTCATAGGCATTTTCGCCAATGCAGAAGTTGTAGCATCTTGAGCAGTTTGCTGTGCTGGCGTTAGTTGTGCCTGCGGGCCGGCAACTGCCCCTTCACGAACACGCAACCATTCTGTGAAACTTTTGATCCGATTCATGAAAGTATTTAGTGGTGGACCCATTTTTCTTCACCATTTTCGTCGATGTAGTGAAGACACCAGCCCTTGGTGCTAGGATGATGCCCCAATATCTTGATCTTTCCCGTGTGTACCTTTCGGTGACACAAACAACAAGTAGTCAGCATGTTGATCCAATGGTAGGTTCCGCCCTCGCTGCCCTCAAAAATACGATGGGCATCCAACAGGTCGTAATCATCCAGGCCGCAGAAGAAACACTTCTTGTCGTACAGCTTCTTGATCTGCTTTCGTGAACACTTTTTCTTCGCCATACCCTATCATATAGAGGTCATTTACTCGAAAGGAGACTTAAATGAAAACTTTCTTTGGTGCATTCCTGGGATCGTTGACGGCCATCGCCCTCGCCGTAGGAGGGTTGGTTTGTCTCGTTCACCATCACCATCACGTCGTCAATCCAAACTGCTGCAACTGCACTTGTAACTGCAATTGCACCTGCGCAGACTGCTGCGACGGCTGCTGCCCGTGCTGCAAGCCGCAAGCCAAAAAAGATTGTGGTTGCAACAAGGACTGCAAGTGCGGACCAGATTGCAAGTGCTGCGCTGACAAGAAGTGCGGACCAAACTGCAAGTGCTGCCCGGCCAAATCTGGCTGTTGTAAGGACGGCTGCTGCCCTCCGAAGATGGAAAAATGCGACGACTGACCGCCCCAACAATAAAGGCGGTGCGTCTTGATAAAGGCTCAGGGTTCCTGGGCCTTTATTTTTTCCACCAGGCTAGTCGTCGAGATGCCGCCAACCATAGGGGCAACATACACTTCCTTGACGATTTCTGCCCCCACAATGTTTTCCATCTTGTACTCGGACCCCTTCACCAGAACATCCGGGTCCAACTCCTCGATCAACCTGAGCGGCGTGTCTTCATCGAAACTCACGACGTAATCAACCATCTCCAGGCTCGCCAACATCTTCATCCGATCTTCCAGCTTGATGTACGGCCTGCCAGGTTTCAACCTCGCTACGCTTTCATCTGTGTTGACGGCAACCACCAGCCGGTCGCCCTTGGTTTTGGCGAACTTCAGCATTTCAACATGCCCGTTGTGAAGAAGATCAAAACATCCGTTTGTGAACACCAGCTTGCCCGGACACCCCTTGATCTCGTTGATCGGCGCAATCTTCGCCTGAATCGGATCATCCCGGAGCCGCAACTGCCGTGGAGTAATCGGCTCATTGTGTTTCCGACGCACATACAACGCTCCAGCTTCAAATGCAACCTCAGCAGCTTGTGGTACGGCAAACCCATGCCCCAGCGCCATTGCCAAAAACGCAATGAAACAATCCCCGGCCCCAATCACACTTTCAGCCCGAACACCCTTGGTCTTCGGCTTATACTCGAAGTATTCGGCGCTGTCGGCACACAACCCAACAACCCCATCTCCTTCCTGGGTGATTACAACTGCCTGGCAGCCCAATCGCTCCCGGAAATAATTGCACTGATGCTCCCACTTCTTCTGTCCCGATAGGGCTTCAGCCTCAACGCTGTTGGGCTTGAAAACAGTACAACCACGCCACTTGTCGATGTCCTTCCCCTTCGGATCAACAATGGTAGGCAGGCCACAGTTCAGAAACTCCCGCTGATGCTTGCCGCAAAACAACCCCTTGTCGTAATCGGAAAGGATGATGATGTCGGCATGAGCAGTAATCGGCTGGGCAAACAATTGCGCAAGGTAGCTGTGTAAATGATCGTCATCTATCCCATACCTGGGTCGTTCGATGTCCCAGCGATACATGGCGAAGTCTTTGTTGTAGAAACGCTTCTTGCGAGGAACGCTGCCGTAGGTGTACACCATCTCAACACAGCCATGCACACTCAGGCCGGCTTTCTCGAACACAGCCAAGGAATATGAGTCGATTAGGGAGACAAGATGCGCAGAAGTGTTGAAGTGCCTGAGTTGGTAGGCGACGTTGGCAGCCCCGCCTGGAAGGGAATAATCGGGCTGCATAAGTGGTGAAAGCATCACCGGAATGGGGAACTCCGGGCTGATGCGTTTCACTGTAACGTAGTGGTATTCATCCACCATCGCATCACCGGCAACAGCGATGCGGACCTTCTTCTCGGCGTCAAGTCTGAGGAATTCGGATAGTGTACTCATGCCCTATCATAGTTACCCTTCCTTCACACTCGTCTTACCGTGTGGGGCCGGTTTGCCATCACCGCCGATGTAAACCATCACAACTTTGTCGATGGTGAGGATGGTCTGCCTACTATTTTTGTTGCGGGCCTCTGCCCTCATGGTGATGCTGGTCGTGCCGAACGAAACAACATCCACTCCAATCTCGATGATGTCACCTTGGTACGCAGGGGCTTTGAAGTCAATCTCGCCAATGATCTTGGTGCGCAGCCTGGTTGTTTCCAACTGACAGGCGGCAAAAATAGCACACTCCTCGTCGAGCCATTCTAACATGCGCCCGCCGAAGAGTGTGTTTTCAGGGTTCAGATCGCCAGGCTTGACGATCTTCCTTGTTCGATAGATCATTACTTCTTCTGTGGTACTGGCACCGGGACAGCCCTGCCGCTCAACACGTTTTCGAGTGCCTGCTGATAGTTGTTTCCGAGCGTGAATATGTTCATGCTCTCAGGCAGGTAGCCCTTGATACCACTGTATGCCACGCCCAGGCTTTTGGCAACTTCGATCTTGGTGAAGAGTTCCGCTCCAGGAGCCGAGTAAGCACTCAGCTTCAGCTTCTCAGATTCGGCAGTTGCCTTGCCAACCGCCAAGATAGCGGCAGCCTTCAACTCGCCAGACTCCTTCTCAGCCTCAGCCGCCAACACGGTTTTCTTCTTCTCGGCCTCGGCAGCCAACACCTGTTGCTGGGCCGCAGCCTCGGCAGCCGTCACCTTGACCTTAGCATCTCGCTCGGCCTCCACAACTTGTTTCTCGTAGTCCGCACGAGCCTCAGCCTTGGCTTTCAATGACATCGCCAGCGCCGCTTTTTCTTCCTGAGCGGCACGAAGTTCTTTCATCACGGCAACCTGGCGGGCCGTGATTTCCTTGACGTACTCCGGGTCCAGCTTGATGTGTTCGATCACGAAGCTGTCGATAATGATGCCCCTCTCCCGCAACTCACCCTTGGGGTCGTTCAAAGCCTTCTCGATCTCACTTTGGAGAGAGACAAGTCCCGCACCGGAGTAAACGTCCAGGGCTTTCTTCACCGTGGCGGCATCCTTCACCACACGCAACATCGTCGGACGCAAAATACGTTCCTCGATGTTGTCGGGACCAACCATCTTGTGCAAGTTGACAACGTGGGCCGGATCAATACGCCACTGAACCATCAAGTTCAGGTGCATATCCTGGCTGTCCGAAGACTGCACCAAATACGAGTCCGTGTCTCGACCTTTGTTTTTCTCACCCTGTTGTGGGGTCCGGTCGTTCATGACGAAGACCTGGTTGCCGGCATCGTACACCTGGACCTTCTCCCAGGGCCAGATGAAATAAGTTCCAGGACCGAGCGGGTCATTACTCACACCAGTCCACCAGCCTTCCTTCACACCAACCTGATTGCCCCTCACCTTCGCCGTGTCGAATATCAAGGCGAAAACGCACAAGACCATCAGGCCGGCAAACCCACCCACGATCAGTTTAAGCCTCAGATTGTTCATTTTTTGTTTCCTTCTCCTCAGCCTTGTCGCCGTAGCCCAAGGACAAGAGGAAAACGTAGAGAATGTAGGTCACAAACCCAATCGCTGCAATTGGTAGAATTACGACGAAAACCTCCGCTCGCAACACCACCACAAGCAGCAGCATCACCAGCATAATCGCCGTAACACCAACAAGCAGCGGCCAGTGAATCTTCCTGTTTTTCATATGTCACCCACTGAAGTATAGCTCACAATTTCTCAGATGGTCAAGTTGTCTATCAACACCTTCACCAACCCGTCGTCATTGTACAGCCATAATTCCTCAAACGACATAAATGGGTCGAGCCACAAGTCCCATCTGTTGTTGATGTTACCGTAATAGCGCAAAACACCGTTCACGAAAAACGGCACAATGTCTTTGTTGTAATATCCCCATGAACCTGTACACTCGAATATCGAGCATATAGTTTCCGCCGCTTGGACGGTTAGCTGCCCCTTATTCGGAGTGAGCAGCTTCTCCTGCTCGGCAAGGAACACATACAAAGCCTCGTATTTTTCTTTGATCGTGTCGCCGAGAGCCGAGTCCCAATCGAACGTGACTGTTTTGATGATCTTTCTCATTGTTCCACTTCGAGGCCGAATCTTCTGGCTTTATCGACCCACTCGACCTGCTCCCGTTTGTTGTCAGTTTTGAGTTTGGGGGCGTGGGAATACATAACAGTTTCTTTGCCCCGTGCAATGTAGGTTTGCAAAGCGTCGATCTCCAGCCGTGTAAGTTTCACAGCACTCCGCATCGGATGGTAATCATCCCAGGCTTCGACCGCCCAAGGAACAATAGGAGCAATGAGCCGTAACATTGCATCGGCGAAAGTACGAATTTCCCATTGGGCGTGGGCGTCACACCGCAGGGCCAGGAAGTGGAACAAGTTGTGGAGATCAATTTTCCAGTACCATTCCGTGTAGAGATTGACCGGCAAAATCATACGAGCCTGTTCTCGTGTCACACCTGCTTCGATAGCGTCGAGGTACTTGGCATAGGTGCTGTCGGCCAACTCGCCAAGGTAATCCAGGAAGCCCTGAGCGGTGGTGAGTTCAATCTTCTGATCGCCGCCCTGCTTGTTGGATTTGGATTGTTGTCGAATGTTGTCAGCTTCGGGAAGATAGAACTCATCCTTCAAGATGGAATACCTTCCAGACACTTCATTCACGTTGGCCGTCCGATGTCGAATCCACTGCCGGGCGACGAAAATAGGCATCTTACAGTGGAATTTGAACTCCACCATCTCGAACGGCGTGGTGTGAGAGTGTCGCATCAGGTAGCGAATGAGGCCACGATCTTCGTTGACGGTTTTCGTGCCTGCTCCATAGGAAACTCGTGCCGCCTGCACGATGGCATAATCGGCAGTCTTCTGATCTTCAGGAACGAGGCGTGGCATCACATCCACAAGACCAACCAGCCCCTTGTCGAGACATTGAACATAGGCTTGCGGCAAATTCGTCAATACGTCGTGCATTACACAGACTCCTGTACTTCCAAGCTGTCAATCAGGTCGCCAACATCAACGCTAGAATAGATAACGAAATTGGGCTGCCAGTCCTGGTGGTTATAGGCATATTGAGTGAGTTCTTTGGCACACTCACGATATTTCTTGCCCATGAACATGCTTCGCAGTTCATTCTGAAGTCGCCGTCGTCGGGCCAGGGCAAGCCAAGGATTCTTGTAGGATTGGGTCATAATGGAATATAACCCGATGGGATATAGAGATCAAGCCTTCTTCCAGGATCGTTTCACCTGGGGATGATCCCACAAAGAACAACACATGCGGGCCGTCACCCACTGTTTAATTTCGGGGTGCTGACACCAGCCAATATCGCCGGACTTCTCAAAATACTCACAGTTGCCACAGTTGGTTCCTTCCACGCCGCCAGGCAATACGATCAAATCCACACGTTGAGCGACCTTGGGATCGACATAAACACCGCCACTTTTGCGCAGCTTCTTCCCTCGTGGACGCTTGTTGCCCTTCTCAGGTTTTTCTTCTGCCGGCTTCTTGTTGTCGGTGCTTTCAGTCAGCCAATCCTGGTAACTCTTCATGGTGATGGTGTCCCTTTTTCTTGCGCTTCTTACGATGGTGTTCTCCACCGAGCTTCAAATCATCATAGTTTCCTCGCCGCCACGGTTCATCGAACACAGGGCGAGCGAAAACAGCGATAGCGTTGGTCCCTGTGCCCACTTCCTGTATTTTCAACCATTCCTTGAAAGTCATCACATTCCTCCTGGCATTCCCGGCATCCCTGGCATTCCACCTGGAGGGGCAGCACCACCAGGAGGTGCGCCTGGAGCGCCCGGCATTCCACCAGCAGCGGCCCCGCCGCCTTGGGCAGCATCCACAGCAGGCTGCCAACCACCTGTAAGGAACTTGATGAGTTGTTCACGACTAATATGGTAGGTTTTGGTGTCGGGCTTGCCCTTGTTGAGCATCTTGCCACCTTTCAGATAGCTGCGGTCGCCCCTGTTCGGAACCAACATGATGTCAGCACCGTTGGCTGACATACTGCCTGGGACGATCTTCCAGGCCGATTTCTTGTACATTAGCTCGTGTTTTGGCGAACCAAGACCGAAGTGCGCAGACACCCACGGCTCCCGTTCAAGGGATTGCACAATGTCTTTCCACTCCATACCCATTTCATCTCCAAGACCGCCGAAGTAATCCATCTTGGTGTTGTCGGAACTATCCTTGTTCCCGCCCATCTTCTTCTCAACGGACTGATCCATATCCTCGACGAACTTCCTGAAGCCCGATAAATTGGTTCGCATACCGTATATACCTGACGGGCAACTGTTTTCCGGGAGTTCTCAAATATGCAGTCACCAGCTTTTTCGTCATTTCGATTCTTGATGGATAAATGGGATGCGTGCCTGGCTGAGAAAGAAGAACGTGATGGACTTTCCACCATGATGGACGGCAAGGGCATGATCTTGTTTTTCAAGAAAGGCGATGACATCTTCGGCGCACCCGAAGAAAGCAGATTGGTATTTGCCAAACTGAAAAGCAACGATGACGACCTTCCTGAGAAATGGAAAGAAGAAGCTAAATTCATAGCCTGTAACCTACTACAGTCCGTACTTGGACAACACGTCGAGAATCTGTTCGGCCTCAACGACCTAAAAGACATCAACCTCATCGACAAGGATTCAGCCGTTGATGAGTTGATGAAACGGTCTAAGAAGGAGAAAAAGAAGAAAAAATGACCCTACCATTCGAGAAAGATGACGGCTCACGAAAATGGCAATGCTTCGTGTGCGGCCATCAGTTTACCGAGTTTGATGAGTTCAAGTCACACATCCTTTCAACGCACGATGAAGGAAGAGAATTCGTCGTGTGTCCGTTGGAAAGGTGTGGTGCGCCTGTACGGGACATCAGAATGCACTTCAAGTGCAAGCACCCATCCGAGAAAGCACCGAAGTCCGGCCAGATGAAGGCTTTGATCTGGAAAGACCAGAAGCCACAAGGAAAAAACGGGCCAGGCAAAGGCGGGCCGCAATTGCGCCAGCGGAAGCCGAAGTTCCGGGAAGGATATATGCTTTCCAACAAAAACGGCGGCAAGGAAATGCACTACCGATCTGGCTACGAATGTGATGTATATGAATGTCTCGAAGCGATGCCGGATGTGGTAAAATATGATGTCGAGCCGTTCGCCATCAAGTACAGCTATCAGGGCGAGGTTCATGACTACAACCCGGATTTAAGTATCATATTCGATGATGGAAGGGTAGAAATATGGGAGATCAAACCAGCGAATCAGACCCACCTGGAAAAAAATAAGGCCAAATGGACGGCCTGCCAACAGCACTGTGAAGCACGAGGATGGGATTTCATCGTGATGACAGAAGTAGGGATCGGCAAACTTAAACGGAAGGTCCAGGGCTATGGAGAAGAGAATTGAAATCGTCGGCGAACAGGTTCTCGACCAAAGTGGCAGCTACCGCAGAGTAAGACGATGGATCAGGGGTTGGCACCCGGAATTGGGCACGCTCATGATGGGGTACACCGGACCTGAAACTGTTATGGACGTTGATGTGATCTGCCCCCTGGGGACGTTCTATGTCCACGAAGCCCCTAGTCTCCCTTCTCCAGTCGATACGAATCTTCCTCAAAATGCTGCGTCGAAACCTCCATTATCCGACTCGGCACATGCGCAATCAGCCGATGCTTCATCCCCCGTGGAACATGAAATACGTCACCCTCCTGTAGCTGCGTGACGTTCGCCAGGCTGGGATCGAACTTCCCGTCCACCATACAGTCGTCCATCGACCATAGCAATGTTACGACACCATCAAGCAAGCTGAAGGTTTCATCCTTCAGCTTGTGATAGTGCCAAGACATTTGCTTGCCGCCCTGCATAGACAGAATTTTGCCGCAGTATTCAGGCTTGTTGGCAATCCAAAACTCTGCGCCCCATCCTTTCGGAACCATCTTAGCTTTCATATTGTCCCTGAATCCACGGCAACAGGCTTTTGTCAATCTTCGTATACAAATCTTCCAGGGTGCCGTCGTTCACCAGGAAGTAGTCATACAACTGGAGCCATTCAGGTTCGTCCATGCACTTTGGCACTGGACCTTCCTTCAGGTTTTTGGCGAACCACTCCACCACCGGCCTGATCTGAGCCTCAGATGGGTTTGGATCATCATTCAGGAAGCCGGGACGATACAACACGATCATCAGTCCGCCCTTCGCCTTCACAGCCCTAGCTTCGTTAATGTAGCGTGAGTCAGAAATTATCAGTTGCTTGCTTTCATCACGCAGGGCAACCTCAATCCAGATGTTCGGCCTGATCTGCCGAAACCCATCGCCAATGAACTGAAGACTTTGCCGCACATTTTTGGTAAACCCAGGCGGCGGTTCCGGGTTGCGCTTCCACGACTCGATAAAATCCCTGTCCACCCCGAACGCAGACTCAAAAGTTTCTTTCACAGCGTTGGCAAAAGCCGACCGCTTCCACCCATCCGTCTCACAGTCATAATTCAAACGAGCCGCCAAGTAGTCGGCAACAACATCCTTGCCGTTACCAAGCTGGCCGGCAATACCAATTACCTTCATCACAACCTCCAAATATCGCAGCCGATTACTTTATTACCAGGGTATTAACCCGATGACGGGATTATACCCGAACGAATTGAAGCGGAGAATATGAAATGGCAAAGAAGAAGAAAACGAAGCACATTGAGCCAATATGCAGGAATTGTCTGCTATACGATGGCGACAGGGGGCAATGTAAAGTCGCCATCCTGGTAGAAGGAAATGAATATCATCTGCCTGTACAACCAAACGACAAGTGCCACATGGACGAACTTGGCATACCCGTACAACAAGTACGCTGGTGGGTGGAGGACGAGGATGGAAATCCCAAGAAAGGGAGCGGAACGGTCAAGATCGAGTACCCGGAGGGCTTCTTTGGCAAGGATGACTGATGGCGACCTACAAGAATGGCTCAGGCGGGTGGTGTGGCTGTAACTGCAACTGCTGCCCGCCACAGCCGCTCTATACATCAGTGAACGTAGGTTTCAAGATCGGCACACCCGCCAGTGCTTGGGATGGACCGTCAATGATGGCCCCAATTCCAAGAGTCGGATTTGCCGGCCCGGTAATCACTGCGCAATCAACTGGAAATGAAGGCTGTGTTTGTGGGTCTGTCACCGGCCTGCGTGCCAAGAACCTTCCTGGCCTTCCACAAATGCCGTCCTTCGACGAAGAAGAACTTGAAACTGGACCATTTGTGTTCGCCCTGGCCGCAGGTGGCTGCGTTCCTTGCACGACGGCAACTGTTACACTTACGACGACCGGACTTGGTTTTTGGCTGGGTGGGGGTGTTGGGAGCATCGCAATGGTTGGAGATGGGACGGTCACAGCCAGCGTGTCGCCAACATTCATCAATGGTTGCGGCAATTTGACGCCGACCGTCAACGGCAACAACTACACCTATAGCGGAAGTGATGGCGATGGAATCAGCGTTGGGTTGAGTAACGATGACAGCAGCGAGGACTGCTCGGCTTGCGAACAAACCATCAGTGCAGGAATGATGGGAATGATGGCTATGTCGCAGCAAGCGATCATCAACAGGATGAGAGCTATCAGGCGGAACGCCATTTTCGCAAAACAAATGGCGCTCCGCCTGAAGAAAAAAGTTACAGTCCCCCGGTCAATGCCAACTTCTGCGCCTCCGACATCATCTCAGTGAGAATTTCGTCCTTGATGTTCAGCAGCTTTTTCGCCTCGGCGGGGTCAAGATCAGCAAACTCTTCAGCGGTCTTGATCCCGGCCTCATACAACTTCTTGGCCCGCACCTTGCCGACGTTGGGAATACGGCACAGGTCAACCAGGTACATCGGCACGCCACTGGAAATGCGCTGCTCCAAAGCATGGAGCCAACCACTCCGACTCCACTTGCAGCCCATCGAATCCAAGGCAATCAAAACCTGGCTCAGTCGATTGTAGTCGAATTGAAGGTTGCGCTGGACTGCGGACAGGACATTGCTGTTGAAGCCATTGAGCAGGTTGTAGTAGCAGAAACCAGCCTTCATTGCGGCATCGAACCACTTGTAACCAAACCCCGCTGGATTCAACTGCCTGATCTTGTTGACGTAGGTGGCCATCTCGTCACGTTCCGCATTGGTGACGATGTTCATGCGGTTCGTGTCGATGTTGCCCAGGGCCAGCGAGAGCCAGTAATCGTCATCCTGATGGTTGTTGCCAAACAGGTCGTTGAAATTCTTCCGCAGATCATTCACGTCGAACGGACTGTAGTAAAACATACTGGAGATCATGCCGACAGGCGTGACCTTGTACTCGCCGTTTTCTTCCCGCACAGCCCCGTTGAACTTCAGCAGTTCCATTGTGTCGTTGACGACATCATCTTCCAGTTCGAGGCTCTGGAAACAAGCCAGACTCCGCTTGTACCAGTGGTGAACGTCGTCGGTGGTTTTGATGCCGCCGTGATGAATTTCACTGACAATATGAAAAGCCAAGACCTTGTGCTTGGGCTTCGATTCGCCCGTTCCACCCACCTTGCAAAGCAGTTGGCTCTCGATACGGTCGGGGTTTTTGAGCCTGTTCTTGTAGAAATCCATCTTGCTCTCAGGCAGCAAGATATAGGCATCACCCTGCGGGTCCAGACCCACTCGACCGGAACGACCGATCATCTGCGTAATGTTGTAAGTTTCGACTTCTTCCAGACCACGATGGACACCCAGGATGATGACCCTGCGGGCCGGCATATTGAGTCCCCAGGCCAAAGTCGGCGTGGCAACAACAACTCGCAGTTTTGGGTCTTTGCGGAAGTTGTGTTCCAGCTTCACTCGATCTTTTTTTTCCAGGTTGGCATTGTGGAACTCGCAGGTAATACCAGCAGCACGACAGGCTTGCTTCATCAATTCGCCCGTGCGCTTGGTATGGGCGAAAACAAGGAACTTGTCCTTGTCGTAGTGTTCGATGATGTCGAGGGCTTTGTTGACCTTCTCCACTTCCCTGTCGTCGTACTTCTGATAGCCGTCGTAGTAGCTCTCGAAGTGGGTATTGAGAGGCACCGGGCGATATTGACTTCTCAATACGAAAGTATCACGCTTGGTGAGCGCATATGACACCCATTCGGCAATCTCCTCGACATTAGGCATCGTGGCACTGAGCAACACCAGTCGGGCATTGGGGTTGATCTCAGTGAACTTCATGAGGCCCACTTCCAGGTGGTCGCCACGGCCAGGAACAGTGAGCAGGTGGGACTCATCAACGATGAGGGTGCCAACTTCCTTCAGCCACTCATTTTGTTCCGATTTGTAATTCCTGGAACGATGGTTGAGCATTTCCGAAGTCATGATAATGAGATCGGCGTCGTTCAACTCCTTGGCACGCTCCTTAGTGAGCCTGTAATCGCCAGTACAAATGGAGATTTTCTTGTCGTTGAAATGATATTCCTTGTCGGTCCAGTCGTCGATCTTCTCCTGCGCCAAGGCACGCAGCGGGGCAAGGAACATGCCCTTACCGCCACGCTTGCGAATTTCATGGGCGAGGAACATCTCGGCAACCACTGTTTTGCCGGCGCTGGTCATAGCGGCGATGAGGCCGCTGGTTTCCTTGTCAAAAAATTCAAAAGCCCGGCTTTGAACCGGGTTGAATTTCTCGAAACTCCATTTGGCGTAGGGGTATTCGGCTGAAGCAACAAGAACGGGCTGATCTTGTACTTTCGTGACGGGTGGCATTTGTTTGTCCTTTGTTTGAGTTGTCATTGTCCTCCACAGGGTACATGGATATTTAGGTCATGTCAAGGGTATCTCGTTCGATAGGCGGTGGCGCAGGCTTTTTCGGCTCAAGCATATTGAACAAACTATCCAATATCCAGCCAATAACGCCCACGCCAAGCGCCAGCAGAACAACCGAAACCCAAAAAAAAGTGGACAAACAATCTGCCGTCCACTCTCTCCAAGTTACCTTTGTTGCTGTGGAATCACGATCACCAGACCCGTCCAGTAGTAGTCGAACCATCTTCTTGTTGCCTCGTACATGCTGCTGGGGTCGTTCGGGTCGTAGAACTCCACCCGCCTGTCGTCGTAATGCGTCAACACAATGCCGTGCCCGTTGGTCATGCCAGCGAAAGCACCGGGATTCACTGTTACCAGGCATCCATCCCTGTCGGCATGTTGCAACAGCCCACGGCTATAATTGCCTGTGAACTGCATTGTGTAGCGCACGCCGAGCGAATCCAGCTTGTTCTTCAATGAGCGGTCATACCCGTAATTTTTGGGCCGAACCTCCCAACCCCAAGGTCCAAGGACCAAATCATCGGGGTCACTTCTGCGATTCTCTACCAAGTCGTAGAGAGCCTGAATGCGATGCGTCCGTCCCAAAGTTTCCAAACAAGCCCAGCAGCAATAACTGTCTCGATTGGCAACCTTGGCTTTCGACGGCACTTCTAACGCCCCGGCAACAGACGCCACGGCGAGAGAAAGGATCAAACAGAAAACGTACTTCATTCGTCTTCTCCGAACCTCCTCGTATATTCCTTGTCAACAAATTTGTGAGTCATATCCAGGAAATCGTACAGTTCCCAACATGACTTTGCGGACGAGAGCCAACGATCAACGTCGTTGCTCTTGGACAAGAAGTCCATGACTTCTGGCAAATCACCAGCAAGGCGCTGCGTAAGGCGTCCGTTCACGAACTTCAGGTTCTCATCAGAAAGTCTCTGAGCGTACTCTTTTAGCAGTGTCTCAGGCTTCTTCATGGGTGTACATCCTTATGGAAAATATGAAGGACGTTTTGAAAGAAGACAAGCTGGAAGAATTGCTTGTCGCCAACTGGACCAAGTTCCTCAACAGTTCAAAGCTGATGGCTTTCGCACTGCAAAATGCTCGTGATCGCTTGCAGTCCTTTGCCATCATACCTTCAACTGATGTAAGGAACAAGGGTGTTCAGGTGACACTCTCAAGATTCCAGATTGTCCCCACCGGCTTCATATTATGGGTTGAATTCAACGTACCCATCGAAACTGATTCAGTGGCGGTGGGCACGACGGAACTTCACCTGTCGAATACTGGCGATATAAAACACATTCAGACGTTGGGAAACCTATATCGCAAAGATTCAAACAACGTCTAGTCGGCGGACTGCTTCGCCATTCTGGTCGATATAGCGGTCCTCAAATACGATTATATTGTCCCTGTCGTCGAACCTCAATCCCATATTGTAGGAATCCATACTCGCTTGACGTTCTTTCTGTGTAGCGATGACCCAACAGTAATCGTCCTTCACTTCCAACTCGCCATTCTCGCCTTCCTGCGTGACGCCGATTTCGAGGACCATGCCATCCGGTAGCTTGATCTCGATCTGGCCGTGCTTCAACAGGTGGGTGACGATAAGAGACTGGATTTTCTTCTTGCTGTTGCTCATAATGTGACTCCTATTTGTAGGATGTAAGCCGATCAGCGGGTGATCGGACGAGGTATATAGTCGGCGTCGGGGCCAAACGCTTCGCCGAAAAATTCCCGAACCTCGAAGCCACTGGAGCGTCTTCTACAATAGAAAGGAGGGTGCCATGAGCGACCGTTTCGACCGACTGAAAGCTGAAATTCCGCTGCCTGGGGCCGTTTACGCCCTGGACAACCTGTTCAACGCCCACGACGCAGACCTTTACGGCGTCGGTGGTTTCGTTCGTGACTTCGGCATCAGCCACTTCCACGGGGGCGACTTCGACCCCAAGGACGTGGACCTGGCAACTGAAGCCGATCCCGACAAGGTTCTCCGCATCCTCAACAGCCAGCAGGCAAAGAAGTTGGGGATCAGCGCTTACCCCAAGGGCGTCAGCTTCGGCGTCGTCAGCGCCGTGCTGGATGAAGTCGAGTACGAAATCGCCACGTTCCGTGAGGAGTGGTACGACCCCGACGTTGGTGATGGTCGTCGGCCCGATGAAGTTGTCTTCTCGACGCCGGCCAAGGACGCCGCTCGGCGTGACCTGACCATCAACGCCTTGTTCTACCACCTGCACGAGCGGGAGATTCGGGACTACAACCTCAACGAACAGGGACTCGGACAGGGACTTGATGATCTCAAGAACCTGGTCGTTCGTCCAGTAGGCGTGGCCCGTGATCGGTTTCGGGAGGACAAGCTACGCATCCCCCGGCTGGTACGGTTCTACCACCGCTTCAAGGACAGCGACATCAGCCTTGACCCCGACACCTTGAACGCCATCGAGGAGTTCAGGGACTTGAAGGGTGTGTCCCCGGAGCGCATCGCCAACGAGTTCTCGGTCGGCTTGCAGAAGGCTCGAAACCCTGCCAAGTACGTCCAGAGCTACGAGGCGCTGGGCCTGATGCCTGCCGTCCTGGGGGTCGTCGCCGACATCGAGAAGATCGGTCGGTGCCGGAACCTGAAAGCGGTCCTGGCATGGCTCCTGAAGGGACGTGAAGGTGTTCGGAAGCACCTGAACAAGCTGAAGTACCCGAACGACGTGTCGGATCGGGTGGAATTCCTGCAAAAACTGTATCTGTTCAATGTTGACAAGGTAGCCCACCTGCTTCGGCAGCGTGATCTCTACAAGCAGCTTGAAGGGGAACAGCGAGAGCAGGCATTGGCCGAGTTGGTGCAGGACATTCGTGACTTCGCCGAAATCGCCGGCGCAAGCATCGGTGACATGGACTACTTCTTGGCATACCAGCCGGTCGCCAAGTCGGAAGACTTCATGCACCTGGCTGGCCCGGAGATCGGCAAGGCGATGGCCCGCTACGAGGCGCAGTGCTATCTCGATGGACTCGTCGGAGTGATGTAAATATGGACCTGTTCTGGTCGAAAGGCCCGCTCAGGTACAGCATAGACAATGCCGGGCGACCAAAACTCAACGTGATGGTCGATCCCGGCATTGTCAGCTTGTACCGTGATCTGATGCCCCTGTACTACACCTGCTACCCACAGATGTACCCGCCGCACATTTCCGTCGTCAGGAAGGAAGTACCGCCACGGATGGACCTGTGGGGAAAATACGAAGGCGATGAAGTGGAGTTCGCCTACTCCAACTACATCTACGAAGGCACTGTCTACTGGTGGTTGAACGCCTTCAGCACACGACTTGAAGAAATCCGAGTCGAACTAGGGCTTCCCATCACCAGCTTGTACACCCGGCCCCCGGATTCCTTCGAGAAAGTGTTCCACATCACCATCGGGAACAAGAAACCCCGACCGTGAACAATGTCTCATACATGAGTCTGTAATCCACAATACAGACTCATGTATGAGACATTACGTTTGGAGAAAGTAGATCACTTTTTCTAAATGACATCACCTGTGTCCCCAGCCATAACCGCTTGTCACTTCAGTACCTTCCGGCACGAATACCAGTCGGCCAGCCCCCTTCTCGGTGAAGGACTTGTGGTACTCGTCGAAGGTACTCTCGACCATTGCGTTGTAGGGGACGCCTTCCTGGGGTTCCAGCTTGATGCACCAGCCCACGCCATCGACGTGCATCTTGTTGCCGGGCCTGACATCTTCCACCTTGCAAGTGTACAAACACGCCATCGTCGTCTCCTTGGTTAGAGTTTCGGCCTCTCTACCAAGGTAAACGGAACTGCGTTACAGTTCCGGCAATTTTGCGACCCCGGCCTAGCGACTCCTCGGAAGTGGAATGTAGTTCTTGGGGTACTGCTGGGGCTGGCTATTGCGGTCCACAATGGGCAACTGGTTCGCCAGGCCGAATCCGCCACCGAAGATCGGCGTGTCCGGGTTAGCAGCGTACAGCAAGTTGCCGCTGGCGTTGCTGACGCCGTTCAGGAAGTTGCGCAGCCGAGCCGCCGTCACAATATCGCTGCCGTCATCCAGGCTCCTATCCCTGTTAGCAAGGGCAAGAAACACCTTCTCCATGATGCGGCCCTGTACGCCGGCTGCGGACGTATTTTGAGCCGTGGAAGAAGCATAGACGCTGAAATACTCCTGCTGGGAGGGTGGCAGTGTCGAAATGGCCGGCAGGCCGGCGCTGGCGTGGCAACTCAACTGCCACCACAAAGTACGCTGTTGGTTTTCTTCGGCAGCGGCGGCGAATGCTTTGAACAACCATGCTCGCTGTCCCATGCCCTGAAGACTACCATCAGGGGAGCCGTGGCCAATAGTGAAGATGATGAAGGTATCGCCGGGCTGGGCATCAATCTTCATGAGGCTGCTGATGTAGGCTTTCAGCTTTTCGGGATCGTTCTCGGTCCACATAACGACCTTCACAGCCCCGTTGGGGTCGATGTTTTGGTTCGCTACATCTCGGATGTCGAGTCCCTTGGAACGTGCTGCGTTGGCGGCTTGAATGGCAAGATTGGCGTCCCCATCTGCCATGCTGATATGTGAATGTTTGAGAGCCACCAAGCGAATGCGATATGGAGTTTCCACTCGCTGAGTGTTGATTACCTGATAGACAGGTCGCTCAACCTCAACCGCCGTGGGAGTCGGGGTCGCTTTCAGCCCAACTAAGGCTGTTGCCAACAAAAGCAGGCAAATACAAAAGGCTCGTCTCATCCATGACCTCTTGGGTTAGGGACTTCCTTGCCCTATATGTATTGCGCTGCTACCCAATATCAGTAGAAGTTGACCTGGCTCGGCTGCATGTAGGAATAATTGAACCCCTCATAGCTACATTCTTCGGTTTTACTGCTGTACGGAGAACGAATTGGCTTGCCATCATGATTGGTGTTGACGGCCCAGCAGTAAACCTTCCTGTTGCCTTTGAAAAGTTCCACGAGCGACAGATGGGAATTGCCCAAGAACGACTTAGCGATCTTGCACACCACGACGAACGGCAGGAATGGTGCATATTTGCCCCAAACCTGACAGATTTCCGTGCAGTGATCCTCGAACTTGGATTTGGTGAAGTAAATGCAAACTTCGTAGCCATCAACAACAGTTTCAGTAGATTTCAGTATGTTGATGTCTTCTTCATTCTGCGGCAAGTTGTAGGGAACGAGTTGGTCCCCCAACTTCCGCATACGCTCGACTGTGTTTTGAAGGGTTTCTGGCTTGTAGAACATATCAACCTCGAAAATATATACCCGGCTCAAACTCGAAAGTTCTCACTGTATATCGCCTCATCCATATCGTTCGGCGTCGAAATACTCAACCCCGAACTCAGCAGAATATCCTTATACTGCCCATACGCCGCATTCCTTGCCTTATCACACATCACGCCCGGCAAACCAGTTTTGGAGGCGTTGTTTATCAGCCTTGTCAAGAACCACCCCTTCACCTGTTGTAAACCAGGAGAAAGATCGTAGGAGTCGTCAAAACCAAGAAGCTGGAAAACTTCCTTGGGGTCCAACCAGCAATAGCCGCTCCAGGGATTACCTTCTTCGTACACCTTGGGCAGACCACGCCGGTAAGCCATCTCGACAAAATGAAGAATTAGTCTGATCCAGTTCTTCGCCATATAAGCGTTCCGGCAGCACTCATTCTCCATGATACGAAACTCGATAGTCTGGCGCTTGCCGGCTTTCAGGTGATATGTATTCAATGTACCATATTTCGCCGTGCCCAGGCGTTTGATTAACGTCTCCAATCCGTACACACCATCATGCTCGAACAACTCACACAACCCAAGGAATTGGCAGTACCGATTGCGTTTGCGCCTGGATGGAACTGAATCCAGGAAAACAGGCTCGCTTTTAACCCACCAAGATATAACGGCTCCCAACTGTTCAGTGGATAGGTCGGAAACATCGACGTGAACGTGGAGAGAACACCTGTTGTCGGCTTTGATCTTTGGATCACCGCCCAGCATGTCGATCACCTGACAAATTCGCTTGAGGCCGTACCAGCCTTTGCTGACAGGGCTGCAAACCTCCATCCCACAACTGCTGTCGGGCTTGATGATCCAGACATCGTTGTTGTGATCGTGCCCCCACTTGTGAATCAACACCTTCTCACCAAGGATTTTGTTCACTTGTGTTCCTACATAATGAATACCTTCCGGCAAAGCGTTCTCGATGAGAGGACGATTCCTGTTGTCGAAGGAATTGATTTCAATCTCGGTTCCGAACCGCCTGCAATACGTTAGAGCCAGATGTGGCTTCTTCTCGTCCATATGATATACCCCAGGATATTGTATGCTACCAATATCAAAGGAATTGGGGCACCAATTTCATTGGGACGAGGTATAATTCAACACTGTGGAGGGGCTTATGAACTGCTTAATGATCGAAACCACGGATCGGCGGAAGTTCTTCACCCATGAAAAAAACTTCCCAATGCTGATCGACTTCGCCAAAACCTTCAATGCCGAGATTTCGGTTGTCAAATTGGAGGAAGGGCAAATCCTTGACCTGGCTGAACTTGCGCCGGCCCTATGTGATGCGGGCTATCGGCGACCTCGTTCGAGCTACCAACTAATCGAAACCAAAATGTTGCCCAGGAGCAACACCCGAACGGCGATCCTGAAAAACGCCGACAAGATACAAAATGCCATCGTGGAAAGTTTCCTGGCTGGGGAGACAGTCAGTCTTGCCGCCATGAAGGAAAAATTCCGCCGCTACAAGTTGACGACGGCCTGCTTCTGCAATCACATCCACAAAGCGATGGATACGCTGAAGAAAAAAGGAATCAAATTCAAGAAGCTGGGGGCGGGTAAATACTGCATTGAGTCATAAATAAAACTATGAACTTTGCAAAATGGCTGAGATTTGATGAAGCATTGGCGCTGAAGGGCAACTACAAGGGGTCCATCTTTCAAAGGCTTGTAGCAGCAATCTACAACCTTGCTCCTACATCCGATCCACGGGCTGAGGCTGCCTACGCAGACCTCAAACAAAAAATCGGGCGACAAGACCAATTCCTGGCCTCCAAGTGGCAATTCAACCCAGGCCAGGCGGACCCCTACCCCAGCATGAAGGCGATGACACGGGACATTCATGCGCAGCAAGCCGCTGGCGTGAAGAAACCCGTTATTCCTGTGTATGCCGAACCACCGCAACTAGATGGACAGAAGGGCGGCGGGCATCCCTACTTCAGCAACGACGACAACGTAACGCAGCGTGGCGTCCATGACATCATTGCCCACTACGCCGGCCAACACCCTTTCTCTGCCCGTGGTGAATATGGAGCCTACAACCGTCACTTGAAAACGCTTTGCAACCCAGCCCAGGTCAAAGCCGGACAATGTTTGGCAGCGAAAGCAATGTTTACGGAAGTGGTAGCACAGACAAGCTATTACTACATCTATGGCGGGTTTTCGGATCAGAAAATGATCTTGATGGATGACTTCGACTACGCCAACGTGGGACTACTGGCTCCTACGTCGCCGCTGAACGCTTTCTTCATGGTAGAAGGAAAAACAATGGCGATTCGGCCCGACTTTTCGTGGGACCGATTCGCCACTGAGCATTCCGACCTGGCGATGGAGCTACTTCGCCAAGAAGAAAAGAACAAAAAACTTGAACCTATATTCCATCAGTTGGCTCGATCCTAATTACTCGGATTCTCCCAACTCCAACTCGGCGTCGATCTGCTCGTCGATCCCTTCTTCCTCGCTGTCGCCGTCCGTGACATCGGTTTCTTCCACGTCACCAGCGATCTCGAACTCCATAGCCGATTTGAAAGGATCAAGGTAAGCCTTGACCTCATCACTGGTTTGAGCGTCGATCAGGAGCGGGCACTGGAGCAACACGTCCACTGGGACGGTGTTGTTAGTGTCGAGGCTGCCCTTGAAAGCAACTTGTTGACCCGCCGCCCACGGCTCCTTCACCGAGAAGTTACCCGAACCCTTGTTCTCAATCCGGCCCGCATCCAGCAAACAGGAAAGCAGTCCGCCGAGCGGGTTGATGCCCTTGTCGAACGTCAATTGAATGCCGTCCGACTCGACAAATGGGCGGTGGGTCTTGTTCTTCTTGTTCACCATCTTGACGTTGATGCCGAGAATCTTCTTCTTCTTGGCGCTCAACTTCTGTTCGATCTTCTTCTGCGTCTGCGGCCTGAGCCGGCAAGAAGCGTAGAACTCCAAAGCATTGCCGCCACCACCCGTGGTTTCCGGGTTGCCGTAGAGGACGCCGATCTTGCTGCGGGTCTGGTTGAGGACGATGACAGTCACATTGTATTTTTCCATCATCGTGTTCAGCTTGCGGAACTCGGTCGAGCAAATGCGGGCACGTTCGCCAGGCTGTTGCTTCGCACCGACGATGGCCTTGAACTGAGCCTGAGTGTAATTAGCCGGCAGCTTGACTTCACGCAGTTCCCGCTCACACGGGCTGACCGTGATCGAGTCGTAAACAATGACGATGGGGACATTGGGTCCGAGTTCGCCACGAATGAACTCGATGACTTCGTAGATTTTGGCGAACACTTGCTCCAGCGTTGGAGGGGTGTAGCGCAAGATTTGATCCAGATCAGCGTGCGAGGCTTTCTTGATGAATTCCTTGTTGGCCGAGTTTTCGGCGTCGATGAGGACCGCCACGCCGTTGATCTTCTGACAACCAAACAAGATGTTGTTGCCAAACAAGGACTTGCTGGATGAGGAGGGGCCGAAAATTTCCGTCAGCTTTCCACCAGGAACACCGCCCGTGATGAAATAACCACTGCAAATATAGTTCACAGCCAGGTTGCCGGTATCGACGAAATAGCTCACACTGTCGATATTCGCCAGCACTTCCCCACCAGTTTTCTTCGCTGTTTTAGCGAAGAAGTCTTTGGTCGGCCCGTCACCCGTTGCGTCAATTGATCGTGCGCTTGTAGTTTTCTTCTTTGTTGTTTTCCCTGCCATTGGTAATTTCCTTATGTTGAGTGTATTGGTGGGGTGACGAGAAAGCGGCTGCCTGTTTCCAGGAACTCTTTTGCTCGTCACCCCATAAAAATAGGTGGCCGCATAGGAAGTTCCTACACGGCCACCTAGTCGTTGCTGGTGCTTTCACTGTGGCCGATTACTGCATGTCGCCGAGTTCTTTCATGAAATCGTCGTCGGCCAGCACATCTTCTTCAGACTTCTTCGCCTCGGCCTTGGCAGCTTCCGGCTTCGTGGTCAGTTCCTCCCTGACCGTTTCTTCGGCTTCCGCCGTCGAAGCGCTGAGGTTGGTGGAACCACTGCCGTCGCCACGGAACTCGGCCAGGTCGTCCTTGGTGCCTTCTTCTTTGATGAGGCCCAGGTGGACCTTCAACTCGTGCTTGAGGACATCTTCTTCCTTCAGCACCCGGAGAGCCTGAAGGTCATGGAGGTTGCTGATCCACTGCTCCATGTCGTCCATCTCGCCGAGAGGAGACACATCCTCGAACTTCGAGTTATCGTAGTTCGGGTATTCGGCACCGCCACCACCCTTGACCACCTTCTTGACCAGGCGGAAGTCACGCCCGTTTTGCGGGTGAGTGATGTCGCCCAGCGGCTTCTCGCCAGCAGTCTGGTCGCCCACGATGGCCCGCATGATCTTGGCGTGAACGGTTTTGCCACAGGAGAAAATCTTCGGGCCGACGTTCTTGAGGAACGTGCCGTCCTTCTGCTTCTCCTGACGAACGATCACGTTGTAGTAGTACCGCTCGACAGGCTTGATCTCACGAGCCTTCTGCTGAAGGTCTTCCTGAGCCTTGCCGGACAACTTTTCGGACTTCTGCCAAAGATCACTGTAGTATTTGCAGATGATGCACTCACCCTGCCAGCGAGGGCCACGGTCAGTCATCACCAGTTCCTTCGGGCAGTGAAGGGACTTGCTGCGCTTGTTGGGGTTCGTCTCGGAGGGGTTGGTGAGACGATGCGTGCGAGTCGCACAATAGAGCTTCTGGCCCTTCTTGCGGGGCAAGATGCGCATCAGCACGAAACCATCACGATCCGGCAGCTTCACGAACTTTTCCATCCAGTCCGTATTGCCGGCACCCGGTTCCGCATTGACACGCTCGGCTTCGGTTGCGACCTCAGCCATATCAAGGGGTTCATATTCAAGTGCCATTGGTTGTAGTCTCCAGTCAAGTTGTTGTTAGGTTGCAGTGAATGACTGCCACTTCGAGCAGTCTACCTCAATATCGGCAGAAGCCCAATACGACTTTAGCCAATATCTTCAGATTTTTCCCACGATACATATTTTCTGGTTGTAATGACCAACAAGATGCTAAGACAGGTACATGATGGCCCGCTGCAACAATTCTTCATTGTCATTGAAGAATCCCAGGGCTGAATTGCATCGCTTACAAAGCAGACCACGGACCCTTCCGGTTGTATGATCGTGATCCACACACAATGCACCACCATCGCAAGTCTTCTGGCAGATGGCGCAGACGCCCCGTTGTTTTTCTAGCAGTGAAGTATATTGTGCCGCTTCCATGCCATACGACCGCCTCCTTTTTCGTATGGCTCCCAATTCGAGATAATGCTGCTTGTTAGCTTCGTAGTTAGCCTTGTTCCGTTCCTTCGTTTTTTCCTTGTTGGCTTCGTAGTAAGCCTTGTTAGCGGCTCTTCTCTTTAACTTGTTGGACTCGTACCGAGCCTTATCATATTCTCGCCTGTCAGCCACTCAATTCCTCCCTCACCTGTTCTTCAGCTTCCTTGGCGTCCAATATCCTGGCCGGTGTATATCCTGTAGCAACGGGGGCAACGCTCAGGTTGCAGCCGGTCTGGTGATTAGCCTGGGCCGCTTCCTCCTTGGCGATGGAATCGGCAATATCGGACTGAGCCGGCTTGCTGTATTCCTCCAGGGCGGCGTTCATGCTTTGCATTTCCTTGGCCTTGGCATGGAGAGCAGCGAGTTTATCCTTGATGGACTTGTGCCCTTCGGCCTCCAGGTTCTTCTGGATATTCTCGTGAGCGGCATGGGTATCGTCGTATTCCTTCTCCAGCGCCTCCAATATCTTCAGGTTGCGTTCCAGACGCTCCTGGACCTGTGCCTTCTTCCGTTCCTCACGGGCGGCAATGGCGGCGGGATCATTCAAAATAGGCTCAGGCTTACCGTTTCTTAGCTCGAAAGCCTCTCGCTCTAACTGTTCCTCGTGCGCTCTTTCCTTGGCCTCCTTGCGGATCGCCTCTCGGCGTTTCGCCAGCTTGACCTTCACCTTCTTCTCTCGCTCCTTCTTCTTGAGGAACTTTTTCTGCGTATTTGGCATGTTTCGTCCTTTCGGGAACTATCATCACACAGCCACTATCGCCGTGTAACTTGGTGATGTCGAACTCTACCTTTACCTCAATACTATGCGGGTACATCGGTTCGGGCCAATACTCATCAATGATTGAGGGTATTGACCCTGGCTCGATATAAATTACGTCGGGTATCATCGTCTCCTGATGTCGGGCATATTCGGTTCGTTCTCGGCACTACCCCAATACAACTTCCCGCCATCCCGGTCGGCTTGATTTTGGGAAAAACCAAGTTCCCGGTCGGCAAACAGCACCGGGTCTGACGGTACAAAATACTTGTCCGATACAAGCTGCTCCCGCCCTGTGTCATCCACCATCTTGTAGATTTCCCCAATGCCGTTGGGCGAAGGTTGAATGTGAAAGATAGGGTACTTCTTATCGGGCGTGAAGCGAAGCCCTTTCTGCTTGACTTCCGGCATCATTTGCAATTCCGGCATGAAAACCATGTACTTCACCGGACGCAACTGACCCTGGTTATGGGGCTGTATCGCTGGACGAGATTGGCCGGCAACAGCCATTTGTTGTTGAAATGGTTGTTGCGGTATTGGGACCATCGCTTGTGGCGCTGGAGCCTGTTCCATGTCCTCGACAACGATATTGGAGTTCTCACCCCACAGAAACTTCTTGTTCTTGATGATTATGCCATTTTTGGCTTCACGGAAACTGACTTCCTTCTTGGATAACTCAAAGATTTCAACATCGACTACCCATATGTCCCTGCGGGCGTACTGCGTCATGATCGCCGCAGCCAGCTTCTCCAAAGGAACCTCCTCGAAAGGGTCGCCGATTCGCTTCTTCAGCTTTTTCGTTTCTTCTTTGTTGTATCCGGCGTCTGTTTTCTCGTGGTACGAATACAAAACTTCAAATCCCATCATGCCTCACTTTCGGCTTTGCTTTCCTCCACCGGGGCTTCTTCGGTCTTCGGAGTCGGCAAATCAGATATATCAATCACCCCGTAGAAGTTGGCATCAATCAACTTCTTCCCATAGCGTGAGTAAAGTATGCCGTGCTGGTGCATTTCTTCGTTCCAAGCGGGCGGCGACATCGTGAAAGGGTAAAATGGACAGTAGAAATAACCACTGAAGTAATGGTTCCGCTTGTCCTTGAATCCCATCAACACCTTTCCTTCAGGCTGCAACGGATTCTCGTACAAGGCCCATTTATCCTTCACCACGCCACGGAAAACTGGATCGAGTGACTGTTCCTGTTCTTTCCACTCATTCACAAACGGCTTCAGCAAATTCGCCACGGTCGGACTGGCTACGATCCACGTCGCATCTCGCCCTTTGATCTTGGCTGCAATGTAAGCGCTCATCCCCTCAATCAACGAGGCAAGATGATCCTGATCGGTGTACTTGGCGTTCGCCTTGCTGCCGGCATTGTTCGTCAAGTCACGGATAACTTCCTTCGCCACGTCCGTTGCATACCGCTGGGAAAATTCCGCCAACGCTTGCGCTTCCAGGTCAAGGTTAAAATTACCGCCTTCGTCAATAGTTTTTGGAACCCACCAGTCCCGCCCAACATGACGAGTTTTGGCCGTTACCAACAAACTGTTCTGCCGTTCGTCCAGGCTCGTGTAGTGGAACCGATCTTCCGGCCTGCTGATCGCCTGTACGGATACCAACTTGTAGGGCAGAAAACCATCACCAAACACCCTGCGGATCGCTGGTATGCTACACCGTCGCCACTGCGCCGGGTTCCAGTCAGACTGCATATTCGTCGGGACCGGATAACTTTCCTTACCTTCTTCGTTCAACATGCGCTGATTTTCCAGCAACCGGGCAACTTGCCGGCCTATGAAAGTGTCTTCCAACCCATGAAGCAGTCCAGTCGCCGCCCACTTGCGGGTGTTGGTGATGGACTCCTTGATGTAGGTTTCACTGAAACTAAACGCCCGAAGACTTTCTGCGTCTCGCAAAACGTACTCGGTAATGTCTTCTTTTTTCATTTCTCATCCTTTATTTTTGTACCAGGCCGGTCCCGTACCTTGTGTCGAAAACTACTGGAACCTTGTTCTGGCTTTCACAAAAAGCCTCAAACGCTTCCTTGGCAGGTGTGTGCCGTCCTATGTACTCCGCTACAACAATCCCGTTCTCGGAGACATAAGGCCAAAGAAGGTCCAGATGCAACAAGTGCTTGTCGAACCCAGCCTCCTCATTAAGTATGACTAAATCCCACGAATTTGGTGATATTTTTTGCGTAAACTCTTCATCATGCACGTCCCCTACATACACATCTAGTTCGCCCTTGAAGTTGTTCTTCACGTTGGCGATACCCAGGCGGGGAGAGAAGTATTGTGGGGTTTGTTCCTGAAACCCAAGGTATTTCTTGACCGTTTTGCAAGATTTCAAGAAACAGGAGCCGAGTAGGGCCAGGCTGAAGCCAACTTCCAACATGGTTGTGGGGGTCAAAAACTTACCAAGGTGGTAGTAGAAAGGCGTGTACATAGGATCGGCGTAAGCGGCGGTGCGTCGTGACGATTCGTCAATAACACGCATCCTATCAAGTAGCATTCTACCACTCACCAGGCGGGCATCTAGCATTGGTTGAAGATTTATCTTCAGTGATTCCAGGTCCATAACTCTATCAGAGAATGATGTACGACTTCCTTATTGTTGGCGCAGGCTTTTTCGGAGCCACTTTCGCACGGCTGGCGATGAATCGAGGCAAAACGTGCCTAGTAATCGACAAGCTGCCCCATGTCGCTGGGGCGGCACACGACCAGAAGATGGAGGGAATCAACGTGAGCAGCTACGGCGCTCACATTTTCCACACCCACGACGATGGAATATGGAAATTCGTGAACTGCTTCGGTGAATGGCAGCCGTTCATCAACAAGCCCAAGGTCATCGCTGGCAGGCGGATATTCTCCTTCCCGATCAACCTCATGACCTTGCACCAAATATGGGGCGTCACAACCCCTCAAGAAGCTGCCGAGAAGCTGCGTAGCGTCCAGGTGCCTTGTTCCAACCCCCGCAACTTCGAGGAATGGGCACTATCCAAGATCGGCCACGAACTCTATTACACCTTCATTTATGGCTACACCAAGAAACAGTACCACAAAGAACCACGGGAACTACCCGCTTCCATCGTTCAACGCCTGCCCATCAGACTGACCTTTGATGAAAACTACTTCACCGCTTGTTACCAGGCAATGCCAGTTGAGGGATACACCAAGATTGTTGAGAACATGCTGGATGGGGCGAAAGTAGAAGTCGAACGGGATTTCTTCGGGATTCGGGACAACTGGCGGAAAATAGCACGACACCTGGTCTACACGGGGCCGGTGGACAAATTTTTCGACTATCAGTACGGCAAGCTGGATTACAACACCCTACGTTTCGAGCATAAACTCTACAAAGGCGATTTCCAGGGCAATGCGGTCATGAATCATGCCGACGAAGCCGTGCCTCATTTGCGCACTATCGAACACAAGCACTTCCTAGACCGCAACTACAAGAAGCACCACGATCTGAATCTTGGAGATGCAACTACCGTTGTTTCCTACGACATACCGATCAAGTTCGAGGATCACCCGGAGCCATATTACCCCATTCGTGACCCCAAGAACGCCATCTTGTATTCGCAATATGCGGCGTTGAAAAAAATGGCCGATGTTACTTTCGGTGGGAGGTTGGGAGAATACCAATACTTCGACATCGACCAGACAATCGCCTCGGCCATGACCAAGGTGGAAAAACTGTTGGCATAAAAACGGAAGGGAAGACCGTGACAACGAGCCAACGGCTTCCCTTCTCCGATTGGTGTTTGTCACCCTTGGGTGTCGCCTGGCCGCTGACTTAAATCATCCCAGCCCCGTATTGGCTAAACATCCCTCCACAAGTTCAGTGATCCAACATCCATACGGACAGTCGGAACCCTTACCCCTCATGGTGAAGACTGATCGGACGCTGTATATATGAATGGGGGTCGCAAAATGGCAGAGCAAATCGCAATGTTGAGCCTGCCCAACATGGGCACGGACTGGCTGGCAAGCATGGTGTTGGTACAAAATCCGACACTCCGATACTTTCGTGAATTTTTTAATCCAATAACCAACCTGAACCACGCTGACGCTCTCGGCAACGCATTCGGTTGCGAAATGGTCAGTAACTACCACCATATCGCCGAACCAACTGCGCCGTGTGAGCGAGCCTACCGCAGAACATGGCTGAAAGAAAAATACAACTTCACCAAAGAAAACTACAGTCCTTTCCAGGTGGAATTCTTCTCAAAACACTTTCAATGCTTCGTGTTGCTACGCAAAACTGAACTCGTTTTCCCACCGGGCAGGCCGGAAGTAATGGCCTGGTATGATGCCATCTACAACTCATTGGTAGTGAACAAGCAGGCTCTCGACCAAGACACTAGAGGTCGTGTCGAATATGCAATACAGGCAGCCAAAACACTGAACGAAAAAACCGTGGCCGCTTGTGAGATATGCTCCCGCAAGCTGCTCCTGGACGCCCAGCGCTTCGGATTGCCAGTTTTCGACTACGACAAATTGATGGATTACTCACAAGAAGAACTGGTCGGCTATGTCGAGTCAATGCCCGGCGTCATCGACTCGGCAAAAATGGCGGAAGAAATAGTCAAAACAAGGAGGAAGAAAAAAAGTTCCTTCCAGAAGATGAGCGCCAGCCATCTGTTAGCAGCGCTACGAGTGAAGATCAGCTTGATTTAG